AGGGATACGACACGGCGGCGAACCGTATCCCGGTCGGGACGAACGCTTACGTTCTCACAGCCGATTCGACTCAGGCGCTCGGTTTGAAGTGGGCTCTTCCAGCAGCGGCATCGGTTACTACGAAGGGTGATCTTCAGGGATACGACACGGCGGCGAACCGTATCCCGGTCGGGACGAACGCTTACGTTCTCACAGCCGATTCGACTCAGGCGCTCGGTTTGAAGTGGGCTCTTCCAGCAGCGGCATCGGTTACTACGAAGGGAGACGTGCAGACTTATTCGACAACGCCTGATCGGCTCCCCGTTGACGCGGACGGGAAGGTACTCGCGGCGTCATCGGCAGCCTCTACCGGCCTCGCGTGGTCCGGCGGCTGGGTCCAGATTTCCAAGATCACGACGGCGGGCTCGCAGGCCACGGTGGATTTTACCTCGATCCCCACAACGTTCACGGACCTCATTGTGATCTACCAATGCCGCAGTAACGTGAGCGCGACTTACGAAAACATGTATCTCAAGATCAACAATGACGGGACCTCGGGGAACTACGATTCCGGGCAGCTCATCCAAGCAAACAACACGACCGTGACCGCTGCGGTAACGTCGCCCACTGCCGCCGGAATGTACATCGGCGGTCCTACTGGCGCGACCTCGACGGCGAATTACGCTTTCGATGGGCGGCTTTCGATCAGCAACTATCTCGGCACGACGTTCTTTAAGCGCGTCGTCGTAGACAGCGGCGGGCTGACCGGGACGACCTCGACGAGTACCTATCGCGTGATCGTCACGGCGGCGTGGAAATCCACCGCTGCGATCACCCGCTTGACGTTCTCGGTCCCGACCTCGTTCCTGAACGGAAGCGTGTTCACGCTCTACGGGCTGGGGACGCCGTGACCGAAGCCTTCGGCTGCCGTGACGACCACCGTCCGGTTTTTCTTTTAGCACTCCTTGTCGTGCTTTTCCTTGCTCTCGTTAGTCGGTGGGTTATCGCATGATAAATTTGTGGAAAATGATGATGAAGAACTATCTTATAGGAAGACTTGATGTTTACCGATCACATGAAATCTAATTCCTTTGAGTCTTCTTTTCTACAATCTCAGCAGACTGGTAGAGATGATCGTAAGAAAATTCGTTTCATGTTATCGCAAACACCTAAACGCTTTCTTTCTAGTATTTCACAAATAGAACTTCTCCTGTTAGGGGGAACCTTGTGGCTCTGTATAGGAATGATTTACTATTTTTTAATGGGGAATCCGCATAGAGAAACAGAAGAATTTGATTTCACATTGATTTCGGGAAAGTTAAGTTTTCTTTTTGTGTTGATATTGACAATTCTCGGAATACTTTCCTATTGCAGTACGCATTCATTTTATAGAAAGCTTTGGCTTCTTGGAAGCATGCTTCTTTGGCTTATTTTGATTTTAACACAGGTTTCATTTAATCCTTATTCCTTTACCACAGGGTTTTTCAGTATCATGTGCGGAATTGCTTTTGCTTCGTTTCGACGTATTCTTGTAGAGGATAAAATAAATCATGCTTCTGTTTGAGACTGGTCTGTTAAATTCAGCTCAAGCACAGGCAGGAGTTGTAGGGATTATTGCAGCATCTTTGACGGCTATTATCGCCAAGGGGCTTGAACTCATTTATAAGCAGCGTAAGAACAAGGAAGATGTCTCTGTTACACGCATGCAGACGCTTACTGAAGAAGAGAATAATTTTCGTAAACAAATCAGTAATGATCTTCAAGCTGAGCGAAAGGACAATAAGGAATTACGCAATGAAGTTTATACTCTGAGAGAAAGCATTCTTCGGTTACGCGGAGTCATTCAGGTACTCATATTACGTTTGCGTGAATTGGGTATCGACATAGATGACGAGGTAATTAAAAATGCCGACTAGAAATTTGACTGATGCCGTTCCTGTTCTTCAAAGTGTGGCACCGAAAATTCTTGCTGATTATCAGCAAGTGTATCCGGATAGGGAGCTTCGTGTAATCTGTGTGCTTCGGTCTTCCACTGAGCAGTGGGCTTGTTTCAAAGTAGGTAGGGAAATTCAAGAAAATTTGGATGGCACTTATACCATCCTGTCTGAAGATGATAATGAAATTGTGACGAAAGTTGATGGCCGCACGAAATTTTCGAAGCATCTTCCTGATCCAATCGAGCCGAAATCGAAGGCTGTGGATTTTGGAGTGTTTATCGGGGGAAAGTATATGACAAATGACAGTTATTACTTTCCGCTTCAATTTCTTGCACACAAGTACGGATTGCGTTCAGGCGCAGATTTTCTCGGTAAGTTCAAGGACTTTCCCCATGTGGAAGTTCCGGGGCCTATTTATACCCCACCATCAACACACGTTACTGATACAGGAGTGCAGTCATGAAATTTGTAGCATTTTTGAAGAATCTCGCCACTTACCGAACGGTCATTGCCATTTTCGTCTCGATGATTCTGAAAATTCTCGTAGCAAAACAAATTCTTGGTTCAGATTCACTCGGGCAGGTGAATGACATTACGACCTACGTGCTGACGGTGGCTTCCTTCATTGCGGACGGTCTTGGGATTTTTTTCAGAATGAAGGCGATAACTCCCGGTATGTTGACGCCACAATATGCTGCACATCAGGAATGGCTCAAGAGTGGTGTAGACCGGCGAGATACGCAATCTAATGGAGGAGGGCAATCACCTGTTCCAGCATCTTTGCCGAAAACGTAGTAACTATCCCTTTGGAGATGAGTCCGTGAAGAGAGGGGCCATGAAAAAGACGTTTACCCATTGGATTTTTGGGATTTTACTGGCTTTTGGAATCATTATTGTCGCTTCAGCGCAAAATGATCCGATAAATGTGTCTCCAATCGTGCTTATGGATGCGGTAAGTTCTACGACCACTTCTACTCCTTATGCCATCGTGACTACCAGTAGTAGTGACGTGATTCATGTTCAGGCTTATGGAACAGGAACAGGAACACTGGCACTTCAAGGAACGACAGATACTGAAGTAAAAGTTCTCGCAGGAACAGCAGAATGGTATTCTTTTTACAGCACCACAACACTTCCGAATCTTTTATATGTAGAATCTCCTCCGGCATATTTTCGAGTAGTTTGGACTCGAACTGCGGGTAGTTTAACAGTTATTCTCAGAGCTGCTTCGAATTATTCGGGGTTGTTTCGAATAGTAGCAACTCCGGGACCAACGCCGACATACACGCCAGTTGCATTTTATCCAACGGCGACTCCGACTTTTACGCCAACAATTACGCCTACACCAACACGGACGCCAACAATTACTCCGACCGTGACTCCGACAATTACGCCTACGGTTACGGAGACGCCGACAGTTACTCCAACGGTTACGCCGACAGTTACTCCAACGGTTACGCCAACAATGACACCGACGCCTAGCCCAACTCCTACCTGATAGGAGAGCATGATGAAGCGCGCACTTGCATTACTTCTTCTCTTTGCTTTTCCGGTTTTCGGGCAAAAAGCAGGAACGGAAAAAGCTGGGCCGTTATTTACACCAGCTTCGTCTGGAGGCGGTCTTTCTTCTGCGACAGGTAGCGCACCACTTACTCTTGGTCTTGCTGCGGATGCGCTCACGGGCTCTATCGCAGTGACGCCGACGAATGACGGCGGAGCAATCGCTCTCCAGACGGCGACCCCCGGCACGCAGCAGACGGGGAACGCCAATCTTACGGGCGTTTCAAGGGCCGACACCGGCTTCATTGCGGTGCCGCCGTTCGACATGGTCGGGCACAACCTTGCAACGATGCCTCCTATAGATTCGACCGTTGCGACCGTCGGCCTTTGGGCGGGGACCAACGAGTTCAGCGGGGTCAAGTGCCCGCTGACGTATTGGGGTTACAACTACGCTCCCGTGAAGACCAATCACCCGCGCCTGTTTTGGGCGGTGGAGAACAACTTCTATTATGTGGGAGACGGGCACACCTACTACGAGACGTTTCTTGAAAATTACGATGCTGACGCCACTCACAGTCGTCCAGTTCGTTATGGTTTCTACTCAGGCTTCGGGTCAGCCGCTTTCGATTTTGACACCATCGGATTCAGTCTTCGTTCGGGGGCACCCATTGGTGGGCAGGCGACGTTCGCCCCGGCGTTCTATCTCGCGGCAGGGACTCCGCAGGTCGTGGGCATCGCGCCAAATACGACCATTTTCGTCCACCGTGGCGTTGCGGACACTTCGGACGTTCTCGATGTGCGTAACAGTTCGAACACGCAACAGCTCGCGATCACGGCTTACGGTCAGATCACGAAGCCGAACGGTGGGACACTCATCTACTCGACCGATGTGGACGAGGCATTTACTTTGAATCTTCAACTCGGGCGGGTTTCTACTAGCGCTCCGGTTACATGGCTCTCGGGGCTTGGTACGCGGTTCACGGGTATCGCGAGTTATCCGCCCGTGACCGTAAAGGGGGCTACGTCGCAGACGGCCAATCTTCAGGACTGGACGGATGTTAATGATGTCCCACTGGCGTCGGTTATGGCTGACGGTCGCATCGCCACAAATCGGCTTATAAGTCTCGGCACCGCTCCGACCGTCGCCGGGACGACCACGAATTCCTGCGGCGTGACCGGCGCCCCATCCGTCGTTGGGAAAGATCAGGTCGGGATCATCACAGTCGGCGGGACATCGGCGACTTCCTGCCGCCTGACGTTCAACATCGCCTTCGCGAATGCGCCGGCCTGTACGGCGAATGCTCAGACGACGGCGACGCCCCTGAACATCCTCTCGACGACGGGATACGTCGATATCAGCTCTAATGCCCTAACTCCGACCGAAAAGATTTCCTTCGTGTGTTTTGGTTATTAAGGATAAATTTTTCTAACATAAACACGGCTTGATACTATCTAAATAGGAGGGTTAACCGTGGCAAGAATGTCAGCAGCTCACCTCGCTCCGCAAGGCGGTGGATACGAGCCTCAGCGTAAATACGATTGGGAAATCGAGCTTTATGGTGTTCCCGGTCAGGATGTTCTGAAACTTTCAGCGGAAAGTTTTCAGCCGTCATCCGTAGAAAACGAGGAAATTCCTCTTGCTTACCTGAACGAAATCGTAAAGGTCGCAGGACAAGCAAAGTGGGGCGAGGCAACTTTCGTGATCAAGGATCATGTGGATGAGCCCGCCTATTCCTCGATTATGCAGTGGAAAAAGATGGTTCATGATCCAGCTACTGGAAATCATGGGCTTGCTTCTACCTATAAGAAGCAAGGAAACATCGTTCTAATTGGACCGGATAACGGTATTGAGCGGCGTTACCAGCTTATCGGTGTTTGGCCGAAGTCGATAGAAGCTGAGCAGCTTAATTATGCTGAAGGAAACCAGATTTATAAGATCAGCATTAAGCTCTCCGTAGATAAGGCTTACCCGCTTTTCTAGACTTAATTTTTGATGTATAGGGAGGTCTGTAAAGGCGCTCTTTTTCTTCCGATTTTCGAATGTTAAACGCAGTTTGATTCGGATAAGGAGAGCGTCAATGCATGCCCTTGAATTAGTAGATTCTACTTTACCGACCGAAAAAAGCCCTCAGACAAAACGATCGGTAAGGTGGCGTGCTAATCATTTGGATCATGCTAAAGCTCAATGCGTGGCATGGCGTATTAAGCATACGGCTAATGTTAAAGCCTATAATGCAGCATATCGAGCAACTCATCTTAAGGACACAGCTCGTGTTAAAGTCTATAATGCAGCATATCGAGCAACTCATCCGAAGAAAAAAGCGCCATCTATTAAATCTGCGTCTAAACGTGGACGACCGCGAGCGCCTGATGCTATTGCTTGGTATCGACATAAAAAATACGGACTAACCCGAGAAGCGTTCACTGCTATTTTCCAGACACAAAATAGTTGTTGCGCAATTTGTGGTAATGAATTAGAGCTTTGGAGTGCGCATAGTCATATAGATCATGACCACAAAACCGGAAGAGTACGTGGTATATTATGTCATCATTGTAACATCGGTTTGGGAAATTTTCGAGACAATTCGACCAGTCTTGCTGCGGTCATTACGTATCTTGAAGGTGGCAGAGTTTCACCTCGTTGAATTATTCGGAGAGAGAGAGAAAAGGAGAGAACGCTTATGACAACGGATCTCAAGACAGCCCCTGTCCCGATTGCGGCTTCAATTTCCGCATCGGATAATCACCTTCGCACTACAGGCATCGTGGAGCTTCCCTCTCGGGGGAAGCTTTATAGTGACAAGTGCCCTACTGGTCTCGTAGAGCTTTTCCCCATTACTGGACGTGAGGAAGCACTCGTTGCCGGGATGACAGCTTCGAACGTGTCAGAAATTTTTGACATCATTTTGAAGCGGTGCATGAAGTCGGACCCTAATCCAGCACTGGTGCTTTCGGTGGATGAGATGCTCTCATCTGACAAATTCTATTTGATGCTGGTTCTTCGAGCGAATAGTTATGGTAGTCATTACGAGTTCACAACTAAATGCCCGGATTGCGGCGCTCGGGTGGATGCGTCCTGTGAAATTCCTGAAGATTTTGAGTTGAAGATGGCACCAGATGATTTCAGGGAACCGTTTACAATCATGCTTCCTCGGTTGAAGGTGAACGTCGAATTTCGTCTTCTTCGGGGTAAGGACGACGCGGACATCATCAGATATACCCGTCGAGAGACTTCAAAGGCACATGGACTTGAAGCAGGCGATCCAGCTTTCATTTATCGCATGGCAAAGCATGTTTTGTCGGTTGATGGTAAGCCTTACGAAATTTCGGCGGCTTTGCGTTTTATTGAGAATCTCATTGGGGAAGATATCAGCACTCTTAAAGAAGCCGTAGAAGAGACCACTCCCGGAGTCATTACCGCATTGGATTTGGAGTGTCAGGCTCCTCGATGTGGAAATTATTTTAAGGCGGACATGCCGTTTTCGGCCTCCTTTTTTCGTGCTAACAAGCGTGGAAAGGGAAAATCTGTATAACGAATATTTTACTCTCATGTATCATGTTCACCAATCATGGTCTGATATTGAAGCAATGCCAACCTATGATAGAAAAGCGTTTCTCAGAAAGTTTCAGGAGCAACGAGATTTTGAGCAGAGGGAAATAAAAGGTAGAACCTAGTGGCTAACGAAGACACTGATATTGGTAGTGTTGATGCAGCGGGTTTCCGCTTCAAAATGTCGGCGGAAAATGAGCTTTCTGGCTCTTTTCAGCAGGCTGATCGGGATCTTGCTGCCACTGTTGAAAATCAGATTCGTGGTGCTACGAGGATTTCAAAGGCATGGGAAGACAGTTCGGCTCGGCAAGGAAAAGCTGTTGGGTCGATATTAAAAGCACAAGAGAGCTTCGCTAAAGCCCAACCGAGTATGAAGGTTGCGCCTGCGGTGTCTACACCGATCATGGCGAAAAATTTAGCGGCAGTTTCAAAATTTATTCCTCCGGAAACTGCGCCACTTCCAGAAACATTAGTGCCTTTACCGGGACGTGTAAGGACGTTATCTACTCCGACAAAAGTTCCGATACTTGGAAAGGAAGCTCCGGTAGCAACTGCTACGAAGACGCCGTATATTGCTCCAAAGGGAGCAGCTCCTGTATCTATGGCAGCAGGAATTCCTGTTCCTGAAATGGCGGCTCCTGCGACTGTTGCAATGAAGGCGTTGACTCCGGAAATGATGCTCCCTGCCCCTACTTCGACAGTGGCTACGGCTGCTAAAATTCCTCCACCTGAAATTGAACTTCCTTCACCTGCGGCTGCACATGTTCCTTCTCCGGAAATGATGCTCCCTGCCCCTACTTCGACAGTGGCTACGGCTGCTAAAATTCCTCCACCTGAAATTGAACTTCCTTCACCTGCGGCTGCACATGTTCCTTCTCCGGAAATGGTGCTTCCTACTCCGGGTGTGGTAAATATTCCTCCTCCTGAGATTGCTGCTCCTGCACCTGCTATGGCTACGGCTGTAAAAACTCCTTATCCAGTTTTTGAAGCAGCAGCGGCTACGCCTACTGCGGCGAGGGTGCCTACACCAATGGTGCTTCCTGCTCCTGCCCCAACGATGGCTGGAGCGCCTGCGCCTGCGATGGCCGCTCCGGTGGCAAAAACTGTATCTCCTGAAATGGGAGATTTTGCAGAAAAAATGGAAGGACAATACGCAAAGGCTGGTATTAGTAGTGACAAGTTTACTGAAAGTCTGAGAAAAAATGCTGCTAAAGGGGGAAGTGCTTTATATGGGCAATCAAGTGAGTTGGCAAAATTTTATGATGAATTAGAGAAACCTGAACCTTTTGAGCATTACCAGAAAAAAGCGATAGTCTCAACGGCTGCGGTGGATGCTGCTTTTAAGAAATCAACTATGGAAGGGTTGAATTTTGTGCAGGCTAACCGCCAAGAGCTTGAAAAAATAGTTGAGCGATATCGGTTCTTTGGTAAGGAAGTGCCGAAGTCTTTGGATCAAGCCGTCAAAGCACTTGATAAGTATGAGAAAAAAGTTGAACAGGCCGGTAAATCGTCGAAAACCATGTTCGGCACTGTAGAGCAATTTTTAACACGTATCAAAGGAATTGGAGTTGGAGAATCTATTCTCGGTGGGTTAGCTATTGCTGTAGGAAAAAAGACACTTGATAAAGCTGAAGCTACCTACAAAATGGCGCAGGAAGCTTCTCACCTGACGTTAATGTCGGGTGAAGCGGATCTTGGAAAGCGATACACGGAAATCGCTAATGTGCAGGCGATAACAGGGGCGACTCTTGCTGAGCTTCAAAAAGTTAATGTTGCGTTATCTCGCGGACCTGTAATTCGTTTGGCGGACTTCAAAGAGGGGGCTAAAACAGCTCTTGAGCTTCGTGATGCTACAGGACTGGCTACGGAGGAAGCAGGAGCCCTTATTTCGACATGGCAACAATATTACAATATTTCTGGAAAAGCTCTTGACGAGCAAGCAAAAAAGTCTGCGCTTGTCGCTAAGATTTCTGGAGTTACCGTTGAGGAGCAAGCTAGTCTTTACGAACAGTTGAAATACGTTAGATTTGGCTTGACAGATAACGCTAATGCTACCAAGAATATTGCGGATTCCACGTTGAAGGCTGCGGCGAATATGTCTCTTTACGGGATGAAAGCTGAAGCTGTCGTCAATGACACGAAAAGTCTCCTTGAAGGGGGAATGGCTGAAGGGCAGAAAGGTCTTCAAGCGCTTATTTTGGGTGGAGCGTCGCCACAGGAAGCGATGCAAATGCTCGCTGATCTGGAAAATGGTGTTGAAGGTGCTGCGGAACGAATTCAAACCTTCAAGAATCAAGCGGCAGCAAGTGTACGAGGCATGTTCGGAAATGTACCTATGGGGAGTTTCGCTGCGCGTGATGTGATGCTTCAAATGGGGATTGCACCGACAGGAGAAATTGCAAATCAACGTGTCGCTGCTGGTGGAGGTCCCGGTTATTTAGGAGAATCGGTTGCTGGGAAGCAGCTTGCGCAGATGGGGAAAGGTGGTCCGGAAGCTACAAAGATGATGGAAGAGGCGTGGAAACCTTATTTCACTGCGGGAGAAAATGTTGCTAAGGCTCAGGAAAAAGCGTGGGGGGTTATAACTGAGCAGCAAAAGAAGGCGTATGGAACTCTTTTGCACGCAGCAGAAAAACTTAATCTTGCTGCGGATAAATTTGCAGGTAAAGCGCTTTCTCTTGGAGAGGGTACTAAAGGAATGCTTGGTGTGGCGGAACAAACTTTGATTTGGGGAACTGTAGTGAAAATGATGTTGCCTCAAGTCAAGAAACTTTTTGGTATAGGAGAGAAAGCTGTTCCAACAATAATCGAAGGTGCAACTAAAGCTGCGCCTTCAGCGATTAAAACAGGTCTTGAAGTCACCAAAGATGCTGGAGTAGCCGTACGCGCGCTTAAGGCGGCTAAATATGCTAATTTAGGCAGGCATGTTGCAGGCGGTGTGGCTTCGCTTGGTACGAGTATTTTACTTGACTTAGAATTACATAGACTTACAGATAAACTTGGAGATATTATTGCGAATCGTACTGATAAAAGAGGTGAAAAAGGCTTCTTTGATATGCGGTTTGCATCCAAGGTCATCACGGATAACATCGCAAAAGAAATGTCTGAACAGTCCGTTCAGATGGCCGCGAAAGCACGTAAATATGGAGCACCGGATCTTGCTGAAAAATTTGAGGAATTCAATAAGAAAACTGCGGGGAAAGGTGCAACCTATGCAGAATTGGAACCTCTTCAGGCAGAATATGCAAAGCTCGTCAAGGAACTAAGAGATTTTCATGTAAAAACGTCTGAAGAAATGACCTCTGATGTAGCAAAAGTTACAGAAAAAAAGACAGAAACATTTACTGATTTATCGCGTGCCGCAGAGCATCTTGATCACGCGGCGACTACCTTTGAATTCAAAAAATTTGTTGCACCGATGTCTTATAACGAAAAATTATCAGAAACACCGGGCAAAGCAAATGTTGCAGACATTGTGAAAATTGCAGCAGCTTATGGTGCTACGGCAACTTCAACAACAGGTGGAAAACACGTTTCAGGCAGTAAGCATTATGCTGGAATGGCTGCTGATATTCGGACGAAGGATAGGACAGAAAGGGAAATTGAAGAACTCATCTTAGCTTACAAAACTGCTGGGTACAAAGTCGGTGATGAGCGCAAGCCTACAGGACGTGAAGAGTGGAGTGGACCACATCTGCATGTAGAAACTACGCCGAAGGCTGCAAGTGCCGAGCGGGTGCTTTCTGGTACAGCAGTGGCTTCCACGGCAGTAAAACCCTATACTGGAAAAACTCAGGGGGATGAAAGTATTCTTGCGGAACTTCGTCGAGCTAATGCGATTTTAGCACAACAGCTCGCGGTTCTTCAACACCGTAAGAATACTTCTGGTGCGCCTCAATTTTCTCGTGAAAGCGAAGCACTCAACCGTGGAGGTATGGGTGGATAAATGGGTTATCTAGATCCTGCAAACTGCACTGTTTATGATATTGAAACTGGAGATCAGTTTACGATGCAGTTTATTCCAGATACCATTGCCGATTCAAAAGGATCGAATTGGGCTACATATAATATTCAGGGGCGTTCTTCACCTCTTCGTGGGTATAGCGCGGGGCCTTCTCGTATTATTCGATTTACGGCAAATATGTTTACAGATCCTACGGCAGATGGTACGCCTAAGAGCACTGGAGAGATTAAACATGATGTGGATCTTCTTTTATCCTTACCTTATCCTGATTACAGCAAAGGCATTGCACCCCCTCACAAATGTCTTGTAAATATTGGAGATATTGTAACAGGATTTCAGTGTGTTTGTACGAACGCGGAAGCGGAATATCTTGGAGCATGGCCGTGGGAAGCTGGCCCCGGTCTTCCTCATGGAGTGCGCGTAACGCTTGAATTCGCTGAAGTACAAGATACTCCGTTGGGTACATTGGATAGAAGGGGAGGCGCACACTAATGCAAACTCAGGAGCTTAAACCGCTTCCTGCTGATTCTGAAATCGTGAGTGGTTACTCGCGTTTTAACGGACAGCTTCTTTTTCAACAGGGTGGAGAAAAGTTTTGGGGGACATGGATTCCACCGGATATTCTGTTTTCTCCTAACGATGTTTACCATACAGTCACTTCAGCGGATGTCGGACGACTCGATTTGATCGCTTACAAGTATTACCAGACACCGGAACTCTGGTGGGTGCTGGCGCACGTTAATGGGCTCATGTTTTCGTGCGATGAGCTTACCGAAGGTGATGTACTTCGTATTCCGGATATTTCTCCTTTGATGCGTAATGGGGCTATTCGTTAAGGTGTGCCGTGCTAGACCCAGCCATCACGCCTAACCCGCATATTGCGTTTGCTTGGCTGTGGATCGCAGGTACACCAGTTACAGTAGATGATTTTACAGGTCGTCCAAAACATCTTGAAAGTTTTCAGTGTGATTTTACGGTTGAAACTATCGGAACTTTCGAATTCACTTTATTTGATCCAACTTATGACACGATTGAAACACTTGTCGCTAAATCAAAAGGAGAATGTCAATTTCAGTTCGGGTACACAACTGGTGGGCGTTCTCCCATGTATCAAGGATATATTCTTGAGTATATTCCGCAATTTCTCGTAGATGGAATTCGTATTCGGTTAAAGGGAATGTCTCTCGCGTTGAATCTTCATCGACAAATGAAAACGAGATGTTGGGAAAACAAGAAAGTCCACGAGATCGTGACACAAATTGCCAAGGATAATGGCTTCAAAGCTGTGGTAGACGACACGAGTGATGTTGAATATCGTGAAGACGAAGATGACACAAAGCTCATAGATAAGCGCTGGCAGCAGACTTCAACGGATCTTGCGTTCATCATGAACAAGCTTCTACGGCAGGCTGAACGCAAGAAGGACAAAGCTTCCGGGTATGTTCTTTACTTTGATGCGGAAAAAAATGAACTTCATTTTCATCCTCCAAAGACAGAAGAAGCTCCGGTTAAGACATTTATCTGGAGGCACAGACAAACAGAAGTTATTGAATTCTGCCCTCATTTTCAAGGAAATCTTCTTGCTGCTTTGTTGTTTGGAGGGTCTTCAACAAATCCTACAATGAATCTAACAGATACCGCGTTGAAGGCAAATTTGAAAAGTGACACGAAAGGTACTGGTAAAGGAAATGTCACTGACCCTGCTAAAAAACAGACAGAGAAAGCTCAAAGCGAAATAGAATTTCAAGAAGGGGGACGTACTTATAGCGTACAGCCAGATGAATATTTTGGAGAGCGCGAAGCAAAACACTGGTGGTACAGATATGCATGGATGGCGGCGTTTACAGGAAGTTTGAAAGTTGTAGGTGATCCGACGCTCAAGCCTTTTAAGAAATACGAAATCATTGTAGCTAAACCTGATGGAGGGCTTCATTGGACTTCTGGACTTTATTGGTCATGTGGAATTACACATGATATCAATGACGGAGCATACGAAACAACACTGAAATTGTGGCGAACTTCCGCAAAGAGTGGCGAAAAAGCCACGAGTACGCTCGGTTAATATGGCTGAATCTTATCAGGATGCGCCTGCAATCGCTGGGGGGTTCAGCTCCCGCCCACAGCACTCTTCCGCGCGCTTCGATGGTGCTTGGCCCGGTATTGTTGAATATGTTCTTGATCCGCTTCAGATGGGGCGCGTAAAAGTACGTATTTATCAAATCCACGGACCACAAGGTACAGATATTACAACGAAGGTGCCGACGAAAAATTTGCCGTGGGCAATGCCATGCTTTCCTTTTGCTGGAGGAAATGATTACGGTTCATTCATGATCCCTCCGGTTGGTTCGACTGTATGGGTTATGTTCGCATCAGGAAATCCGGAATTACCAATTTACATGGGCGGATTTTTTGCCGTCAACAAACAGCAACAAGAGTATCTTCGTACGATGGGGCTGCCTCTTGCTGAAATTTCGATGGCTGGAACCACGGACAAATGGACCGGGCCGAAGGGTCCAGAAGTTCCTATCGAAGCTCTTCAGATGCTCCATGCTTCACCGGAAGTCATGGTTCCTGCCAAGAGCGTAAAGGGTGCGGCTATCGTCTTCGACGACAAGGACGAGCGCGAGAACATCTCAGTCGTAGACCGGGCCGGGCAGGGGCTTCATATGGAAAGTGAAGTCCAGAAAGTACCAAATCTTCAAAATGTTAGTCAGCGTGGGCATATGCTGGCTTCGAAAGGTGAACCCCCTGTTACTTTTGAGGATACTGTCGCAAACGAAACGCGAATGTTCCTCGTGGATGCGGCAGGGCAGAGTTTGCTTTTGCACGCACACGTTGGCTCTGAGCGCATCAAAATTCTTTCACGTCCAGTTGAAAAAGACAACACTAATTATGCTGGAGCGAAAGATGAAATGTCCGTTGAACTTGATGCAGGCTCAAAGCGGATTATTTTTTCTTCTTCGTCTGGTGGGGACGCGGGTGCGCGAATCATTCTCGACGCGGCGGCTGGATATGTCGAAATTACCGGGCCGGTTGTCATGCGCATAAATGTCCAATCCCTCGAAATTCTCGGGCGGGCAACGATCAAAGGAGACGCCTTCGTTGAAGGGGATCTCCTTGTTGGGGGAGACGCCTTGATTATTGGAGATTTGTCTGGAGGGGAGACAAAGTAATGAGTTTTGACCGGAAAGCGTATTTCAAAGTCTATTACGCTAAGCATAAAGCGAAGATTAAGAGGCGAAGTCGCCTGTGGGATAAGAAGCCTCCTGATGAGACGCGAAGGCGCAGTCGCTTGTGGGCGCAGAAACAAAGGAATGATCCTGAATTTTGCGCGAAGATTCTGGTAGCTTCACGGAAATGGCGGATTAAACATTTAAAGGAACACTACGCAAAGCATCGAGAGCGAATTCTTTTACGAAAGCGCGCGTGGTACAAAGCAAACCTGAATTATTGTTGGGAGTATTTTCGAGTTCGTGCTAAGCTTTTACACAACGCACCTAAAGAAGAAAAGGCCGGGTTGGTAGCTTTTTACCGGTGGGTTAGGACTGCGGAACATATTCCGTGTGCATATTGTAGAAAGCCCACAACAGTGAAATGGCGGCATGTAGATCATATTATTCCTCTTGCTAGAGGAGGAAAACATTTAGTCTGTAATCTGACTGTGGCGTGTCCGCCATGTAATTGCAGTAAATGGGCGTATCCTATTTCTGAATTCTTAGCTAGGAAATAATTCGTGTCTATCCAATCAGTAATAGACTTTAATTACAAGACTGAAAAAGGGCGATATCTTCACTCGTTTACAGTAATTGGTGAAAAAGGTGATGCTGTCGTTCCGAAGGATGTACACGTTCGTTTTTATTCGTGTATCATCGGAAATTTGATATTGCAGGGAAACAACAATATATTCATTGAAGGTGGAAAATGCGAAAGTATTGTGGGAAGCGATTCGCTTCTCATGTCACGAGGTACGGGTTTTGGTAGTGGTAATGTTGCGCTTACTGGTTCAAAAGCGGATCTTTACAATATCACTTCGACGAGCAAGTGGCAATTAAAAGCACGCTCTTATCTTCGCGCGGATAATTCTATTTTTTCCGCAAGTGATATTGGATGTGATTTTTCTAGCGGTTCGCAGGGGCGAATTACTCGTTGTAGTTATTCGGCTCATGGGACGGCAGCAATCAAAGCTGACGGTGCTTCTTTTGTGCTTCTTTCAAAATGTCCTTCAATCAAAGGTGTGAAAGCATTATGGGCACTTGATCGTTCCGTAATTCAGGCTATCGAGTGTGCTGTAATTGAAGGCGTAGCTACTTATGCTGCTCATGCTGAAAATTACGCCCGAATCGAAGGGTTGAACTGTGCGCTGATTCAAGGACAGATACAGGCCATTTTCGGAGATACACACGGTTTTGTGCTCTGTAACAAATGCGATCAAATTATCGGAAACTCTGACTCTGCAATTTTCCTTGATAATCATGCTGGGGCGGAAGTTCGTACGTTCAAAATAATTCGTGGTCAAGGAAATTCTGCTATTCGTGGTGCAAATCTGAATTCGATTTTTATGCTTGGTGGGCAACTTATTAAGAGTGACGCGAAGGACGCTATTCAGCTTGAAAATGGCGGCCACGGTCATGTTGTCAGTGTGCAATCACTTATAGGAACTGGTCGGCATGGAATTCATCTTGATGAGACTTCTGAGCTTTATGTAAACGACGTTATTACCATTGAGGGGATGGGTTTGGATGGAGTTTACGCCGCAAATAAATCTCTTCTCCAACTTTATGAAGTTGCGAAGGTCAATGGACTAGCGGGTTCCGGCGCAAAAATTATTGAAGGTTCTCGTCTCGCTACCTTTTTTGTTGAGAACATTACAGGAGAGGGTGGGGACGGGGTTACGCTTGGAGATGATTCTTATGCTTCCTTACAGGGAGCGGCAGCAGTTACTGGAATGGCAGGAGACGGGGTCAAGATGGGGGCAGCAGCCCGGCTCATCCTGTCACAGTGTCAGGCAGTTACCGGAATGGCTGGGGATGGTGTAAACGCGGGTTCAGACTGTCAAATTACGGCCTCTAAGGGTACGGCCATCACAGGGCAGGCCGGAGACGGTATCGTGGCAGGTGCGGGCTCTACGGTTAACGTGGTAGGGCAGGATTCGATCTCCGGGTTGGCCGGAGACGGCATCAAAGCGACCGAATCTCTAATCAAGCTCAGGAAGGTTCAATCAATCAGTGGATTAGCTGGAGACGGGTTGAATCTTACGCAGACTGATGTGGATGCGGTTTTGTGCCCGGTTATTTCCGGAGTGGTGAATGGGGTTTCTTCGGCAGGAGCAGGGGTGAAGCAGACCCGACTCAGGTTTGATCGCTGTGCAATCATAGGAGCTGCCGTAGGGCTTGATGTTCAGGATACTTTCGTAGTATCGCGGGGAACGACTTATTCTGGACCTTCCGCGATGATTGCTACGATGAGTCATATTCGAAGTGTAGCAGATATTTTCGGAGGCGATGTCACGGTTACGGATACGATTTATGAAGAATGGAATTCCGTAGTCAGTGGGGTTTTCACACAAAGTAGTGGAGCGACCGTTGGAGCCCTTGGAGTGATGGCTTCATCATTTATAAGTGGAGGAGTTGTTGTTTCCGCAGGAATTTCGTTGGGGGCTCTCGCACTTGCGGCTGGTTATTTAGGGCTTTTTGGAGGATCGGCTACGGTTGCTGGAGCAGGTGCGGTTCTCAGTATTGGAGCAGGGGAGCCTGTGCCGGGTGTTACTTATGTCGAAGTTACTCTTTCCTCCATCAAAATTCGTGATATGTGGGGCGACGTGATGGTATTTGATGGGTCTGCTATTTCCATTACGGCCATTACGTCTCTTTCGGAATATGCTGCGACAATGCTTCTTGACGTTTCTGGAACTCTTACGGAACAATCTGCGGCAATGGCAATTTCGGTTGCCGGAACGCTTTCGGGTACTGCTTCTTTGTATAATTGGAATTAAGAAAATGCCAGCTATCGCCACTCTTACTTCTCCTGATGACGATGGCCGTACAGTTACGAGTAATGTATCCACAAAGTTTAAGATAGGAGGACTTTTTGTGGCATTTCTTGGTTCAATTTTGACAGGGCACGGCACAGCAACTTTAGTAGCAGCACTTTCTACGAAAACGAAAGTTGAAGGAAAATTTGTTGGTATGGTTGGAAGTATGACGGATGAAGGATCAACTATTATTGCTGGCGCAACAAAAATGCAAGTAATCTGAACTATCTTCGTAGGAGAGAACTTCGTTGTCACTTACTGGTGTACCTCTCGGCTCGCGCGACGTAATTGGAACCGGAATGCGGTCTCCTTTTTCTTTTTCTGTGGGAAAAGGAGTTCGTGCAGTCACAACGGCCAACGGGCTTGACAAAATTATCTCTTCGATTCAGACGATTTTACGTACCCGTCCCGGTGAACGTATTATGCAACCAGAATTCGGTTGCGTGTCAGGAGATACGAAAATCCCACTCTTGAACGGCACAGAGCGTTTAATTAGAGAACTTGTAGGTGTTCCGGTATGGGTTTACGGGAATAGGGACGGTAAAATGGTTCCTGCGTTCTCTCCCGGTGCCGTATCTCGTGGATTTCAAGAAGTGCTTCGTGTTACGCTAGATAACATGGAATCTATTTTGGTGACGGCTGGACACCCCTTCATGTTACGGGGGGGTATGTATTGTTCGGCTGAAAATCTTCTTACTGGAATGTCTTTAATGCCTCTTTATCGCAAGATAAATCGAAAAGGATATGAGGAAACATATCTTTCTCACTTGAACAAATGGTGTCCTACCCACAGGGTAGTATTAAACGTAAAAGTTGGACATATCGTACATCATAAAGATTTTTGTAAGCGAAACAATAGTCCGGATAATCTTGTGGCGCTGGAGAAAAAAGAACATATTGAGCTTCATGCTCAGCATATCAAGCATATGTTTACTCCGGGAATGCCTTTGGAACGACTTTGGAAAGACCCGAAGCACCGGGAAAAAATGCGAGCTATTGCTTTGAAAAATCTGGCTGCTTACAGACGCTCTGCACATTCGGAAGAGAGGCGTATTTCGAAAATGAAGGCATCTTTGGCAGAGCGTTGGAAAATCATGCGGGAACGTCGAGAGATGTTACGGCTTGAAGAGTACGCGCGTAGGCACAGTCCAGAGCGACAGCGTCTTGCACATGAGCATCGTGTAGAAGTATGTAGGAGAGTAGGGCAAAGTGGGGTGTGGTCGCGCAGTCTTTTAGGGCGGGCTTATGCACGCACGCTTGGATTAGTGCGCAAAAAGCCAATATCAGCAGAGGTTATTCGTAAATTTTCAACTACTTTGCGGGTTGAGAATAGAACTGAAGTTGTGCAGCGTGTATGTTCGCATTTTAAGATTAGTCGCGCGACCTTGATACGTCGAATTCCAGTAGCTTTGTTAGCCCCACAAATACTGAAGGGAAATAAATGGCATAATCATAAAGTTCTTTTTGTAGAAAAAACCGGGTTGGTTCTCGAAGTATTTGACTTGGCAAATTCAACGACTGAAAATTATGCTGTAAGTGCTGGGGTTTTCATCCATAATTCAAGGCTTTATGATCTTGTTTTTGAACCGAGTGATGGGTTTACGAATCAACTTCTTTATTATTACACTGTCGAGTCTTTGCGGCGTTGGGAACGGCGTATTACCATCACAAATGTCTATTTCCAGAGGGACGATAATCGTCCTGAGTATATTGGAATCGTCATCAATTTCTACGTGGTACAGACACACCAAACGGGATCTTTCGTCTTTCCTTTTGAAATCAAGGGAATGTCTATGACGAGCAGCGTGACAGGTTTTGAATCAAATAGAATTTCTACTAAGGGTATGGTACTTCCTATTCAAGGTAGGCCATAATGACTTTACAACTTACTCCTGCTGCTAAAATTTCTTATACGAATGCAGATTGGCGCTCGTTGCGAGATGAACTTTTTGCGCGAATTCCGGTATTAAGCGTCGGGCGTTGGACGGATCTAAATGAATCTGATCTTGGTATTGCGGTTCTTGAGCTTCTCATTGCCATGCAAGATCAGTTGCTCTTTTACCTTGATAAGAAATTTTCTGAGACACAGCTTCCAACTGCGGTACAACGAGCTAATGTCAAAAATTTGTTGAAGCTTATAGATTATGATTTGTTGGGGTATGGTGCAGCCAAAGGACAAGTTACACTCTCCGTGTCTCCAGCGGCTAGTAGTCCTACATATGGAACTGTGAATGGACACGCGAATTCAATTTATATTCCGGCTGGAACTCAACTTTCCGGGCGTAGTGACAACGTAGACTCTGTGGATTTTTATACTACGGAAGATGCTTACTTAACAGCGTCAGAACCGGGTGCTCCGGGTTCTGTGATAGTTGGAGTCATTCAAGGGCAAAAAATAACTGCTCCGGAAGTTTTTTCAGCAGATGGTACGGCAAATCAACGATACGTATTAAGCATACAAGGTATTGATCGAAACCTGCTCATCGTCAAGATTGGCTCATCGGAAGCTTCCTCGCTTTCTTGGTCCAATGTTTCATCGTTTCTTACTTCCGAGTCAAATGATCAAGTTTTTCAGTCAAGTGAAGATGCACGAGGAAATGTCTACGTGCAATTTGGAGATGGAAAGTTCGGGAAAATTCCAGCATTAGGCCAAAATATTTATGTTTATCCGATTCTCACTTTAGGCTCCGTAGGAAATCTAGCTGCGGGCACTATTACCAGTGTTTCTTCTGTTATTACAGACGCGAACGGAATTCCTGTACAGCTAATTGCTACGAATATTCTTCCAATTTCGGGAGGCGCAGATCCTGAGACGATTGAAAATGCGAAACAGAATGGACCAGCGTTATTGTCTGCGCTTTTTCGGGCAATGTCCAAGAATGATTACATAGCTCTTACTCGTAGTATCAACGGTGTCGATAAAGCAAATGCGTGGGGTGAACAGGAAGAAGAGCATCCAAACGTCAAGCTTATCAATCGAGTCATGGTAGTATTTTTGGCGCTTGACACTAACGGAAATCTTGTCGAATCAGACTCCACAGCTTATACAACAATTAAATCCAACGTACAAACACTCTTGGAAGAACGAAAGCCGGTTACAACTCGTCTTGTTTTTCGCGCGCCAGAATGGGTAGACATCATCATATCGGCTATCGTTGCCGTGGATCGAATGCGGTATGACCCGGAAATTGTCGCGGCAGATGTAAAGCTGGCAGTACAGGATTATTTCTCTTACGCCAACGTGGAATTTGGACAGGATGCTCGGCAGTCGCTCGTAGCAAAACTCATTTCCAGTGTACCGGGAGTTTCATGGGCGACGGTCAAGCTCAGTCAGTCTGTGTATACACAAGGTATAATTCTTGTTGGGGGTACGAATTTTCAACCGATTGGTTCGCAGGGGGGTTCTAGCGATGATAATGATGGAGGTATTATAGGTACAGGCATATATCAAACCGTTTATCGGTGGATAGAAACGATACCTGATTATGCGGATATTCCGGTGTCTCGCTGGAAACTTATTCGTATCAACGATTTTGACAAGTCTAATAAGGCAATTCTTGGAGATGCTAAAGATGGTAGTGCCATTGAGCACGTTAGAATCACAACGACTGCTAATATTGATTCACCCGTTCCTGATCCACTGCCGAATCCTTGCTTGACTTTGCCGTGAATAGTAATGGTTAAAACAGTTACACCGAAAGTTGATCGTGCTACTATTTTTAGTGGCACTGCGCAAATCAGTGGAACTTTGAATGAAGAAGTTGCCGGAGCGATCATTTATGTTTATTTGAACACACGACGTGTGGCTACAGCTTTTACTCGTGCGGATTCTTTGTCTGTTAAAAGTTGGCAGGTTAATATTTCAGAGTTTGTTTTTGTCGGTGGTATTCAACGAGTTAAATTTGGTGATCAGCTTTATGTAAAAGCTCGGGCTGTTGGAAAAGATGTTTCCGATTCGACTATCGTTTACATTGTTGGGGGTATTGATCAACCGCGCGCACCTTATGCTCAGGATGATCTTTCGAAAGCACCGTCACCAATTTATGAACGTCAGAGATATATTGCCGGGGACGTGCCTTTGTTAAATGGCATCACGCCGTTTAACGCGGATCTTTCCAATAATATTGCTGAAGGTGTAGCGATTTCGATTTACGTTAATAGTACCTTTCTTGCTAACACACAGTCAAATAAGATGGGGCACTGGACATTTGATTTATTGGGTGTATCGGATTCTCCTTTGCTTCCGCTCTCTAAAAATGATCTTGTTACAGCACGAGCACTCCGCTATTCTGTGGCACAGGATGGGGCGAAGACTGAACTTCTGGCTCCTTCTGTTGAGTCTCCAGCTACAGAAGTGCTTAGTGGATTTTTTCAAACACGTCTTTTTAGTTACTTACCTGCGGTAATGCAGGATGATGACAAACAGACGGGGGATTTGCAGAATTTCATTCAAATCCTAGCGTTGACGCAAGATGAAGTCAAATCGCTGATAGACCAGTTCACGGATATTTTTGACATAGAACATTGTGATTCGAAGTATTTTGATGCACTTGCTTATTTACTTGGGTATCCATTGAACCGGCTTGATTCCATTGAATCTCAGCGATTTCAACTCAAAAATGCTGTCGAGCTTTGGAAATGGAAAGGAACCTTTGAAGTCTTCAAAATTCTTTTCTACATGCTCGATTATGACCTTTCTATTCAAGAACTCTGGACGGATAATTACTCTCTGTTTTATCCGACGGTGATGACGAACACCTATACTGATTATGTTTACAAGGATGATGCAGGGAATCCACTTCCACCTCCAGATAATTCTTCCTACCTGTTAGAGAATGGTGGGAACTGGTATAAGTCACCTTACTTCGGCCTTCGTATTCAGCCACTTTCAATTATGGTTCCGACACCAATATATCCGTACAATACGGACCCTGTTGCATGTCCTATGGAATCGAGTGGAACGTCTGTTTCATTTTCTACAGAAGACTTGAAATATCTCATGGAGAGGATTGATTATTTCCGTCCTGCTCACACGGTGCTTGACTATATCATGTTCGTAATTCCATTTGTCGAGTGTGGCCCGATTCCTACTGAGCAGACTGAAATGGACGTAGACTGGTATCCAGAAGAACCGGGTTGGTATCTTCCATACTGTTTACCTGACGATCCTATTTATTACCGAGATGCCATACGTTCAACTCGCCTTGATGGAAAAGGGTTGCTCGCACTTGGGGTTACACGAAAAGAGCCGGGTCTTCACTCTTCTACGGACCCGACAATTAACATGAAAAGGCTTCCTGAACGTGGTTATTGTCACCCTCAAGAAGACTTCTATTGGGACGAATCACCGATAGAAGAAGAAACCTATCATTTTATCATGCACCGTGACGGCTTGGGGGTTGGAGGATATCCGGTTGGGTCTCCTATCGGTGTAGTAGACATGAATGATTGGCCGTCTCGAAATCCTTATTACCCTCCCACAAGAGATCAGACTTATGAATATGCTTCGCGGCTTGTTATAACAACACACGTTTAGGAGGTTGTCATGTCTCGTACGAAAAAACTTCATCCGCTTCTTGAAGCTAAGTTGCGTGAAATTGAACATTCCGCTGAAATGGCTTTTCGAGCTATTTGGTTAAGTGTTGGTGTTGATCGGGCTCCTGCGGGCTTTGGCATCCTTACGATTATTCGTTCACATGCGTTGACAGGTGAAATCCTTGGTATAGATACTGGACACAATATTGTTGTGAAGCTTGGAAGAATTAGTCTTGCGCATCTTCTGGCCGGAGATTCCACTGATAATCATAAAGTCGTTGCTATGAAATTCGGAGACGGTTCAACGGCTCCAACGGTGGATGATACTGGATTATCGGGTTCGCTCATCATTCAGAAATCTACGTCTTACGATTTCCCTGATGGTTCTACGGGATTGAAAGTGCGGTTTACAGCGGTCGTTGGATCAAGTGAAGGTAATGGTTCTGGAACGCAGACTTATCACGAAGCTTGTCTTGTGAAAGGTAATGGAGACATTTTCAGTCATAAGGTTTCAGGAGCTATCACGAAGGACAACACGGTAGTTCTGACCGCTGTTTGGACCTACATATTTTAGCTATACCAAAATTCAGCTCCGTCTTTACTTTGGAAACAAGTTTTAGCTCTGAAGGCATTATCTGAATAGGGAGAGATCGTAAATGGCAACTATATTGACAAGTGACTCAGACGTACAGCTTTTTACCTCATCGGATATTTACAGATTTGATGTCGATAACAGACCACTTCGGAATTTAATTCTTAATGACATCGCGCTGAATACTGAATTAGAAGCGACGACAGCGGAGGTCATACAGGCACGCACAGGGCTTCAGCAGACCTACGCTTCACTTGATGCACGGCTCGATGATCTTGAACTCGCGGCAGGCTACCCACAAAAGCAGATTGCCTTCGCTGAATTCATGGCACGAGCGCAATCGTGGCAAGCACGGTATGCTTCCGGGGTGCTTTTTCCGATTACGGATGTATTAAAGACGAGCGACATTTCTGCATCGCTTGGCGTTGGAACCGTTCCTGTTCCTCTTGCAGGTACATCTTCTTTGTCAGTATTTGGACAAATTTATTTGCGAGATGAGGATGTTACAAAAGGAACGAATAAGGTATATCTCGGGAACGGGAACAACATGCGGATGAATGGCGGTACAGGCGCAAGAGATTTTCTGGCTTACCGTCCTATTTATGTGAACGTCGGGGGCGTGCTCGTTACTTTGTTTAATGAAGCGGGAGGGGCAAGCACTTTTGGGATTACCAATGAAATTTGTTGGAATCTCCCTGCTGCGCCGGCTGCAAATAGTAGAGTAGATTTGCTTTGGATTGAGGTTTGGTTTCAGAATGTCGCGCGTAGTGGCCCCAGCTTCTATGCTTACGGTGCTGTGGGCTCACAAGCTGCTGTTATTACTTCACCTGATGATTCAACCTTGCAAGGTAATGTTGGATTTTGGGGCGGCAATAACGGAGATTACTTTCAGGTACGTCATCGGCTGCGTGTTTCGCCAGTGGCTTCACCAGACTATAACCCGATGGGAATGTCAGATCAAGCAAATGTGCTCGCACAGGGGGGTAATAGCTCTGTACCCGGTTCTCCGACGGCGCGGAACGTCTTTATTGCTGCGCAGGACACGAAAGGAGACCCCTCTCTTTGGATGGCTGGTAGTGGTGATGGTACTTCGAAGACAGAATTGAATACCATTGATGGTTACGTATATGCGATTCCTGTGGCTCTTGTTTTTCGTAGAAATACCGGGCAATGGACGATTTCGAATCAGAATGGTACAAAGACTTCTGGAGGTACTGGAACATGGGTTACAGGGGATTCCGCACGACCTGATGGTTTCTTCCATGATAAAATTGAACCTAATGATCTCGTGTTTATTGCTCCGTCTGTCGTATCTGAACGGACGAATTTGAACCGAATTTTGGAGGAATCATTTGACCGGCTTTTGCGAGGTGAATTGAAAACTCGACATGGGTATCTGGATTATGGTCAGTATTATGTTGAGGATACGATTGCTGGAACAAACGAAGCGGTTGGCGGATCGGGAATTGTTGGTGCGTATTCACTTGCAGCGTCTGCACAGTCAAAAACGTGGCAGTTGGTGGACACTGGCGCGAATCGAATGATTCCGAATGCCTTTCAGCGGCTTTATAGTGCGCAGGCAGAAATACAAGTTGTCGGGTTTACAATCAATCTTCAATCTACCACGGGAACGCCCACGAATTTTGCGTCTGTTGCTGACGCAGTTATTACCTTGAAATCATCCGGACAAACAGTGGGAAATGCTGGAACGGCCATGTTTGAAGCTCCGCTTCTTTGGTGGAGCGGATCTAAAAAGCCGGTGGCACTTTCTGTGGCTTGGGCGACTCTTGGTGCGTCTACTCTTACTGCAACATTAAACACAGGAGATGCCAACTATTCAGCCACGGGCACCATTGTCGGGTTGATAAAAGTTTCTTTCCCGCCTGTTGTGGGGTTTAATAAAGCCAACAAATCAATCGTCGGACAAACTTACACGAATCCATCGGCGTCTGCGGCTTCAGTACAAAGCGTAATTTACATAGGAACAGATCAATTTCTTGCACCTACTGGTATTGCAGTAGACGCTACTTATTTTTATGTGTGTGATCGTCTTGCACATAAAGCATGGAAAGTCAACCGTTCAACGCTGGCTATTTCAGCGTCATTTGGTGTTTATGCCACTTCTGGAGCCGATAATACTCACCTCAATGCTCCTGCGGCAATTTTTCTTGATGGATCAGGAAACGTCTACATAGCGGATGCCAGTAATCACCGGATAGTTAAATTGAACTCGTCGATGGTCTATCAAGGGCAGTTTGGAACAACCGGTACACCGGGTACGGATACTAGTCACTTGAATACACCTCAAGGTGTAGCAGTGGATGGCTCTGGCAACATTTATATTTCTGACACTTTGAATTACCGAATTATGAAAGTTTCGTCCGGATTTAGCTATACCTCTGCTTTCGGAGTTGTAGGGGTGTCGATGCCGGATAATGGGCACTGTGTCTTTCCGCGTCACTCATTCTTTGGGGATGATAGTTACTTGTACGTGGCTGACCGCAGCCGTATCATAGTCATGAATGTAACGTCAATGTTGCCAACAGTATTTCTTCAAAACGGCTATTCGATTCCGGCGGCAAAGACAGCATCAGTTCAAGCCGTTGATCCGTGGAAAACCAGTCCAAGATATCGTGAAGATTCATCTGGAAATAAATATACGCTCACGAGTAACGGAAATGCGGATTTGCCCGGTGGGCATGGTGGTTATGTTTTTACAAAATATGATAGCACTTGGGGGTATCTTGCGCGGTACGGAGCCGCATGGGATACGGGTGGTCGTTGGGGTGGAATAAACGCGGGAACGAAAAATGGATTAACATTTGCAGTGGACTTTGCATTAGATGAACCGAATGATGCAGTTCATATTTTCGAATCAAATGAAGGACACGACGCTCTGGATATGACGCAATCAGGTCTCGTCGTACTCGGTGCGCGTCAAAATCGAATTGTTTCCATCAAGATGAGTGACTTGTCGCTGTATCAAGTAAGGTATAGTAGCCCGGCACCGGGTTCGGGAGCGATGACTCCTTATGGACCGATTCAATCTTGGCGGACAAAAGACTCAACTATGTTTAAGGATTTAGCCCCGTGGGGAATTTCTTATCCGGGGCTTCGTCCTGCGAGTGTGGAATTTGATTCTATAAATCATTATCTTTACGTTGGATGTAGTGGATACATAGATTCGGATTATGAGGCGGGTGAACGCCAGCGTGTTGAAAAATGGTCAGCTACAAATACTGACCCGGATACGTGGACGTTCGCAGACAGCTTTGGCGATCAATGGATTCAATATTCTGGTACAAAGGGACGAAATATTTGGGTAGCGTGGCTTTCATCAAGTTACGATAACACTCGACTTTTGCACATTACTCCTTATGGTCAGGGGATGGGTTTGGCTGATGATGGTTCCGGGCTTTACATTACCGACAATAATACTGTCATCAAGTTGAACACGACTGGTGCGACGATGACCTATGTAGGTAGGTTCGGGTATACTTCGACACCCGGTAATGATACGTACCATTTGAATTTTGTTAATGCTGGTGGAAAAACACTGACCGGACAACTTAGAGTCATGGTTGCTACGGCTACAGATGCCAGTGGACGAATTTATGTTGGAGATACTGCCAACCAACGTATGATGATTCTCAAGGATAATGGAAATTTCAATACGAGTGGTTCGTCCGGATGTTATTCTGCGCAGTGGACCCACGCTCGTATTCAAGTTTTTCCTACCATGCTTTCCGGGCGCAGTTATGCCCTTACAACTGGTACAGGCAAGCTTTGGTGTCAGGATAACAACGGACCATTTGAAGTAAACGTTGCTGGGTCAAATCGTGATACGCCGGTTTATGTAGACGCAAATGCTAGTTCTTATGCGACTGTTTATGTTCCGCTTACTTTGGCCGGATATGCCCCGGAGTTTGGAGGAAATGACTTTTTCAGTGTTACTAAAGTTGTTGGTGGTAATATTTTCTGGTCTGATGCTAGCACGAATCAGCTTGCCTGTGTCAGTGCAGCAGATTATTACTTCACAGGTAAAGCGGGTGTTGCAGGTACAGGAAGCAACGATAAGGCTTCGTGGATGCGTCCGACAGGTATCGCAGTAGATACTCGATATATTTTCATCTGTGATCACAATAACGGGCGTATTCTTATTTTAGATCAGCATTGTGCTTATGTCGAACCAAATGTAAGTCGAACAGAATTTCTTGTGCCTCCCGAAGTAAGCTCGATGTGGTATGGTCATTTCCGATTTACGCCCTATCAAGGCGTTTATCAACGAGGAAAGCCAACAACTACAATGAATTTCTCGGACGCGAAAACGCTTTATCCTCGGTTGGCCGGAAAAAATATATTGATGGCCCCCCAAAAAATGCTTATCACAACGTTGGGGCAGGGAACAAGTGAAAATTTGTTCAATGATCCGGGTGTCATCAGTTACGCGAATTGTATTCAGCGGCTTCCTATTCCTCTTTCTGGATTTGATGAGCGCGCAGTTAGACCTGTGGAATTTGCTTTAAGCGGAAACCTGATGACTTCTCGGGCACATTATTACACTCTGATTCTAAACACTGTGTCTAATTTCCGTGGAACACTTAAGCAGGAAAATGCATCGTTTTGGCAGGATAGTTCACTACTTTCTTATGTATCTCGGGCTGTAGCAGACGCGGGAGTTAGAGGGGGCTTTCGTAGTATTGTATATGTACCCGGCCCGATGGGGCTCATTATGCCCTATAATGCTGCTGGACCGACAGTGGCTTCATTTTCGTGTGCATCGGCGCCGAGCTACCGATATGTGGCAACACCTTATCTTGTGACGGTGGAAGGTGAAATTCTTCTGGCGGTTCGTGTACAGTGTTACACGACTACCTTGACGAATGAGCTTGGAGAAAATATCAGCGATGTTGTTGAGCTTTATCGCCCTATAGGACATCCAATGCTTAGGCATCACGGAGACATGGACGACTTTCTCCTGACGGTATAATGAGTGTCGTAGCGACGCAGCAGCGTCCTTTGGCGGATACGGCCCGACAAGTTCGGGACCGTGTCCGTCAGTTGATGCAATATGAACTTGATCGGTTTCCAGAACGTGAAAAACTAATTCGTATAGTTGAAATTCTTACAATGGATAGCCGCCGCGAAGGTCTTATTCTTTTCAAAAGCATTGTAGAAGAAATCATCAAAGAACACGTTAAACTTCACGAAGGTAGCTCTTCGTACATGGATCTTTATTTTGAGGGAAAATTAAGTGCTTACCGAGAACTGAAACAACTACTTTTTGATGAAATTGGAAATGTTTAACGGTGGAGATTGTGAGTATGGCAACACAAAAACGGATAGAAGAACTTCCTGAAAATTATCAGGAGCTAAGAGATTCTATTCTCGTTGGTTCTCCCACATTCTTAAATGCTCTTGTTGGACGAATCATTTATGGTATTACGGATGCCAAAAAGCTTTGTACTATTCCTCATTATACTAGTTTCGAAAAAATCATGGAAGTAGCATCATTACTGCGAACTGGTATTTCTGTTTCCTATACATGGCCGTTGTCCATTACAGAAAACTTGAAAACGGTAACAAAAGATCGAGCTTATGTAGCTGGATTTGGCCTTCATGCCTATGAAATTGAATGTGGCCCTCATGGAGGCAATCTAAACGATGAAGCTCTCTGGTGGGAAACGGAAGCAAAAATGAAGGCAATCGCGTATGGACCGACTCCTGAAATTGCGCTCTTACGTGCTTGCCTTCTACTTGCGTTACAACATTCTTTTTCTAACAAACAGATGCAGACAGTGTCTTAAAAAATCCTGTGGGTGAGGTGTGTCATCTCCTGAGCGTTCTCTCCTTCTCTCCTTTCCGCACATGAGTTCCGACACATCTCACCCCTTCGTAGCCAAATTCAAAAGAAAGTTTGGCATTTAGATTATGCGGATATACATGAATCCAACATTTATTGAGCGGTTGGACCCGGTATGGGATTTTCAACTTACGAGTGCTCTTCTGCATTTTCGTGGTACAGGGAAAGACATTCCGGACCCGGAGATTCGCCATTGGTTTTTCAAAAACGGTTACGGTGTACAAGCCATTACGGCACGAGAATTCTTGATGGTTGGAATGTTGCTCTATGACGTTTCTGCCGGGATAGTAAAAGAAAACAAATTCTATCCTTTTGTCGAGCACTCCCTGCACGCTCTTAACTTACCTTTGGAAATGTTTTCGTCAAAAGAATGCTTGACAATCGAGGAATTAGAGTCTTATCTTATCAGTGTTCAAAATTTCCAGAACGAAGAGGCAGCCGTTAAACACGGCTGAAAAAGGAGAAGAGATGAAACAAGCGTTCAAGCTCGGGCTGGCATTTATCCTTACGGTAGTCTTGTGTGGGTGTACGTTAGCTCCTACCGTACTAACAGTATCCTACGCCTTTCGACGCGCAGAACACGATATGATGACCTCTCCTCAAATTCAAGCCAAAATTACAGACATAGCAACGCAAACCAAGATCAACGCACTTGAAGGTTCTTACGATACAGCGTGGAATTGCATGTATAATGCTTACGTAAAAGCTGCAACGGGAATTCCAGAGGGGCAAGCTGTAAACGTGAATCTGTCAGACTTTTCTCCTTGTGCAGCAAACGCTTGGGGTGCCGCATTTCAGATAATTACAACTGTTCGTGCATTTGACTCTAATTTTCTGAACACTACGGTCACGTACAATCTTCCGGGTGGAAAAAACACTGTTGCTTACGATCCGGCTTATTTTATTTCATCTACTCCTCCTGCACTTCCTGCCGCACCGCCCAGCGGTGCGCTTGCGGTCAAGTAAGGAATTACCATGAGTGCTAATCCTTCCATTACTCCGGCTGTTGCATCCACTATCAGCCCTGAAGTCATTCAATCTGTCGAGGAGGTTCTCACGGTCGGGCTTACCATGATCTTTCCGGCAGCAGGCCCAATCATTGGGCTTGCAGATACAGCGCTGAAGCGTTTGATTCCTTACATTATCGGAGCAATTAATGGCCAGAAATACACACTGTCTGATTTGAAAGCTATGCAGGCGGATTTGAACAGCTTAGGGGGATCGTTCCCGAATGTTCCCGGTTATTCAAATGCTTTCGCATCTGCGGTGGCAGGTACGGCTCCGGGTGCTGCGCCGGGTGTACCCGCATCAAGTGTTCCTGCGTCAGCAACGATCAACCTTGGCCCCGGACGAGTCATCACTATTTCAGCAGATACGATTCCTAATCTTTTGAAGCTGTTTGGCGTCATAAATCCGGAAGCGTTGGTTATTTGAACAAGAGTGGTTTTAATGAATAAGGGGATCTTTCGACCCCCTTATTTTTTTGTATTTGAATGATGAGGTTGGAAATTATTACCCGTCTTGCCACATTGGAGGGTTTTCCCACGGTTTTCTTTTCCAGCTTGGTGTCTTTGACCATTCTATGTATTTTTGAAAGATTGCTTGTCGGTCTTTATCAAGAGCAAAGGCAGTCAGCCATTCTGTAAATGCGAGAGTAGCTACCGAATCTGGCAGTGTTTTTAATGCCAGCATGAAGTCGAAGTAACTGTATTGCTTTTCGCCACCCATAGTTTCTTGAAGATTTTCACTCACGACTTAATTTCCAGCCATATAAATTTCAACTTCTGTTGAATCTGTCGTCGTGGAAATAATTGACAGCTTCGTGACGGATACAGGGAACAGAATGAGTGTGCCTTCTGGCCCGCCAAGCGTAATGTCACAGGATTTGTTGTTGGTAGCCCCCGCGCTGTTTTCTATCCGAATTACAGCGTCATTTGTGACATGGACGTAAAGAAATTTCACCACAACGATTTGATCGAAAGCAACAACAATCGGAAGTATTGTAGGCGCTGGGTTCGAGCCTGTGCCATACCGAAGCAGGAATCTTTTGATACCCGTCTCTAGGGTGCATTCTTCTGAAGCAAGTGCTAAATCTCTCAGAACTTCACGTTGGTATGAAGAAGTAGAGCGCCCGATATTTCCATTAAGGGTCAAAGTCAAACTCAAGGTTCACTCCTCTCGCAGAAGCCGAAGAGCGATTTTTTCGGCTTGATCTTCGATAAGAGGCTCAGGAGCACCGAGTATCCGTGCGAACTCTTTCGCGTCTTCTTCGAATTTGAAGATGGCACTGTAGGTTTCTTTTCCTTCTCGAATGGTGAGGCTCCGCTGAGAGAGACTGACGAGGTAGGCTGCGGCTGCCGTAGAGATAGACTCAGCCATGCCCTGTGCCCGTCTATGGCGAGGAACACAGATCTTCCAGCCTAAGCCCTCCTTGACAGGAACAGGGCTCTTACCGGGTAAGAGAAGACGGAAAACGGTGCTTTCAACGGTTCCGGGACTGATGAAGCCGGGGTCATCCTCGTCTTCGTCGGCGTCCGGGCCTGCCGAGGAGAACCAGTCTGGACTTGCGGTTCCTATGCATAGCCCACCTTTGGCGGGACGGAAGGAAAGCAGGATAGGAAGATCCACGTCTCCAGCTCGAAAACCGAAGACAGCTTCAGGTTGCTGCATCGCGGCATCAATGAATTGCGCGATGAGAGGGTATTCGGGGCTGTATTCATGGAAGGAATTCCTAAAAGCTTCTGCGGTTACAGGACTCCATTTTATGTCTGCGTCATATTCAGGTTTTCCGCCGAGGAATTTGTCGGTGGTTTTTAGGGGGATTATCGTGATTATTTCTACGGCGGGAGGAAGTAATGTTTCGTTCAGTGGTTTCTTCATGAGATCCTCATGAAGATAGTTCATCTACGTTTGAGGGACTTTAATTTTGCAAGAAGGATATTTCGATTTCCTTGTTTCCTGATTTGATCCCATTGATTTGTATTGGAAGGGGTCACGACACGAAGTTCACATTTACAGTTTGCAAGGCACTGTGTAGCTCCTGAACGTGGTACGGCAGGAAGTGTTTCGCGTGTGTAAGGAGAATTATCTGCTAACATGATACAGCCATCGCAATTATGCACGAGAAAACCATTGGCCGAAAAAGTATGTGTTGAGCTGTCAAGTACGTCATAGACTTCGCGTGGCTTAAGCTTTTTCAGTGTTACGGCTCTAGCAAAATGAATGTCGGATGTCAGCCACTCTTGAATTTTGTGGTTTTTGACGTTCATTTCAATAAGCTGACCAACTGATGCACGTTTCTTTTCATGAACCGGGAATGTATCACCTCTGGTCTCTTTTTCGTGGACTTCTCTGAGTTGAAGACGCTTTCTTCGACTGGCGAAATTGATACGTTCGATGAATCGAACGAGATTAGCTCCTCCGAGAATCTTCAGGGTCCACAGAGTTCGGTTTTGCTTGAAGTTTGTGTTTCCTGTTTGTTTGTAAATACGACTTAAAATGCCAAGGGAGAAGAGGGCCATCTGAATGTCTCGAATGAATGTTTCCTTTGCAGAGGAAAAACAGACGCTAATCGAAATTAGTTTTGTGTCGGTTTTTCTCCTACCACACGAACCATCAGCTTCAAAAAGTCCACGTAGATACGCAGCTAATGAATCGGGGGAGAATGCCCTGATGACTTCGGAAAATCCTGATTTGGCTCCGAGTAAACGAAGGGTCTTTATTGTGCTGAGTTTTCCTGTCCGAATATTTAAGACATGATTAGAACCAGAATAGTTGTTGGCTCTGAAGGTTTCCATACCGTTTCGTAAAAGAGCGTCGTTGTAACGAGTCCAAAGATCCATGTCTCGACGATCTAAAAGGTATCCAAGTATTTGCCTTGGAGTTTTTCGTGTGGCGTGTTTTTCGTGCCAGTAGTAACCGTTTCCTTCGATAAACCCAAGAAGCTCTGCAATTTCCGGATCAATGTGGCGGCCTGCTCCGTAACGGTCGAATTGTCCGCGTGTCATGACAAGTAGATCCCCACGTTTAATTTGACCGAGTGTTTTCCACGCAAGATTTTTTGTTGCTACATCATAAATCACAATACGGTGCTCATTCGTACCTTCGAGGTGATAGCCAAGATGTGTCGTGATACACAGGACTGGCTGATGACCTTTTGAAATTACTTTTCTAATATTGCCGAGCCCGTTTGTCATTCCAGTGGCAACGCGGCATTGCATTGTTTTAGCTGCTTCTTTCATGGTAAGAAGCCCTTGATCGGTCACGAGCCATGCTGATTCAGCGATACAGTGTTCTGCTGGGTGCAGGGTCCAGTAAAAAATTGTGTGAACAGGATGTCCTACGACTCGGGCAGTTTCATATACGTGGTCGAGTGTACGCACATAAAATTCTACACGCTGTTCCATCGTGAAAGCACGCCATTTAGCGTCAATGCTTCCCGAAATGATGGAGCTTACGAATTCATTCCAGTACCGGCGTTCATGCGCTACTGAGCTTTTCAGCCATTCTTTGTCGTGTGGGTCCATTGTCGGGCCAGAGGTGGCTGTTTTTTGCCCCATGCTTAGACGGGTTAGCCCTGCTGCGCGTAGACCAAGAGCGTAAGCACTCGTATAAGCATTATCGAAAGCAACTTTTGATAGCACCTTCATTTCGTTGGCATTGTATTTTTTTGCTCTGTAACCCTGCGTAGCGTCAAGTAGTGCTCTTTTGAAATCTGATTTTACTCGGTCGAAGGCAGCTTTCACTACACCTGCCTGATAACGTTTGGCATTTTTCCATTGATCGTAGTTTGCCAGCGCGTCATACGTATGAAGTTGCGTTCGTATTCTATTTCTGGAAGAAGGCGCGTGTCTAACGTGTCCGTGTGTCGGAAAATATTTGGATTCGTAAATCATGGCGCCCACCAGTGCTTCATACAGTGTGGCTTCGGCGAAGAGATCCACAGGAGTTTTCATCAACTTGTTTTCCGCTTATCGAATTCATTGAGAAATTTGCTGAACTCTTGCACGCGTGTTTCTGCGCTTGTAGTAGCATCGAAGCCGAGATGTATACGCTTTGGGATTACTTTTTTCTCGCCACCTTGTAAATTGGAAGCAACAATTCGTTCATCAAAAACTTTCGGAAAAAAAGAACCGAGTCGCCCAAGCTGAACTTCTTCTCCGTGAGAAACGGCATCGAGAATAACTTCTCCAAGGGCACCGAGAACTCGCTGGATCATTGCCATATTCCAGTCAGGTTCGTAAGGTGCAGCACTCGGAAGCAAGGTATTTCGTAATTTTTCAACAGTGCGTTTGGCGAGAAGAGTTTGAGGAGAAGGTATTCCGGTCATTACTCCTCCTCATCTTCATTCGACTCTTTCTTCTCGTCTTCATCTAGTTCTTTTTCCGCAGCTTTTGCCATATTTTCAAGTTCTGGATATTTTTCAATGATGCCCCGCTTCATTTTTGAGAGGTCTCTTTTTAGCCGTTCGAGTGTTTCTGTTTCGCCGTAGCTTTCATAAAGAGATTCTTCCAAGCTATCTGCTGCTATCTTTCCGAATGCATCTTTGAAAAGGTTTTTCGGGGTAAGAGGGAAATCAGCATGAGGTATTTTTTTCGGAACATCAGGTGAGAGTGGATTCTTTGGGTTGTGAGTCATTGGGGGTCCGCTGGATTTTCCCCCTTTCTCGCCGTTTCCGGTTTCTCCCGATGTGCTCACATCTTGTGGGAGTCCTTCTGGCGGCACCATTTTTTTGATACCTTCGATTAGTTTTTCCAATATGTCACTTGGAATGTCTCGAATGAAATTTTTTGTGAGATAAATATTCCAAACATCTTGCGGCCAACCCATTTGTGTAGCAAGCAGAGTCAACACTCCAAGAACTTCTGCACGTCGTTGCCACAAGTCTTCATTGAGCCTATCGCTAATAAGAGAAAGTGGAGCCATGCGTATTTCAAATTCGTTTGTTATTACACCATCAAGAGCAAGATGAACTTGACAGATACGATGAATCATCTGGCGAAAGCTTCGTTGAAGCCGTTCGATTTTTCGGGCGAAATGAATATCTTGTAGAACGAGAGCAGCTTTTGAGTCGAAGACTGAACCTTGTGTTGTACCGTCGAGGTATTCACGCGGAACACCTAGCCCTCCACAGAGCTTATTGCGAAAGTAATTCAGATCATCTACGAGTCCTTGTGGTACTGTTTTTCCTTGAAGTGTATCAACTCGTGAATTGGAATTGGGACGAGTCGGCCAGAAAATATCTTCTTGGATCGTGGTAGGGTTGAAGTCATTTTTGAATTGATTCGTCTGAGGATCGAAAAATTCCTTTCGACGAAGCCACTGTTTGTATTTTTTTACGAGAGCAAGAGCTTCCTCTTCGGATGCGGTCCCCACATCTATCATGAACACATTTCGGTCAATGGCCCTTTGGACATGTGCGAGTGCCACCATCGTTTCAAGGATACTCAGCATTTTCCAAATTTTTCGAACTTCCTCGCACATTGATCTCCCGTAAATACTTTCTTGATCGTATGCCATCAGTCGTCCATGAGTATTTCCACACCATGCAGGCTTACCGTTTCGCCTAACATACATGACTCCGTTAGGGACTGTCGCGCAGTGAATTGTACCGGTGTATTCAGTCATTTCAGACTTAAAAGTTACAGCTTTAGTATTTCGAAGCGTAATACGGTAATTTTTGCGCATATGAGTGCGCTGGCCTTTGATTATCTTGTCTTTGGCTGGAAATGTTCGCATGGTGGCGCAAAAACCTAATTTTTGTGCGATTTCTTGAAGTTGTCCTGCCATCTGGAAGCTACTGGTTGCAATCATAACCGGGTCTATTCCGTTTCGTGTTTTTCTATCTCGTGTGAACCAGCCGTCACCTAGTACGTAATACTCCCAAAAGATTTTAAGTTGTCTAGGGATAGCGTTCATGATGTTGTCAGGAATGAACTTTTCGTGAGAATATCCGAATGCATTGAAGAAAGGCACTAAACAACGACGATAAATCCAAAACACTTTACCGTTGTGCCTAGCATTTCCCCCGTTAATGCGTTCGAACAGTTCTTTATATTTAGTGTATCCTTTTGATGTGGTGCGCTGTGCAATTTGCAGTCCTTTTTTACGATCAACGCTACCTTCGGAAAGGCATGCTCCCATGAGCGCGCAATAATCATCTCCAGATAGACTTAGAGGCTGCTGGTTACATTGATTGCGCGTAGCTATTTTTCCGTTACGCTCTTGACGTGTTACCTGAGAAGTTATCGGATTAAATGTAACATTTTTGATTTCGTTACCCGCCCAAGAAGATGTCATCGGAATTGAAAAATGAGAGCGGTTGTGTTTGTCTGTTATGATATCTTCGGCCTTGATGATTCGTTCAGTTCCAATTTTATTGTTGGTGGGAATCCAAACCAGCATTCTATGATTAGGTGTAACGAGAAGATCCACCGTATTAGAACTGAATTTAACCATAGGACCAGAATACGGGTGATTGACGTATTCTGTAGGTTTTTGCCATTCGAATTGCTTTGTTCGAAGGTTTCGAGTAGCTATCATGTCGGTTTTTTCAAGATCCTTGAAATGTAGCCAGCCACGAGATGTAAGAACTTCCGTCTCAGCATCGTAACAGAAAACCCACGGAGCATACATATTATGTTCGTCGTCATCAGGAGGAATAATTGTGGCAAGGTCTTCTGAAACATACCCAAGCAATGTATCAGCTTCAATACGTTTAACACGACCGGGATAAATATATTGTAAAGAACGTAGATATGTCTTGTTCTTTTCGTGTGCTGTACCTTCCCCTTTTCCTTCGGCAAATAAATTGAGCAAAAAGCAATCACCATATTTTGCCAGATTTCGAATTGTGCCCCACGCGCGCTCTTCGAGATTCAGTTCTCGTATCAGTCGGTTCAGGGTTTTTTCAAGATCCTTTTCTTTTGCCGTCACCCATATCACCTTACGCGTGTGCAAGTCTTCCGGAGAAGCTTCTTGTGCGTAGAGAGAGAGGACAGAAGCAACTTCAGGGCTACCTTCGTCCATCGCGTCATAGTCTGCGTATTTTACGTGTCTGTCATTGCTTAACTGCGTATAGGCTGAGAATTCCCCCATGAGAAGGGACATCTGTTCTTGGCGTACTGCTTCTGGATCTCCGCCGCCCGTCTTGGTGATGGCTTTGCGCCCGAAAATCCACCTGTCAATGCCGAAGATTCTAATGAGGGCTTTTTGCACCCGATTAAGCTGACTCAAAGGAATAATTCTGTCTTCAGCAATTCTAGCCATGTGATGAAGTTCTCCTCAATAGGATAGTCCTTTTTTCATCCGGGCTTAAGTATTTCTTTTTTCTCATCTTCTTTTTCCTCCTTCAACACTTCTTCTATCGTGGCATTCTTTGGGTATTCCTGATAGTCTTCCGTGATAAAGCGGTCTGTTCGATGACCAGTTACGGAATCTGGAACTACAGGTATAACTCCCCTGAAAAATTCAACCACACTTGCGTCTACAACAGCCGGTTCTTTCGGGCGGATCTGTCCGAGATTAATGGCTGTTGGACTGGCAGTGCTGACTTTTTTCGTTGCGATAGCTCGTGCTAACGCTGTATAGGCACCACAAATGGAATCAGCTATGTCTTTTCTTCCCGGACCTCCGAAAGGGTCCATGTCTGGATGATCAACATTGTCTTTTTCAAGATCGTGAATCAGGGCTTTTAATTCTTCGATAGCCGGATCGTACCGATACCAGTTAATGCGCTTTTGTGCAAATGCTGTGCGTAGATTGAGATAAGGAAGGTCGGCTTCTACAGAAATATTTGATGTGTTGAAGCCCATTTTTGAGAGCAACTGAATACTATCAGCACTGTTATGTGACACGAAGCCATTAGCCGTATAAGACGGATCGCCTTCTACCTGAAGGTCGAATACTCTTGCTCTGGAAGATTCAATTTTAGCGATGCGAGAAAAAATTCTACGTCCCGGTCTGTTGTTGTGCAGAGCTAGATCGCGGGTTTTTTTAGTGTAACTGAACCCGATCTGACTGATGAATGCGTTGCGACTTCCTCGAACTAAAACAACATACTGAATGCCTTCTTGTAGGTAATCCCCTTTATGCCCGCGCTGTATTTTTGTTAGATGACAGGCGAGGCCGAATTCTGTGCGGAGAAGGATCATTACTTGCTCGGCCAGCTTGAGATGCTTGGTGGAAAAACTCACCTGCCCTGTGTTTTTATTAACAGAGCCATCGGTTGCGAATAAACCTTGAATAAATGCGGCCTGAACTTCTCGACTGCTTGTGAGAATGGCTTCCGGAATCAGAGGCTTCAGTAACCCGTTCTTTTTCATCCATCTTGTTATCCATCTACCAGAAACGGATATGACACCGTGGGTAGATTTACGCGCTCTGTATTTTGGAGAGAACCCGAATAATGCACGGAATACACGACGGGCATTAGGAGCTTCATTTGGAGTAACTGTAAGGCGCAAGCTGTCTTCAGAGATATTTCCATCCCCCCACAAAAGCCCTAGTACTTCTGCTAGTTCAGGCGTCATTCGTTTTGGAAATTCCCAAGTGTCCGCTTTGCTTTTTCTACCAGCACCGCGTCTCCATCCGAAGTTGAGTTTACTGCCGCACAGTATTGTATTTTTTCTTGTGTTTAATGGTACGGCTTCTTCCACGAGATGAACCACATCTCCTAATTTGATTTCATCCAGACGTTTCCATTTCCATTTAGAGACTACGCGCCTATCTTTCCCCTGCGCCCATGCTGTACGAACTTCAATACAATGCTTTTCTGTACCTTCGAGAGTGTCTCCATCTTTCATGGTGATTTTAATTGTGCTGTGTTCACCGAATGACCATGTTTTCTGTACTGGACGCGGACCTATTCTAGAGGCGACGAGGTCTCCAATTTTTGCTTTTTCAATGGGAATAAGTCCTCTGGATGTGTTCACGAGTGTTCCAGCGGCTAAGCATTGGTAAGTATCGTAGGAAACATTTACGATACGGAATCCGCAATTCCGAAGATATTGAACGAACTCTCTGATTTTGTCATAATCAATTTGATCTTCCTTTGGAGCCACGAGACGCATCATGAGATCAATCCAGACAAGCGGAACAAGAGTAACGACCGGTGATCCTCCGGGAACGGGTATAACCATTCGTCCGACTTTGTACGGACATAGCATTGTTATTCCTGTGGCGTTTTTTGTCTTTGAAAGGTCTATATGAATGTACCTTTCTGACTCCGGCCAGTATTTCGGCTTGAGTTTGAAACCGTCGTGGTGAGTGAATTCGGCTTGCTTGAAAAATTTGTTGAGGGAGTAAGGAGAGGAAAGGCCAAGTTCAATGACATCTTGTGTAAAAGGAGAAGTTCGGGTTAGGTCAATGCATTGCGTTAAATGTTCTTCTTTATCAAAAAGAAGTTCATGAGGTACAGTTGAAATACCTGCGATGTCGTGTAGAGCTGTGGTCAAGCTCATGTCAAATTCAGCACGGTATTCGACGGGAATAGCGTAAACATTTTTCAGGGATACATCGTACTCATGGAGATGTGTGTCGTCGATGATATGGCTCTTGGTTTGAGAGCCCCCGACGAAGACGTAGAATTTTTTCCCTGAATAAATTCTGTCTGGTTTGGCTTCCCATAGAGCATAATCTGAAATATAACAACGATATGGCTCCTTTTTCATTCGAGCCACAAGTGAATCCATGAAGTCTGTCGTGGCGCGTTTTGAAGAGATGACAGTCAAGAGTCCCGGTTTTACACCTTGTGTCATGAAGCGCGAGGAGATACGTGTACGAACTTGCTCATAAAGTGTGAGAGCAGAGTTTATGTCTTCTTCAGGGCGAAGAGTTTTTTTTCGCCGCCAGTTCATTTCGTCAAGTACGACGCTCATCAGATCAATGGAAAGGGCGTGGGAGGTTTGCGATCCTGAAACGATGTGTACACCTTTTGGAAAAAGCAATTCGTAATTCCAGTCAGAGCCTTCCGTTGTCTGATCTTGTATATTCTTCGAGACCTTGATTCCGCCAACACGGCGTTTGCGCATCGGGAACCGATCCTTGAAATAGCTGGATTGTTCCAAGATGGCATGAAATTTACTGTAAAGGATATCTTCGGCTTTTTCCCTATTCAACGTAAAGAACCCGAAATAGATGTTTGTGGTCGGGTCGAGAAAGAAGTATTTTTGCGGGTTTTTCAGCCGAGACAGCCAATAGAGTTTATAGGTCTGCCCAACGAGGGCCGCGGTCGATTTTCCAGAACCTTGCGCGCCTACAAGAGCCCACTCTTCAATGTTATTGATTGGATTGAGAACGTAAAGAAGGTCTTTTTTCCATACAGGATAAAGGGATTTTCCAAATTCACCTAGAAAGTAAGGATCTTCGAGAAATTTACTAGCGTCTACAGGTGGAACACCGTCAATGAATTCATCTTTCCAAAGTCGTACTAGTCCTTCAATGTTGTGGTGAACCACAAATTCCATGAGAACTTGTTGTAAAAGTAGAAATTCAGCGTCGCTTTGACAGTTTACGAAGAGTCCGTAAATATAATGGAGTACTACGTTTAACTGAGGACTTTTTGCGTAGGATTCGCAGCCTGTTTCTAACGCTTCGGCTTGTGCGTCGGTTAACCTTTTTGTCAGGAGCAGCGGTAGCGCTGTCAGTGACGGATGTACTTTGTTCACCAAGTTTCTCCGGTTCTGGTAGCACTGTTACGGTGACAGGATCTTGTAATTTTTGAGCGTCACGCAGAAGGGTCAGAAAAGCAACACGTAGATGTTCTCGTGCCGTTCCATCGAGCTTGAACAAAGCATCCACAATGGGGCTCGATTTTTTCTCACCACTTTCACGTTCGGCGAGAGCAGATTTAATTTGAAGCGGAGAATCAAATTGTCCGGCAATGGCAAGAAGCTGCTCAATAGCTGCTTCCAAAGTTTTTCCGAGGCTATCTGCTGCGAGTTTGATTGAACGGTAGTCTCCGTATACCGTGGCGTCCATGAGAGTCTCTCGGGCTTCCGCCAGACTTCTAACGGATGCGCTCGCCTCCTGCACCCACCGAAGAATCAGGTCATAAATCGTATGCTGGGTGTTGACACGAAATTCTTCTAAGTCGATGTCGGCCTCAAGCAGCTCCTCTTCGTCTTCGTCCGGAGGCAGGAAGGATGCCACGGTAATACCTTATCTGGTTAACTCCTCCGATGTCAAGAGGTTGTTTCTGGCATAAGATTTCCCTTGACTTTTCGATCTTACAGATGTAAGTTATAGATTGAAAGGAAAAGGAGGAACCAGACTATGTCGAGCCAGAAACACGTTACCGAGGCCACCCCTACGCTGGATAAGGCTGCACTACTGGAAGCTGCGAAGAAAGGCGGCTTCAAGCAGACTGTCCGAAAGGATGTGACCGAAAACATCAAGGAGCTGGTCGAGGTCCGGAGTCTCAAACATCAGCTCGAAGACAAGGAGAAGGCCCTCGTTGCCCGGCTGGGGACTGCTCTCATCGAGGCGGATGTGTCCAGCTTCACGACCCCGGAAGGTGTTGTGCAGGCCATTCCGTCGAAGCGGACGGACATCGACAAGAGTCTTCTGACCCCGGAACAGATCGCAAAGTACTCCAAGATCATCGAGTTCGCCAAGTTGGAGGTGCGCGGCGCTTCCCCGGCGGACTGAGGCCATGAAAGGTTGAGAGGCCCTGACTGTAAAGCTTTGCAGTTAGGGCCTTTGGAGAGCGAATCGGCTTAAAAGCGATGGTACGGCAAACAAGCACTTAGCCATCATGCATTACATGCGGTCGGGGGCTGCAAAGAAGCGTTTTTGCCGTAAGAAAACAGGGGGTGTGATCAATGTGTAACTTTTCGATACACGTCTAAATCATTGTGTTTTATACTACTTAGATGCTGTCGAAAGATAGTACTTGACACGCCATTCTGGCAGGCGTATTCCCCCCGAATCCCTTCGTGCTTCGCACTTGGGAATCTCCCCCCTTACGTGGTTAGGCTTCGCTTCGCTCCGCATAAATCACTGTCGGTCAACAAATTCTATCTTTTTGAAGAATAGAAAAAGTGAAGTGTAAAGAAAAGTGAAGTGTAAAGAAAAGTGAAGTGTAAAAAAATATGAAACTCTGCTAGGTGTAAATTTCAACTTCGGTTCTATTTTTTTCAAAGCATAGCGAAAAAGTCCTTGACATTCGCTTCTTACGGATGTAAGTTATCGGGCATGGACTCGAAGCCGAAGCCTACGCTGATTCAAGCTCGTCCTCTGGCCATACAGGTCTGCGTCCCTTCTGACTGGACGAACGAACAGGTGAAGGCTTTCGCTGACTCCATTCAGCCTTCTGGCACTTCGATGGGCTGGAGGGTGTCTGAAGACATGAGACTCCGACAGCGCATACGTTGTGGGCAGTCACGGTTACGTAAGGGTTTCGTTCACATCGTGCTGGACTGCTAATGAAAAACGAAGAGGAAGTCCGAGAAAAACATGACGCGCCGGGCGACGAAATGATTATGCGGTTGCGAGTGGCGACAGACTCGCCGCACAGGGATTCCCGAGAAGACATCAACAAGAGGGTCCAGCGACGCCGTAAGCTCCGAATAGAGACGCCCGGAGAGTCATTGTTGAGCAACACCGATGACCGGAATGAAAGTAGGGTGGTTGAGCCCTCGGCGGGGGAAGCGCCCGCCCAACCGCTATCTCGCGCGACGCGACGAGAGTTGCAAAAAAAGAGAAGAGATGAGCGAAATTGACGAGATGACTAAGCGCCGAATTGAAGGGCTGGCAGATCACATCGACCGTGTTCTAGAAGAAGATGCTGAAGGGGGCCTTTATCCAATCACTGTTAAAGAGTTTGGCATCCAAATCGCGGCAGTTTGTCGCGCGATGGCGCTCGGCGTACCGTGGTGGCATCCGATCCGGAGGCGACGACTCTTGAAACAGGCCGCCCAACTGGAGGCGGCTGCCGTGAAGACGGAGGCCCCCGATGCGACGAAAGATTGACCGTTGTGGTAAGACATTCTATTTGAAGTCTCCTGTGAACCCTTATTTCACCAGCAAATATCGAATGGGTGTTCCCACTCCCTTCATGCCTATTGCCATTGAGATCGAAGATCGGGATACCAAAGTTTTCGGTGGATCTTGGGGAGCACAAGTAAGAAACCCTGCGTGTATCATGTTTGCCTTGCGGCAGACTGTATCGGAGGCATCCTTGAATCTTCGTAGTCCGGTGTGGTATGGAAAAATTGAAGGGCTTGGAGAACTGATTTTCGATGATGAGCTTGGTGAGGAGGTCGTTTCTCAATGATGGTTGACCGAGAATCGGATCTTGGTTGGATTGATGCTTCTGTACGGCAGCCAGATTTGCCAGATTTGAAAGTGACATTTGAAAAAGGAAGTTATCAACATTACGGCGGTTGCTTTTTAGTGTGGGATGAGCATTCCATTTTCATTGACACTTTTGAAAAACCCCCAAAAAATCAAAAGAAAGATGGTAAGACTGTGTTTTATTCCGGTTACTGGCGCTCAGAAGGTTCTCTTTTCGGAAACACAGGTCGGAAAGTACGTGCGTGGATGCCTTTGCCTGCTCCTCCTGTTTGGCCTTATGTTGAGGAAAAACCATGAACGATCTTCCTTATCGCCGTATGGCCGCTGCAATCATTCTGCACACAGCAAAGAATTTGATTTCCAACAAGGAAAAGAACGATTCTTGGATGTTTTTCTTTTCGAATGCTCCCGAGGATACCGCTCAACGTCAGCACTGGTTTTATTTGGCGCACATGGAAATGCCGTGCCAGTCGGTAATGATGCAGCGGTTGTATGACCATACAGGCTTTGCAAAACTCGAAAAGGCATTCGAGAAATTCTTGGAGTGAAAAATGATCGAATTGTGTTCTTACTGTATTCATACCACTCATACTGGACTTGGTTGCTTGGAGCCGGGTTGTATATGTACCCGTCCTATTTTCAAGGCAGTTTTAACACAGGAGCAAATTGACTGCATCAGAAAAATAGGACGTGACGAAAAAAACAACTGCACTACGATTGGGCTGCCAGAGCTGAACGCTTTATGCAACATGGCAGAACTTGTTTTCAAAATGAATAAGCCAGCTCCTTCCTCCTCATCCTCGCCTGTAAAACCGCGTGGAGCATGGCGGGTGGTGTCGGACGACAATAAAGCTTTGATGGAGTGGCGCGAATCTGCCTCCCCACTGGAGCCTCGTGTCGGAGAGCGGCTTGCTGGGTATCCCTGCGTTTCTTCCGTCCCGCCTTTACCCGCGAGCGGGAGGATGAGCGAGGAAATCCTCTTGGAGATTGAGAGGCGTTTCGTTGCCTATCCTGCACAGGCACGGGCCGATGTGAGGGCACTGTTAATCGAGGCTCGTCGGGCACGAGCGGTGGAGTTTCCGCCAGAGGGGTCGATAAAAGATGACAGGGGTATAGCGAAATAGCTCTTGACATTCTTCTCTTACGGGTGTAAGTTATCCCTTATGGACGCTTCCGCAGGTTTCCCGAAGACCATGACGACACTCCTGCCTCCGGGCAAGGCTGGGGTCGCTGAGGTGACGCATTTCACTCTTTCGGAGCAGGACGTGCGGTTCGCTAATCTGCACACCATGATCCACGGGAGGCGCGATGCTTTAGTGTCGCTGGGTCGCTACGTCATGCTCAAGGTGAATGGTGAGCTTGTGATGAGCGACACACAGATGGAGAAGCGGACGAACCGTGAAATCGTGGAAGAGGCGCATGGTCGAGTTCTGGTCGCCAGGCTCGGTATCGGGCTTGTCTTGCATGCGCTCGCCAAGAAAAAGAACGTCACCGAGATCACAGTTGTCGAGAAATATCCTGATGTTGTGACGCTCGTGAACCCCTCGCTTCCGCTGGGTATGCGTGTTGTCGTGGCCGACATTTTTAAGTGGCGTCCAAAGCGAGGCACGCGCTACGACACGATCTACTTCGATATTTGGTCGAGCATCTGTGTGGACAACCTCGTGGAAATTCGGAAGCTAAAGCGCGTGTTTCGTCCTTTCCTTGCTTGCGGTGGTTGGATAAGCGCGTGGAAGGAAGATTTTCGGTGAGCAGCTACCGAACGCTCCTTCTTGACCGGATGACTGAAGTTGTCATACCGTTTGGCACTTTTCCGTCTGCACCGAGAGGGTTATTCCAGAGTTTCGAATGTACGTCCGTATTTCCACTTGCGCTTGAACATTTTCAGCATGCCCACGGGTTACAGACGTTTCCCGTTATCGCTCAAACTTCTATCTATGATATTCCACCTGCTGCTCCGCCGTATCAAAATGTGTGGTATGAATGGCACGAGAAAGGTGCATGCTCTGCTGTGGCTATTGTGACGTTTGACCAGCAGCAAATTACACCTGACCACTTTATGTGTCCTGAGTTCCTTGACCCGGCAGGTGTCGTTTTATGGCAGCATTTTATAGCCGGGGCACGGTGGATTCAGGTACTAGTTCCGTTTATTGAAGCGGGGAATATTGTCATTCAGCCGACTGTGACAATGATTGCTGTGCTTGAAAAGGATGGACGGGTTTTACGTACAGCTTACACTTATCGAGGAGAATTCGTTTCTCAGCTCGATGATTTAACCGTGCCGGATACGGATATACGTCTCGGGGATATCTCTGTGCCCGCTTCTTGTCACGTCGCTTTATTTTTTCAGGGGCTTTTATCCTGTCGAAATGTTTTGCCGGAGGAGATCAATCCTCCGGAGAAGTTGTCGAAGAAACATGTGCGCCGTGGTGGTCTTCTGTATCTTCGTTATCACACTTTGCGAATTAGAGTGCCCGGCACACAGCGAATTCTTTCTGAAGACGAGATCCGCCGCGCGACACAGCAAAAAGTTTTAATCGGGGTGCATTTGCGGCGGGGACACTTCAAAACATATTTGTCCGAACGCCCATTGCTCGGGCATGCAATCGGAACTTTTTATTGGCCCCCGAGTCTTGTTGGAGATATGAAGACAGGCGTGATCGGAAAAATCTATAAAGAAATTCCGGGAGAATTTCATGGTTGAGCAGAAATCTATCGTTTTGGAAGAACTCGATTTGACGGAGCGCTTAAAAAATTGTTTGCGTAGTGCCAATTTGAAAACGACTTTAGACCTTGCGCGTACATCTACGGGGTGTCTTCTTTACCGAGATGGTTTGCAATGGAGGGCAATGTTTCTCCTTCGTAATTTTGGGGAGAATTCGCATCAGTTACTGTGTTGTATATTGAAGAGGTATGGTGTTCAATTACCGATTGTTACAGGATATGAAACGGGGCTGGAAAAACGATACAAGAAGCCCTCTGCGGAGGGTGGTTCGGTGTGTCCTACTTGCGGGGCACGTTTGCGACAGTGTGAAGGCTGTGGGGTTTCGTTCAATCCGAAGCATGAGAGTCAATATTTTCATAATAGAGAGTGCATGCTTAATACCAGATTTCCGAAGCGTCGTGTGATTCCGGTACTTTCTGTTCGGGCACTTGGTGCTCCGGCAAGAAAAGAAAGGGATCACGAAATCGTTAAAGCTCGCAATAAGGGAGAAGCATACGGTTTGATTGGAAAGCGCTTTGGTCTTTCTGCCAGTTGGGTACAGGCGATTTATGAAAAGAACAAATTATTTGAGGTAACGAAAAATGGCTGATTCTTCTTACAAAGTAAATGAACGGGACTGGAAAGCAACGGAACGGGATTGGCCTGAAGATTTTAAGCACGAGAACGGCAATTATTGGAATGAGTGCTGTTCTTGTCATGGCGTTTTTGCAGGTCACAAGCGGCGTGTAGTGTGCAAGATATGCAGCATGAAAACGCGGAGTATTGAAGTGAACCGTCGATATCCTGTTTACTCTGTTCCGTGGGAGAATGCCTTGCGGGGGCTTCGTGTATTTCAGGATCGGGGAATAAAAGTAGAACCTATATGGCAGCTTAATCTGTGGTGTTTAGTTCGTGCGTGGTACGGTAGTTACTGGCGGGCAGCTTTTGAGCTTGTGAAACATGCCTGTGAAAATGTGTGGCTCAATTTCAAAGTGGGTTGTGTTATTCGGTGGTGTCGTTGGCGAGGGTTGAGTGACGACCAAGTTGAAAAGATTATTCTTGGTGAGAAGAAAAAAGTATGAATCAGCGCCCAACAATATGTTTTCGGTGTTTTGAATTGAAGCATGAAGGTACTTGCGTTGCTGTTACAGATTTGAATGAACAGCGAAGTAAGTTGTTGAGAACAGTGAATATCTTGGCTCTACAAACGACAAAATCACGAGTTAAAATTCCAGATATAACTTGTGTCAGTAAATTGACCAGATTGACACGAGAAGCGATAGAGTTCATGTTCAAGGCGTTGCCAGATGATTCAGACCATCCTTATATTGAAGAGTTTCTTTTTACAGATGCATCTCTTCGGAGCGATCTTGCTGAAACAAAAAAATTGGTGAAGGTATTACGGAAAGCATTGGATATGGCCTGTACTGATCAATACAAGAATATTCCGCCGCGTTGGCCTCCTCTTCACTATATTCGTGTTGCGAGGAAGAAAATTTGAGACCTCACACGCATGGTTATGGTAGCCAACAACGTATAGCGCCCGCGACGCCTCGTTGGATGTTTTGGTATAACTGGTCGATTCTCGTAGATCGGTGTCTTCTTCCGGGATGCGGGTATTGCAGGCCAGTACATCGTCTTGGGTGGTTTCAGCAATATTGGTTAAATAAACGAAATGCTATAGCTGAAGGAGGAAAATGAAAAATAAATGGGCATACTGGTTTGTGCTGATTTTTTCGTGGGTGCTTTATATTGTAAGCCTGTTATTGATTTGGTTGGGGAGTAATTGGATGGTGGCAGTTGGAGTATTTTGTTTCGTGTGGGTTGCAAATGCTGAAAAAAGCGCTAGGGAGATGTAATTATGAAATTGAAATTTTTCGTTAATGACAAAGATCCACGGGAAGCCGCCGAGCTTATCAAGTATCGGGCTATGATAAAGCTTCAGCGACGTGTCTACGTGCGTGCTTATCTGCGTGTTGGGCCGTGGCAGTAGTTCCGCGATGATGCTGCGCAACGGGGTAAGACCGCTTTCGCAGACATGCAGGCGAAGCGGGAGTGGGAAAAGAAACGGCGGGAACTTCAAGCGGCAAAAAAGGAGGCACAACGGGTATGAAAAAAATCCTAACGCCTGAAGAAATAGACAAGAATCTCAACGACATTTTTCTTGCAGGGTGTATCACTGGTCACGGAGAAACCGAGCAAAAACCGCCTGATTTCAACAAGATTCGTTCAGAGATGTTCACTCATGCCGCTGCCATAATGGAAATGTTGCTTCCTCTTGCGTTGTTTTGGGGAAAAATCCGTGAGGATCTTTTTGATCCCGGTTATAATGATCCGGTGTTTCAGGAATGGGCGCATGAAGTTGGACTTCTTTTTCAAGTGGCTTACGATCCGAAGATTCACGGGGAAGACATTGAGGCGGATGAAGGGGATTTAATTTATATTGACGCCCCGATCTGTGCTGAAATTAATGCTATGGTGAAAGTTTTGCTTGGTAAAGAGGAGGGAGTGAAAAATGAGCGCGACGCTGGAACTTGCTGCACTGGAAACGCCAGTAATGGCTGAGTTGGTTCCTGATGAAGTGTCTGTCGTTGTGGGGTCTGAAGTAGATGCTACATCCTCACAGACAACTCTTATTGCTTGGATATCTCAGTTGATCAGAAAAACGGAGGTAGAGCTAAAAGAGCGGACTGAAAACTTCGAGATTGCCAAGAAAAACCATTGGAATCTCGTTCGGATCAAACAGGATTTACATAGGTTGTCTCAAAAAGCAGAGACTTATCATAAGTTGCGTGCAGCTTTTGAGGCAGGGTATATTCTCGTTCCGGATTTTACCATTGATATTTTTGCTGTCAGGACGACACGGAAGAAGCCGACGAAGAATTTTAGAAGTGGTGAAAACCGTTGGAATGGTCCAACTGTTCGTGCTCAGGAATCAGAAGCTCCGGCTCTTGGAGAAGGGCGATATGTCTCTGAGGAGGCAATAACAGCGGAGAAAACTTATACTATTGATAAAAAGGCGGCTGATGGAACGGTTTCTCCTGTTATGCTGGTTAACCGATGGGCTGAAAAATTCCGCGAAGAGATCACGTTTCCCTTTGCTCTTTCGAAGCCTCATATTCTCACAGCGACTGAGCGGGCAATGGCACTGAAAATCTTCGATGAGATTGGGGTTAGTCCGGCGCGTACGTTTAGGAAAAAAGATCCGGTCGTTGTTGGGAGGATTAAATATCTGTCTCGAAATTTTGATTTTTTGATTGCATGGTTCATTCCAGTGTCCACGCTCAAACTTCGTTAAATGAAGTATGGTTAACAAGACTCGTGAAATGCTGATTATTGAATTGGCTTTGAAAGGCGCACCGCTTTCTGCGATAGGCCGTCAATTTGAAATAAGTCGTGAGCGGGTTCGACAAATCGTTACACGGGCTGGACAGGAGGAGCAGGCTGTTCTTGCTCGCTTTCATGCTTCTCAATATGCTCGAAACAAGCGCTTTGAAAATGCCATGAAATTGTTGCGTGAAAAAAATGAGCCTATAACTGGAGTAGCAGTCAGACGTATTGCTCATGTTAGTCGGTTGCGTGTAACAGAAGCTGGAATAAAACGGGCACTGTCTCAGCATGGGACTTGCGCGCGGTATCAACGAGGTTGTCGGTGTGAGTCTTGTCACACAGCAAATTACTTGTCAATTTGTGCTGCGATCAATCGGCGTCGTCTTCGTGAGGGGTTACGCCCGATACAGCATAAATTAAAGACGCTGACACGATTCAAGGCGCTTAACAAAGATAGCTCGTGAAAGGATTATCTCTTACAGGTTTAGTGTGGGAGGAATGATAACGTCATGGAATTAGAGGGTAAAGAAATATCTTGGAACGAACTTATCACGTTGACGCTTGATGCGCTGCAAAACCCGAAAGTCGGTGATAGTTTTCACGAGATGTATTCATTTTGGTTGTTTGTGGTTTATGTGGATGATCAATTTGTTATTACGGTTGAGGGTAGCCCGCCTGTTGTATTTCCAGAGGGGGGAAAGTTTTTTAAGCAAAGTCGGAAGCAGTTCTTGACTCGATTTGCGTCTTCTGCATTACCTTATTCTCATTCTCTACCGTGGGTTATTTTGTGTAAACAAGAGGAAAGGGTGTCTGACTGGTATAATTATGGGTTGGAACATAATCGTATTAAGTGTTTGAACTCTTTTGATTCTAATGATGCTCGAAAATGGCGAACATTGGCTGAACGTGAAGTTGGAATTATTTATGGAGGTGCTTAGTGCCGATTCGTAAGCGCGAACTTATTACTGATGAAAAAGAGGAATCTGAAAAGCGTAAAGAGGAATTTGAAAAACGGCTTGCCAGAGTTGAGGCTAACCAGAAACTCATTGTAGAGCAGATGGAAAAAGTGCTTGGACTCGTAAAAGTTCTGTCGCATCGAAGTGAAGGCATGTTCGGAGCACTTTACGCAACGAATGTCCTTAGTCGGGAAATGCATTCCGTATATGCTGACGGTTATGCTGAACATGACAAAGCATTAGCTGAGATTCGAAAAATGAAAACAGTGGAGGAACGGGTAGAAGCTGCAAAGGAAATGAATGAAGGGATCGTCCATACACAGGGAAAGCACCCCAGCTTTCTTGTTTATATCGAAGACTTGAACCTTTTCGAGCTTCTTCAGCGTGATGATGGAAAGCTTTTACTGACACAGGATGCTGCTGGAGCCGTTCTTGAATCTGGATTACCTTACTCGATTTACATAGAGAAATTTTTTCGTAAGGTTTATGGAATTGAAGTGATTCTGGATGAAGCTGTGGTTTCGTCGTCGGAGACGGCATGAGGAGAAAAGAACGCCCCCGGTGGACACCGGGGGCGAAACGTACGCGCAGGGTGTTCGGCCCAGCGAGCACAGCAGCAGCCTGTAACTTAGGTTCAATACGTTTGACTGTCAAGGGTATCTCTTGACTTTTTTCTCTTACGGGTGTAAGTTTTAACCATGCCTGCTGTGCAGCTTCCTCTTCCGCTTGGAACAAAAATGAACATTCTGGTTGGGGCGCAGCGCGCGAGGTTTCTAAGCCGATATCCCCGTAATATTGTTGACGAAGTAACCTCCTGCTACAAGAAAGGTTATTTCTGGACAACAGCTTATAAGCAGAAACGTTGGGATGGAAAGCTTCATCTGTTAAGTACAGGAGGGGCATTTCCTTCAGGTGTTTTGTCTTTAGTTACGGAAGCTCTCACGAAAGCAGGATTTCCGGTCGAACTTTTCATGCCGGAAGGTTTTGAGTTCTTACCCGTCGTCAACCCCATTACCGGGCCGTTCGGGTCACTGACTCCGTGGGACTATCAGGTAGACGCTGTCAAGAGGGTTCTCCGGGCCAACTACCCCGGTGATCAGCGTGGCGTTCTTCGGATTGCGACCGGGGGCGGTAAGACCCTTGTGGGAGCGATGATAGCTCATGCTTTCGATGTCCCGACCCTTGTACTCGTTCATGGACAACAGCTTGTGGACCAAACCTACGAACGATTCTGCGAGTTTCTCGGATCTGAGCGTGTTGGCATCATCATGGCCGAGACCAACAAACCGGGGAAGTTTCTCATCGGGAGCATTGACACGCTGGCTTCCCGGCTCTACGTTAGAGACCCCTACGTTTTGTCTCTTCTACGGGAGAGTCGCGTTGTGATAGCTGACGAAGCCCATCGGGTTGGAAAGGGTGATCGCACCTTCAGGGCGATTCTCGACGCTTGTCCGGCTCAGGTTAGAGTCGGCATGTCCGGCACCCCCTTCACGAAGGATGAGGAGACGGATCTGGTCCTGATGGGCTGCACAGGCCCCCTGTTGGTCGATGTTCCGCCTGAACGGCTTCAGAGGCAAGGTAAGCTGGCACAGGCTGGGTTGATCGTCTACGAGGTCTCAGAGCCCGCAGGGTGCAGTCATTACAACTGGCGGGAGGCCCTGAACTACCTGATCATTGGCAATGAAGGCCGGTCCCGAAGGATCATGGAGCTTGCTGTGGAGCGGGCGAAGACTGGAAAGCGGGTTCTGGTCGTCGGGGGCTTTAGCGTTAAATTGGTTCGGAATCTTGAAGCTGAATATGTAGCTTTGAAAAAAGGTGATCCGACTCTCCCCCCTGCCATTTTCATTGCACGAAAAGATATGGCTTCCGTGTCTTACCGGAGTATTGTCAACAAGGCCGTAGCTGATCTTCGAAGCGGGGCGCTTTCAATTCTTGTCTCCACGGTTATTTTTGATGAAGGCACCGATGTTCCTGATCTTGATGTGGTCATTCTTGCGGCTCCAACAAAAAGCTTTGTGCGGGTGATGCAGCGGATCGGGCGCGGACTTCGTATCAAGGAAGGAGGGCATTCGCTTGAGGTCATAGATTTTCTTGATTTGACGAATCCTTATTTGCTCAAACATTTCAAGGCGCGATTGAAGGTTTACGAAGACGAGAAGATTTTCTCAACCATTTCCGTGTACGAGAGCGGTGTCGCACAGCAGCAACCTGTTACGGCATCGTTGGAGCAATACGATGATGACGACGGGGAAGACCAAGAATTCCTCTGGCCCAACAATAAAGCGGAGAAAACTAGCGTATGAGACCTCGGTTCATTTACGAAATCCGGAAGGTCTCAACCGGATGCAGGTTATTCAAGCCCTTCAATTTTATGAAAAACTTGTGCAACAACATTCTGTTACGACTTATTACCGGGGTGTGTTGCGTAATGGAATTCATGCTGAAAATCTAAAGCTTTGGAAACCGATTTGTGCTATTCTTCGGTTCTGCGGGGAAAAGCACATTAGCGTTTTTCATTTTCTACAAGCACAATTTGTCGAGTGGGTTAAGCCAACACCTTACGCCACGACTTATCCGACGTGGCGGTATTTAGGTGTCAACGCTGGGTGCGTATCTCGGTATAAAGCGTGGCTCCGTCGGGTGCAAATGTCTCAGGGCGCGCGGTGTCCGGAGAATATTTTGAAATCTGGTGAGGCTACGCTCAAAAACATCATGGTATCGCGTGTAGATATGAAGACGATATCGGATGTTCTTTTAGATCCGTTCTTAGTCAGGCTTCTTCCTCGTGACTATGTCTGGTCTCTTCCGGAGTTCAGGCAGTTAGCCCCGACGCTTAGCAGTGATCCGGCAATGTCTGCCGTCTTAGCCGATTACCTTCAATAACTGAAAGAGGAATAAAATGGACGGACGCTTGAATGGCCGTGGTTTGGTTGTCGCTGTTTGTGGTGGGCGTAATTACAACAATGAAGACGGTGTTTTCAATGCATTGGACCGTTATTCTTACGTCCCCAAGGTGACAGTTGTAACTGGTGGAGCGCAAGGAGCGGACGCATTAGCTGAATTTTTAGCAAAACGATTTTTTGGGTTTAGCGTAGCGGTTGAAAATGCAGACTGGAAAACTGAAGGAAAAGCGGCTGGACCACTTCGTAATGAGCGACTTCTCGAACACTGGCATCCAGATGTTTTGCTGGCTTTTCCGGGGGGTAGAGGTACAGCGGATATGGTGGAACGTGCTCGAACGAAAGGAATCCCGGTACTAGAGCTTGGCGGCTAATGCCCGCTACGTTTGTCGAGCTTAGCCCACAGGCACTTCGTGTCTTGTTGGCGGCTGTATTTTTTGACGAAGGATTCTATCGGAAATTCTGGCCTCTTCTGACGCCGGATTTCTGGTCGGATACTTATTATAACGCGATTGCAAATTTCATAGCTGAATATGTTAAGACTTACGGGCATGCACCGAGCTTCGAAGTCATGGTAGATTTCTTCGCTACCGATCCTGCGCTCACAGAAGAACAACGGAACGTATATGCGAAAACCTTCGAGGATCTTCTGGATGCTCCGCTTGTAGATTTACCGTTTTATGTGGATCATTTGCGGGTCTATATTCGGCATCGAGCATTTTCGGATGCATTGGCCGAGTCAGAAAAAGCCCTCGAACGAAACAATTTTGATGATATTCTAAAGGAGATCACCGCAGCGAACATGGTTGCTGTGGACCGGGATTTTGGTACTGTAGATTTCTTTCTTCCTGAAGTTGTGGAAAAGCGTTCAGATCGGCGTCTTGATTTAACGAGTATCTACAACCGGCGTATACCTTGTGCGATAGGAAATCTTGACAGTTATCTCCGAGGGGGGATAAGCCCAAGTACGTTGACTGTTTTTGTTGGAGCAACAGGAATAGGAAAATCGCAGGCTTTAGTTCATTGCTCGCGGCAGGCTGTACTTTATGGTTTTAAGGCTCTTTATGTGACCCTTGAATTAGAACCGGATGCCGTATCTGACCGTTTCGATTCCTCTTTTTCTGGTATTCCATTCGACCGACTCACAGACATGACAGGAGAAGTGCAGCGACGGATGCAAACGCAATTTTCAAAATATGGAGATGCCCTCAGGATTGTTGGCTATTCTGAAATGACCTTGACACCTGAACAGCTTTCTGGCCTGATCGACACATTGAAGCAGGATTCGGGGTTTGCTCCGGATACCGTCATAGTCGATTACGCGGATCTGATGAAACCTTCACATACTTACAAAGACCGTCGTTTTGAATTAAACTCAATCTATACCATGCTACACAAAATTGCAAAAGATCATAAAATATCCGTTATTACCGCAACTCAGGCCAAACGTGACGCCATCGGTAAAAAGATTGTTGGGCTTGCAGATATTTCAGAAGACATCAGTAAAGCTTGGATTTCTGATCACATTTTTGGTATCTGTCAAACACTTGAAGAATCCCAGCAAAATAAAGCTAGAATCTTCGTCGCAAAAAACCGTTCTGGAAAACCATATCAAGAAATTTCTTTTGATCAAGATTACTCCATTTGTGTGTTTGCAAAACCCGGAATCTTTTCTACTCGTGAAGTCAGTGCTCCTGAAATTCTAAACAAGATTGGTACACTCGAAGAAGAAATTGAAACATTACCCTCAACAGGAACATAGAAAATGTCAAGTATTCACGTAAAAGAATTCATTCGAGATGTCTATCCCGGACGGTCTAGCCTATCTGGAAATGGAAAAGAGTTTAATGTTCCGTGTCCCTTCCATGATGACCGAAAAGCGAAAAAGCACGCTTACATCAACATCAAAACTGGCATGTGGATCTGCTTTCGATGCGACGAGCACGGCGGGTTTGTCCGTTTTGCGCGAAAAGCACTCGCCAGCAGACCCGATCTGAAACTGCATGACTACGTGATCTTCGATGGTGAAGGGGAGGCTGGTGCGAGCCTCCTCCACCTGTCAATGCCTGTACTGGCGAAGACACCGAAGATTCAGCCGCTTCCGGCAGGGTATCTTCCAGTTTGGCTTGAAGCTCCCGGTTATGAAGAAGCACGGAAAAAGGCGCTTGCGTATCTTGATTCGCGTGGGGTCTCTGTTATTACCGCTCACGCTTACGAGATTGGCTTCGCTACTATCGGGCAGCTTAGAGGGCGTGTGATTGTTCCGGTTCGCGCAGTGGATTCTCGGCTTGTCGGATGGGTCGCAAGGGATCTGACGGGGGAACAGTTTCTCAAGATCCTGTCTTCTTCGAACGAAGTCGAATCCATTAAAAATCATATCTTCGGGCTCGACAAGGCGCAGTATTTTTCGGAGATCGTTGTCGTCGAAGGTGTCTTTGATGCCATGCGACACGGTCCTAATTTCGTAGCGCTGCTCGGGAAAAATCCGACGGCTCAGCAGATCGCTGTGCTGCTCACGATGAGAGCGAAAGGCATCACGAAAATGACAGTGCTGCTCGATGCTGATGCGTCTCTGGCGGCTAAATTTCTGGCTGGGCGGCTCGTTGCGCATATACCGGAGGTTTACGTTGCGACCCTTCTTCGGTCGAAAGATCCGGGTGAGGCCCCTGATGAAGAGATTACGGAAGTCATTGAAAACGCTAATAGATACCGTATCTGAAAATACCCCTTGACTTTTTTAACTTACAGGTGTAAGTTATAAGGGTCAGGAGGCTAACGGGAAATGGCGATTACGAAAACCGCACGTAAAGTCTCGGAACTCTTTCCGGAGGTTACGGAGCTAAGTTCGTCGGTTCGTAATCTCTCGCTGTGGGTTTACACTCATTCCGAAGACGAGCCCCACCGGGTACTTGTTCCGAAGGTAGACCCGGCTTTCATGTTTCAGCCGCAGGTTCTTGAGGCGCTCATTCTCGGAGAGGTGCTGGGAAAGCACACGTATCTCTACGGGCATACGGGCACTGGCAAGACGGCGCATGTCGTGCAGTTTTGTGCGAGACGATCGAAAGAACTCGTGAGACAGAATCTCGACGAGCATATTGCTAGAAGCGAACTCGTCGGGTCGTATACGGCTGTCGCCGATGAAAGCAAGCAGCATCTCATTTTCCAGTTCAGGCGCGGATCGCTCGCTCTGAGTGTCTTGCGCCCGGCAACCTATCTGTTGGACGAATTTGATACGGGCTCGCCTGCCGCGACCGTGCTCCTTAACCCGATTCTTGAGTCGGATGCACCCGCACTCCATATTCCGGAGACGAGTGAATTCGTTCGTCCGAATAAAGAGTGGCGCTGTGTGGCGACGGGGAACACGGATGGTGTGAACCCGGACCCGCGTGGCCTGTACGCTGGCACGCAGCAACAGAATTTCGCTTCACTCAACCGCTTCGCGTACCGCGTCGAGGTTGGCTACAACGAGATCAGTCGTGAGCGTGAGATCATCACGAAAAAATATCTTGACCTGCCGCTCAAAGCTATCGAGCCTATCTTTTCTTTCCTTCAGCAATATCGGAAGGCATTTGACGGTAGCATGGAACTCACCATTCCATTCAGTACGCGGATGCTTCACAACATAATCGAAGCCACTATTTTTCTTGGTTCGCTTTCGCGTGCTGTGAAGCTTTCCTTCCTCGCTGCCGTGCCGCAGAACGAGCGGAATATTGTCTGCGATCTGGCGAAGCGGAATGAGATCAATTTGTAGGTGGATGGCGTGAACGTACCGGTTAATACTGAAAACTACTTGGGCAGGCTGGCGCGTGTTCTGGCGGCGCGAAGTGGGCTTCAGGTTATTCTTCGGGAGAACGCTATTCCGAAGACGGACGGTAAGTGCATCGTTCTTCCGGCGTTGAGTGACGCTCAGCTTGAGGAAGTAACAAAGGTTTATGCGGCAAAGGGAATTTCTGGCCTTGATATTGTTAATGGATTGCTCGACCACGAGGCGGCGCATACTGTTTTTACTTTTAATCAGAAAGCAGGGACGGAGACCTTAAAATTTGTGACGCAGCGTGAAGCTTCTACGATTTTGTCTACGTTAGCACCTTATGGTGTCAAGCCGGAGCATCGTTTGATTGTTGAAAAAGTTCTTTTCATCCTGTTCAATGTCTTTGAAGATATTCGTTGCGAAAGCCGCTGGGTGGAGCGGTTCAAGGGAAGCCGGGGGTTTTTTTACGCAACTTATATTGACGAGGTTACACATCCCGTTTTGTCACGTAATAAAGAAGCGGTTGGTGAAAAGACATTTGCAGAGAAATTTTTTAGATTAGTGTCTTTGATCTTTGCTAGGCGGGGCGCTCCGTGGATGACAGAAGCCATAGCAGAGCGGAAAGATAACGTGTCTGCTGCAACTTCGCGTGAAGAGGAGATTCTCAACCTCGTTAATTATGAAGCTCTTGTGGCTCTCGATTCGGCAAATGCAGTTATTACATATGCTGTGTCCCCGACGATTGAATTCCTAAAGGATGCCTTCAAGACGCAGAAGGAAAAATCGAAATCCTCGCAGCCTTGTGAGAAGCAGGAGCCGAAGAAAGGGAGCGAGAGGGCGTCAGAGTCGAAGGCTAGTGATGACGTTGAGGTTGACGAAGCGCATGACGAGAACGCTGGTAATTCTAGTTCTGATTCATCCAAGAGCAAGAAAGAGAAAAAAGAAAAGGTTGAGAAAAAAGAGAAGACGGATAAGAGGATCTCTCCTGATGAAAAGGATGACGAGGAGGGTGACGAAGAGGGTGATGAAGAAGGTGACGAAGAGGGTGATGAAGAAGGTGACGGAGAGAGTAATGCCACAGGAAAAATCAAAACCTCCTTTGGTGATGCTACTGGAAATGCTGGAAAAAGTAGCGAAGAGAAAGAGGAGCTTGGAGATGACTCCATTTCTGGCGAAGAGCAGAAGCTCGATGCTAAGGTGCTTATTGAGCTTCTGAATCTGGTAGAAGAGGCGCTGTCCACGTCATCGAAGTTTGCAAAAATTGTGGAAGCCCTGAAGATGAAAAGGGTTCCTCCGAATCTTGAGGGAGACCCTCTTCGTAATTGGCATGTACTTACTACGGAAAAGGACAGGTCTGAGCAGGTTCCCCCCGCATCTGCGTCAGGAACAGAAATCTTCCGCAAGAACGCTACAGCTATTTCGTTAGGGCATCTTGGCAGACATCTTCTCGGGGAGTTTTCTCGGCGGTATGTTCCGGCTTCGGAAGGTCCTCGGTTGAATCAGCGCCAGCTTGCGACGTTTTCAACTCCATTTCCGGCTCTTGACGTGGCTTTCTTGACACGAGCTGAAAAGCGGATGAGAAAAAATATTGCCGTCGAATTGATTGTCGATTGCAGCGGCTCAATGTCAGGAATGAAATTTCAAAATGCCATGTTGGCTGCGGGTGCCCTCAGTTTTCTTCTCGATAAGCTGACCATTCCGTTTTCGGTATATGGGTTTACTACGGGAGGAAATTTAAGAGCGGGTACACCATGTCATTACACAGAAAAGCCTGATCCGTATTTTCGTGTTGAAGCCTTAAATCTTCCAATCTTCAAACCGTTTGGCATGTCTTTCAAGTTGGCGTTTCCTTCGTTTGCTAATGGAGATGCTGTTCCTAAGTGTAATAACATTGACGGAGAATCTATCGCTACGCTTTCACAGCACTTGCTTCTCCGGTCTGAAAAACGGAAAATTCTCATTGTGCTGTCAGACGGGTATCCGGCTGGTGCGACTGACCAACAAGGGCTTTCGAATCATCTGAAGGCTGTAGTCAAAAAGCTTGAAAGAATACCGGGGCTGGAGGTCTACGCTGTGGGGCTTTCTTCACCCAAGGAGGGAGACGACAGCGCGGTGGAGGATTTTTACAGGAATTACGTAGTTCTCAAAGATTTTACTCAACTTCCGGAGTTGCTCATGCGTCTTTTTCTAAACGGGAAGAGGAAATTAGCGGCTTAATGTCTATAAATCCTCTGGATGTTTGTGAAAAGTGCCCTCTTTTTGAGGGGCGAGTTAATCGCAATTTAATACCCGTGCGTTGGGATGGCCCCGCGAATGCTCGTCTTTTAATTGCTGGGGATAATCCGGGAGTCATTGAAACCGATTCTGGAAAGCTCTTCACGGGCGAAGATAAGCATGTACTTCTTCGTTCTATCCTTCAGAATGTTGGAATAGACGCAGCTTCAATAGCATTTACCTATGCGACTCGATGTTCGATTCCATTTAACGGGTATAAGCTTGGAAAAACGGAATTGAATGCGTGTCGTCCGTGGTTGCGAGAAGAGATTGATAAACATCCGGAGGTGCAGGTCATTGTCTCTCTTGGGAAATTGGCGACGGCGGCTACTCTGGTAATTCCGTTAACAAAATCTGGTATGTTACGTGGACAGATTCACGATATTTTTTTTGATAAGCGTATTGTTAAAGTAATCCCGACCGTACATTCTTATCAAGCGCTCATCTCGGCTTCGGACTGTGAAGCCCTTGCTTTCGATCTTGTCCTTGCCAAGAATTTTGCGACGCCCGGTTGGAAGCCATTTTCTCTGGACGAACATAAGCGCACACATGCGAAGACTTACAGACTGGTAACGAAGCTTGTTGCTCTCAAGGCAATGGTGACACGTCTTTTGAGGGCTCCGCTTGTTGCATTCGATACGGAGACGCGGGGCTTGGACCCTTGGCATATTATTGATGGTTCATCACCAGAGTGCTTTATTTCTTCGATTCAATTTAGTGACAAGGTAGGTGAAGCTTTTTTTCTTCCTGTCGTGCATAAAGAGGTGCCTACATTGGTTGGGGATCAAGCGCAATGGTATGAAGTCGTTTGCGAGCAGATGCACCGATTTTTTTCAAACTATAAAGGAAAGCTGGTTGCGTTTAATGCGAAATTCGATCAGGTTGCTGTCTTGGCCGCTCTTGGAGTTGCTCCTCAAATTTTCTTTGATGGCATGATTTATGATCATCTGCGTCGTGGTTTACCCGCTCGGTCGTTGAAGAAAATTGCGTGGGAGGTTACACCTTACGGAGGATATGAGCAGGAGAAACGCCTTGTGGATGTGGCGATAGGTAATGAAAATGTGGATCAGGAAAATGATTCTTACCATTATCCGCTTGAAATACTGTTCTGGTACGGTTGTCTTGATGCGGATGTGACCTATCGGTTGGCAGAGCATTTTCTTCCTGAACTCTTTTCGAAGAAACAAACACGGTTGGGTTTTCTTTCGGAGTTTCTTGCAAAGGCATCGAATGCGTTATCTCGTATTGAGACATATGGTTGGAAGCTGGATTCTAAACGATTAGAAGAATATGGGCAAAGTCTTTTGAAAGAACAGGCTCGTATTGAAACGGAGATTGTGAAAACGCTTGGATCGGCACTTGATACTTTCAAGGAAATTACGGAACAAGAATTTATTATGACGAGCAACCCGCATCTGCGTACGTTGCTTTATCAGGTGCTTCATCTCCCACAAACTTTTGTGACTCCGAAGGGTATGCCTTCAACGGCAAAAGCCGCGCTTACGAAATTGAAAGATCAACACCCGTCCATTCCACTCATGTTGGAGCATCGTAAGGTCGAAAAGCTTTACACGACCTTTTATGATCGTTGGAAGCGGGGCATGGCACAGGATGGACGCCTTCATTTTCGGTATAATCTCGTTTCTTTTTTCAATGAAACGGAAGATGATAGTTCGGGGGCAATAACTGGAAGACTGTCGAGTTCTGGTCCTGCTGGAAATTGTCAGCAGATCCCAAAAGATCCTGATTTACGACACGTCTTTGTTCCAGATGATGAGAATTCTGTCATTCTTGATATCGACTTCACGACACTGGAATATGTTGTAACTGCTATCCATAGCGAAGACCCCAAGCTGGTTGCGGCCTTCAAAGCAGGTTATGATATTCACTCAGCAGTTGGTGCAGAAATTTTCGGGAAAGATCCGAAGGAGATGAAAACTGAAGCTAACAAGCCGTTGCGTCAGAAAGCAAAAACTTTGAATTTCGCAATTCTGTACGGGGCGGGAGCTAGAAAAATTGCCGAACAGCTTGGAGTGACAGAGACGGAGGCAGAATTATTTATCCAGTCTTATAAGGCTCGTTATCCTATCCTGAACGAATGGATCGAGAAAGTTCAGCGTCAAGTCAAGAAGATGGGTTACTCCGAATCCCGTTTCGGTAGGCGCCGGATACTCTCTGATGCCCTTTTGCCGAATGTGCCTGCCAATGTAGGTCGGATCAATGCGGCTCTTCGTAGAGGAGTGAACTCGCCAATCCAAGCAGATGCCTCAGATATCTGCCTATGGAGCCTCATTCGGCTGATGGAATGGCTTGACAACGGTAAGAGTCGGGCGCATATTCTAGCCACGGTCCATGACTCCGTGGTTCTTTCGGTCCCTAACGATGAGCTTCTTGAGGTTGCCTACAAGATCAAGGAAATTTTTGAACACCTCGGACTCCCGTTTATCGACGGCCCTGAATCTCCCGGAGTGCCTCTTAGAGTCTCTGGTTCGGAAGGTCCTGATTGGGGTGCGGTAAGGGAATTCGAGTGGGAGTAATATATGTCGCTTCCGGCATCTCATCCTTTTTCACACGATCAATCAATTCTTCGTTTTCCTGTCATCGTTCAAGGAAAAACTTATCACATCGACTTAGTTGCTGACAGCTATATTGACTCAGAAAATATCACTGCTGAATTTTCAAAGCAACCTGCACTTCTCGCGTGGTTTGGTGTAATATACCAGCAAGCAAATAATAGTTACGAGACCGCGAAAACAGAACTCGAAATTTTTGAAGCAAAAGCTTGTAACGAAGCTCGACAATGTGTGGAAGAAAAAGTTAAAGTGACTGAAACTTTCATCAAGCAACTCGTAATGGCTGATGAGGAATACATTTCTCGGCGGCAACGAGTAGACGCACTTAAAGCACAGGCTGAATTGACCCGCCGTGCTTTTGAGGCGATTCGTGAAAAAGGCTCCGTTTTAATTTCTCTTGGTGCGCATATCCGTTCTGAGATCGAACAAATGGGTAGAGAGTACATCAGGCACAGAGGAGGTGTCTGAAATATGGATTTGTATTACGCGCGAATTAAAAAAGAAAACTAACCACAATCTGAAAGGATAAATTTTCATGACACTCGACATTGCTAAAATGCGCGCGTTGTACGAACATTTCACAAAATCTGCTGGTGGCTTTTTCCGTCCCGAGTCCGGACAAAATCATATTCGGCTGCTTCCCGGTTGGCCGGACGCACAGGTTCCTTGGGTAGAGGCTGTGGATCATTTTGTCGGGGGCGATGTGAATCAAAGCTTTTATTGTCTCGGCATGCCCGGTCTCGAAGAAGCATGTCCGATTTGTCACGAGTCGCGCAGGTTGAAGAAAAGCCCTGATCCGGTCGAGCAGGAAGTCGGCGCTTCTATTCAACCAAAGAAAGTCTTTCTCTGGAATCTCATCGTGCGGAATAAAGAGAAAGAAGGAGTCAAGGTTTACAAATGCGGGAGGAAAGTGCAAGAGCAATTTCTTGCCTACATCATGGACATGGAGCATTTTCCAGACGTACTCAATTTGAAGACTGGAATCGACATGCTCTTGAAAAGGCAGGGTGTTGGAAAACTTGTCACATACACGGTGCAGCTACTTCAAAATCGCTGCCCGGTTTTTCGGACGGATGCTGAGACTCTTGCGCTTTTCAGTACCGCCAAGGATCTTACGGAAGAGATCAAGGTTGAATCAAAGGAGAAGCTTCAAAAAGTCATCGCGCGTTTTCTTGGAGTTGATGAGGCTTACTTTGGAAGTCAGAAAGTTTTGCCTATGACTTCGGCTGGCGTTCTGCCTGTCACTGGTGGAGTAGATATACCTGTTGAGGTGGGTATTCCTGAAACTGTTCCCGGTGCTTTTGGAATGTTTTCTGCGGCTGTTCCTGTGGAGGCTTCTACAATTCCGGTTATCTCGCCTGTTCTTGTTGTTCCTCCGGTGGTTTCAGGGGGTTCTGCGGCCTTTGGTGCCCCGGTGCCGGTCATTCCAGTGTCCCCCGTCGTTCCTACCGCTCCTACCGCTCCTACCGCTCCTACCGCTCCTACCGCTCCTACCGCTCCTACCGCTCCTACCGCTCCTTCTGTTCTCACAGGCATGGATCTGAAGGCGCTTAGGGCTCGGGTTACTGCGCGGATGGGGAAGGCGGTTAGTTAAAATGGCAGAAAGAGATGAGGGGGGCGTAAAAGCGCCTCTTGATCTTTTCAAGGGGGTAGTGAAAGGCATTCAGAAAAGATACGGGCCGGAGGCGGCGATTCGTCTTTCAGGGGCAGTCGGTGGAGTGACGAATATACCTTATTGGATTTCTACAGGAGCCTTAAATTTTGATGCGGTGCTTGGTGGTGGAATAGCTGGTGGGCGTATCATCGAACTTTTCAGTCGAAATGAATCTGAAGGAAAAACGTCGATTGCTGCGCACATAGCTCGTGAATGTCAGAAAATGGGTGGGTGCGTGGTTTATGGTGACATGGAGCAGACAGCGCACGAGAGTTATTTCAAAACGTTAGGCGTGGATGTGGAAAATAATTTCTACTTGTCTCGGCCTGATACTTTGGAGCATCTTTTCGGAATCATCGAAGCATTTGCCGAAGGCGTGCGTGAGCAGAACGAAACATGTCCGTTTTTGTTTGTCGTAGATTCTGTTGCGGCTTCGCAGACGAAGTCTCAGCTTGACGCTGAATATGAAGATAAACAAATGGCGGAACAGGCACGGGCGGTTTCATCGGGACTCAGAAAATTGAATCCCACCATCACGAAGACACAAACGACGCTGCTTTTGCTGAATCAATCTCGGACTAAAATTGGAGTGATGTTTGGTGATCCGGATGATACTCCCGGCGGGCGAGCGATGAAATTTTATGCTTCGCAGCGGATTATTCTGCGGAAGGCCAAGGCAATTAAGGTTAGCGGGACGGATGATGATAAGACGGCGCCGATCATTGGCATCGAAATTGAAGCTACAATCAAGAAAAATAAAGTTGCTGCTCCGTTCGGGAAGGCTATGTTTGAGTTTTACTTCAACAAGGGCATCAATTATCCAGCTAGTGTTTTTGATTTTGGTGTATCCCGTGGGGTTTTCATCAAGGAATCACCGGGATTCTTTTCACATAAAGTTTACGGTGGAAAGTTTCGTAGGGCAGATTTTGTAGCAGGATTTGTTACACCTGATATTCAAAAAATTCACACAGAGCTTCGGAAGTTGGCTATGGAACCCCCTGCTTTCGTCGCAGCGATAGAAGAGGAGGAAGTCGATGGGGCGTAGGAAGAAAGAGCCAGAAGCACAGATCAATAGCTTGACGCCGGACGATTTGATTGTGCTGTTAGCGATGCATCATGCGCAAGCCGTTTCCATTTCAAAAACTCTGCAAGCTGGATTTTGCGCCCTCATCACGGCAATGGGAGCACGTCCAGACCCGGCACAATATCCGGACCCGAGCGTGACTTTCATGGATGCGTTTGATGAAATGACAGGTGAGCCGGAAGAGGGGGGTGAAGTTCCGGAATCTGATGATAGTGGAGCAACGACCGGGAAGTAATTCATGGAATTGAAGTTCGAATACGTTAAAGTTGGTGATATCATTCACCGCATGTTTGCTTCTGCTAAATTGGGGCGGGCGGCAATGAAACCAATGAAGCTTCGTGTCACCGAAGTTGACGAGAAATTCATTTATTGTGGCCCTTCGAATGTTGGTTGGAAATTTAGGAAGGATTGTGGCGCCGAAGTGGATGAGGAGCTTGAGTGGGGGCAGGAAAAAAACGGGGTTGTACATACAGGATCGTATCTTGTTTAAGAACTGCAAGAACTGCGGAGCCCCTTTCAGAATGCCGAAGGGGGCTTCTCCTTATAACGTTTCGTTGTATTGCTGGCTGATCAGTAAGCCATGTGAATATTGTGGAACAAGACGTGAACCTGAGCCTGTTGCTTTTTTTTCTTCCTTTGTTTCTACCCCTGAATTTGTGACTTTTACTTTGGGGAAGGCTTATCATGTTTGACGTGGATCTTCTTGTAGAAAATCAACGGAAGCAAATTAAGACTTGTCTAGAGTCAAGTGGTAGCTCTGACTCCCGCGAGGGAATAAATAGAGGTAACTACAAGTTGCCATTTGTAGGGGTCATTACTCCGAATACTCTAGACGATTTCGTGCGTGAGGTATTCTCGAATTTTCCGTTGAGAGATTCTGACAGGTTGAAGTTGTACGCTGCGGGGGGTCCGATGCCAGAGCTTGAAGGCATCGTTATCATGTCTCGCCCTAAAAAAATACGTGAGCGATTTGGCGGAGAGGATTTTTCAAAACGATATACGAAATGTTTGGTTCGAGAGATTGAAAAGGATCTTGCGCTAGTTGCCCCTTCTTGCTATTTATTTGCTATGTGGATTCCGATTTACAGCGTAGATCAATGCGGACGAATCATGACTCATTTTGCGAAAAAAGTTCTTCCTGTGGAAAGTGCCTGATGTTATATCTTTATAAAGTGCGCGCTATTAAAGTGCTATGGGATAACGCACAGGAAGTGGTGGATTGGGCTTCTCACTCGGGGTTTAATGGTGTTGTCTTTTACGGGTGGAGCACAAAGGGTATGGAAATAAACGGTGTTAGGTTCATAGGCATGGAAGTAAACAGTGTTCGGTGTGTGAAGTATTCTTGGGCGCTTCCGTCGAACTGGATTGTTGAAATTCGGCCTTTAGATTATGTGGTCATTAGTAATGACGATTTCTGTCATGATTTCTTGGAATGCATATAAGAGGTAGGAAGCTGGAGCATGTGGGAAAAGCTGAAAGTTCCACTTTTTCACTGGCCTGATCTATCGCAGGCGAATGTGGGAGATCAGATTTTCTACTGTTATCATTGCACCTATCAAAATAACGTAACACAGAATGGCACCGGTTCTTCTATGTGCCCTTGCTGTAAAAAACCGGGCGGGTTCTGGAATTCAGGGCGCGAGGGGTTGCGGATCTGGCTGGTGGAACCCGGAGAGAAAGAAAAGCAGCAACAAGTATTAGGGGGAAATTAACGTGGACACCTCCTACATACAATATGTAAGGGCTATTCAACTAACGAGAGAAAATGTTTCTAAGGTGCAGGATTGGGCGAGTCACTCTGGATTTAATGGTACTCAATTTTTTGGCTGGGGGCGTAATAAAGGGCTGCTGGTATCACATATCGGTTGCATATATGGGGCACTCGCATTTCCCGGAGATTGGATTGTAGAAGTTCGTCCTTTGAATTACGTGGTTGTTTCAAACGAAGACTTCAAGCGTGATTTCTGTCTTTCGTGAACTGAAGAGGGTTTAACGCGAATGCCATTAAGCCTTGACGCCGCTAGGGAGCATTTCATCAATGAAATAATTAAAGGAGATTGGGTTAAGTGCCCCCTGTGTGAAAGAATTGATAAGGTTTATCGAAGGTCGTTGAATGCCTCTATGGCGAGGGGACTTTTGTGGTTAATTTGGAAATAGAAGCGCACCTATGGTTGGGTAGATGTCCCGGATGCTGCCCCACGTCATATTTATGGGACATCAGCGATCCCCGTTACAAAACATTGGGGGCTTAGTGAAGCTAAGCCGAATGACGTTGATCCGACCCGTCGTGATCTTGGGTTATGGAGACCACTTCAAAAAGGAATTGAATTTGCATCAGGAGCTATTTTGCTTCCGAAGTATGTTTGGTTGTTCCGGGATACACTGATGCAATTTGAAGGTCCAGATATATCGGTGAAAGAGGTTTTGCAAATACCTTTCGATTATTCGGCGTTTCTGGCGGACAATGATCCGGTGATGTTCTATAAGTGAATGGGTGAGGCATAAAAATAATGGACGTGCTCTTTCTGTCGGACACACATTTCGATAATCACTCGGAATTTTCTACTCCGGATGCTTCCCCTAATTATCCGGGATGTAATTCCCGTATGGTGCGAATTTTAGAAGCGTTTTTGCGGGCAGTGGCTTATGCACAAGCTCATGGTATTCCGGTTATTTTCATTCCCGGAGATGTATTTCATCGACGTGGAATAATCAACGTAGCGGTCTTCAATGCTGTTTCGAAAGCATTCAGAATGGCACAGGAAGCCGGGGTGAAGATATATGTCATGGCCGGGAATCATGATGTCGTAGACCGACAGGGAAGGCAGTCTTATGACGGGCTGCACGCACTCTATGCGATGGGGAGCGCTGTCGTCTTCAACGAGCCTGCTGTGACCCGGTTGGGGGGTATTCAGACGCCTTACTGTGTCATTCCTTACACGGCTTCACGAGAGCAATGGATGAAGGAAGCTCAGCGCCTCATGCAGGCCGTGGCTACGCAGTCATTTGAGCGCCCCCCGATCATCATTGCGCATCAGTCTTTTTCTGGAGCTAAGACGGGACCACACGAATTCATCATGCGTGAGGGATTGAACCCGGAGACGGACGTGCCAAAAGAGGCGATAGCAGTTGTTACCGGGCATTACCACGAGCACCAAGCTCTTGTTGCTCCTGCTCCTGTAATTTATGTTGGAGGGCTGGTTCAGCATAATTTTGGTGAGCGAACTTACACGCCCGGTTGGCTTGTTTATCACGAAGATACGGAAACTTTCGAACATATTGAAGATAAATATTCTCCGCGTTTTGTTGTTCAACAGGTGGATAATGTCGTGCAATTAACTATGTTGGAGGAAGACACGGCGATTCTCGGGACATATTATCGTGTTGAATGGAAAGGTGAACCTACAATGTTTGATATACTTGCGCGGCAGGTTCCTGATACGATTTCTCTTCGGCTTGCGGCTTCTTCTGGAGCCCAACTTACTCGAATTTCTTTTACTGGTGTTGAAGGTGTGAATGAGGTTTTGCGGAAATACATTGGATACATGAAAGACAGTAAGGGATTACCGAGTGGAGTTACAGAAGAAAATCTCCTTGAAGTGGGGCGGGAATTTCTGGAAACGGTTATGCGTAACGGGAGAGTTTGAATGAGCTTATTCAAAATAGGAAGTACTACAGCGGAAGGTGAAGAGAAACCTGTTGAGTGGGTTATTGTTGGTGAAATTGTACCGAAGTGGGTTTTAGATGATGGGTATGTTCCGACGGGAGAAGTTCGACCTCCGCGAGTTGGAGAGCTTTTTTGGTCTCCAATGAAAAATCAGCTTATGTATTCAACAACGGATGATTCTGTTGGTCCCGGATGCCCGGCTCCCCGTGTGATCTTTGAGGATAAGGTTAAGGCTGTCGAGCCTACTACCAAGTTTTCTAGGCATGGACTTCAGGCGGTATGAAATGCTGCATTTCGTAAGGGTTACTCTTGCGGATTTCATGAACGTCATTGGGACGGAGACGGTGGATTTGACTGCTCCGGGGTTGACTCTTGTCATTGGAAAGAACGGTGCAGGGAAATCAAGTCGGTATAGCGAAGCTGTTACGTGGTGTCTATTCGGAGATACTGTCCGCCCAAAAAAGACCGTCAATGATGTGATCAATAAAGAATGTGCATCAACTGACGTAACCGTTACCGTTCAAGATAGTGATGACGGAAGCACTTATCAGATACGTCGGGTGAAGCCTCGTGTGGCGGCTCAGGTACTCTATACTTTGCGTGATGGCCTTCCTATTTTCGCAGCCGCGAATCTTGCGGAGCAACAGAAAAAGGTTGAAGAGTGGCTTGGACTGGATTATAGGACCTTCACGAATTCCATTATTTTCGGGCAGGGGCTTGGGGCTTTTTTCGCATCTGGAAACATGAGTGACGCTGAACGTAAATCCATTTTTGATAGGATTTATGGATTGGATGAGTATGACACCGCATTGAAACTCGCTGAAAACAAGTATGGTGAATTGACTGGAGTTTTGTCTGAATATCAGAATACCTTAAATCTGTCTATTACAACGGAGGAAATCCACCAACAGACGCTTGCTGGGGGTAAGGTGGCTAGGGAAGCATGGCGGCAAGGGCGTGTGGAGACTCGAAAAACTCTTATTGAGCAGGCTGACGGGGCAATGGTTTCGTTGGAGGAGTGCAAAAAGACGCTCACGGAGCAGAATGTTCTTGTAAAAGATTTGATGACTCAGGAGACCACACACAAGAAAATATTGGATACGACAGAGACACAGAACATATTGTCTGAAATTGTTTTGACAGAACAATCCGTGGCGGAATTGAAGGATTATTTTACGGAGCTTCTTGCAAATCGTGCAGTTATTGACGGCGATATTCGGGCGTTGGAGCGGAAAATTGAGGAGCTGTCCGTGGTCATGAAGGTTTGTCCGACCTGTGGGCAGGAAATAAAACATGACGGTTCAGCGGAGATGCACATTGCTGTGCAGCGCGCCGAAGCTGCTGCTGAAGTGATAGCGAAAGGAAACGAGAAGAAGAACCTTGACGGGCTCATCATGCAGGTTAAAGAAGATCACGGTTTATTAAGTACGGAACTGGAAAAATTGCGAAGTGATATGACCGTACGGCAGAAATCTCTTACGGATGTTTCAGCAAAACTTGCGGAGGTTTTGCTACGATATCAGACGACGCAGCAGTGGAAGGCTACGGCAGAGACCGCTTTTAGCAATGCTCTTGGTGCGGTGGAAAAATTTGATAGGGAGGTGGACCCTTATACGGTGAGCCTTGCGAGCGTTGAACAGAAGCTCATGGAGGCGAAAGTTAAAACGGCAGAGGTCCAGAAAGCTCTAGATGAGGTTTCAGGAAAATTGGGGATATATGATTTTTGGCGTGACGCTTTTGGATCAAAGGGGATCAAGGCTTTTATCATCGAAGGGTTGCTCCCTGAGTTAAACCGGCGGGTGAACGATCATTTATATGCCTTGACAGGTGGCGGGTTTAGTGCTGAAATTCAGGCGACGACGATGTTGAAAAAAGGGACGGCAGCGGAGCGCATGAGTGTGAATATTATTAACACTCGTGGGGCGGAAATTTACGAAGGAAATTCCGGTGGGGAGAAGCGACGAATTGATCTTGCAATTCTTCTTGCTCTTCAGGATCTTATTGGAATGCGCGCTCAGCGTGGAATTTCTTTGTGTGTTTATGATGAAATTCTGGATGCCCTTGATGAAGAGGGTACAATGAGGGCTGTGACATATCTTCAGACACGAGCGCGGGAACAGAACAGACCGACGTATTTGATTTCTCACATGAATACTGCGCGTGCTCTTGTAGATCAAGTCATCGAAGTAGCTAGAGTTTAATATGGGAGTATTATCTCGAAGACGGAATAAGAAAAAAGATTGGTTGGCGGAAACCGTACGCTATTGGGAGATCCGTCAAACAGAAGTAGGGCTTGGTGTTGATTGGGCTGAGGCACATGAACGCTGCTGGAGATGCGGCTATGAAGCTCAACTTCAGAGGTGTCATATCGTTCCGGTTTCACTTGGTGGAACAGATGATGTGAATAATATTGTTGCGTTATGCACGCGCTGTCACGATGAAGCTCCGAATGTTAATGACGCTACTGAAATGTGGTGTTGGCTTCGTAAAACCGCAGTTCCGATTTACGATACATATTGGCCTAGACGCGCACTTAATGAAGTTTTGAAAGAGTTGAATCTTTCTGATGAAGAATTAGCGCGTATTGACGTGAAAAAGTTTAGACTTCTTGTGAAAGAAATATCAATGAACGAGGTTGGTCTTCATTGTGGACAGTGCTGTGGTGGCGTGCATGTTACGCTTAGTAGTTATGCGTGGGCAATTCGGAAAGCATTTTTGAAGGCCCTTGAGATTGCAGCATGACTATTCTAGAATTCGTTGCCGAGTGTAAGGGTAGATGGGTGCCTTTGTCTTTTGAAAAGCAGGCTGAACGCGCAGATAAGAGCAAGTTGTGCATGTTTTTTTACTCGGAGGTTAACCCCTCCAAAGATCCGGAGTTTCAGGTTGATCTTTTTTTGACTTCGGTGACTGTAAAATGGGATGGGGCAGAGTGGATTAAGGTAGCTGAATGAGCGAAGCTGAAAGTTTTACCGAAAAGACCTGTCCTAAATGTGAAGGTTTCGGGAAAGTCATGGTTCGGACGAAGGCAGGACATGGCCGTAGGGCTCGGACGAAGGGGAAATCAGGTGAACTGAAAATTGCCAAGATACTTGGGAAAATTCTCGGAGTTGAATACAAGGCTTTGTGTCGAACTCCGAATTCTGGTGCTTTTATTGAACGGTCTGATTTGCGCATGTCTGATGAAGTACGCGCCCGTTTTCCGGTTTACATAGAAGTCAAAAACCGGGAAATATGGACATTTGATAATCTGCTTGAACTCGAAATGAAGTGGGTCGGGTTTGAATGGCTTAAGGAAGCTACTGAAAAATTGCGTGGGGAGCAAGACAGAAAGACTGCGCCAAAGCTTCTTCTCCCGGTTGTGGTGCTTATGAAAAATTATCGAGAGCCGCTTATACTTTGGAACAGCACTGATGCTTTTGGGGACGTAAAATGTTTATGTCTTCGCGTAGGAATGTATCGAATTGCGAAACTTGAAGTATTCGCAGTAGCTTTTCTTAATCGGGTAGCACTTACTTTTGCTCATGAAAATGCGGAGGAGACTCCTTGAAAACCTTCGTTGTATGTGATATTCAAAATATTTTTCACGGGTTGATACGAACCACGGGAGATCCGCGTGCTCGTGTGGATTATGTTAAGCTAAAACGGATCGTTACACACCCCGGAGAGGAAACGTTATTGACAGCCTACATCGTGACGCCTGTGGCTTCCACGGAAATACAGGAAAAATCTTTGATACCGCCAGAACAACAGACAGGTTTCATAGATGATTCCTTCGTAGAGCTGCTAAAGAGACTCGGATATAAAGTTCGTCGAAGCTTTTGTTCCATGAAGGTAAATGAAACTGCTGAAGTTCGTCATGTCAACTACGTTCGTACCTCGATGGCTCATGCGGTTTATCAGGATGTGAGGGAAGTGCTCGCCTATTATGATAAGGTAGTTCTTGTCTCAGGAGCTGGGGCGCTTCTTCCGACCGCGAATATGGTCAAGGAAGCCGGGAAGGTATTATGGGTTGTGGCGTTCATTCGAGCAGGGGATCTCAATTCCGAGTATCGGCGTATTGCCGACAAGATTCTGCCTCTCAATGATACTCTTCGTTGGAGCGGTGGAAAGACGAAAAGTGGGTAATGTTGACCGTGTCTGAAGAAGAATCGAAGTTGAAGCCGGGGGAGATACGTAAAGTTCATCCGTTCGAGACTCGTCTCAAAGCGAGGAATTTGTATTTGAGAAACGGGTTTTCGCTTCGGAAAGTTGCACTGGAAACTAAAATTCCTTTGAATACTATTGTCGTATGGGCGAAGACTGGACACTGGCGGACTGAGCGACAACGATTGGAAAGGCATCTGGCGCGAAAGGAATTGAAGAGGATTGCCACAGAAGCTGCATTAGAGCTTCGAAATACAGGACGGTTGCTGAACAATGCACAGGATATTCTTGAGACTCAGTTTTATAAACAAGCTCTTGATGAAACAGGTGCTCCAATTCAGGATTCGTTCATTCTCAAGGGGCGTGGCGATTGGAAGTTGCGTGACGAAGCAGTGATGCAGTTTCTTTTAATGCTTACACAACGTCGAGAGAGCCATTTGAAAACGACACTCGATTTTCTTGGTGATTATTTCCCGAAGGTTGCTCCGGAAAAATTAAAGTTACCTGTTGCTGGCCGTGCTGAGGAAGCGATTGCTGAAGTTGAAGCTGAAAAAACGGAAGAGATTCCAGAGGAAGAAAGGGGAGAAACTGAATGAGTAACAAGACGACTATGCCGAAGAATCGTAGTGGGAGTCAGAAACGGGCTTCTTCCATTCCGGAATATGATGAGCCTTCGTTATTGGAACAGGGTGCTCCGGTATTTCGTACACCGGAGGAATATCAGAAATGGTTAGCGGGTGACGTAAAACGCAGAGATGTCGTAGCTGATTTCAAACGTCTTGGAAATGGGATTGGGCTTCTTTCGCATTTCAATGGGGAGCTTGATAGTAAGTTTGAGGCTTTGGTTCGTGAGCTTGTTACTGGTGGTTTTCTCGATATGGAAAAGTACAAGAAAACGGCGAATACGCAGCTTCAGTTTAAGCAGGTGCTTGACACCGTGAACTTCATGATGAAGGAGGTTCCGCTGCGGGACCGGGTGACGCTCGTTCTCCAATGGAACGAAGAGCATTCGGATCATTATATCTATGGGGGTTATGTCACTGGTCTCGTCTACTGGTTGAAGAAGAATCCTGACAACGTGGATATCGTGACTCGATATACGATTGCAACAGGTACTCATCTTGACGTGGAGCAGCTTTTCACTCCTGAAGAACTCATCGCTTATAGCGTGGAGTTGGGGAAGGCCGAAGTGATTCCTGCTCTTGAACCCGTAGACACACCTTCAACCGATGCCGGTTTGCTGCCGGTCATTACCAGCGAGGAGAAAGAAAATGCCTGAGAAACCGATACAGGAAGTGTATACCCTTCCGGATGATCCTCGTGAAGCTACGCTGTTCGTAAGTAGCTATACGAAAAAGGGTTATAGGGTTATTTCTCTGACAGCTACACATCTTGTCGTTGAACCTCCCGTTTTGGTGTCTCCGTCAGAGCGCGCCGATTCAAAGAAAACACTGCTGCAAGATTAACTTGACTTTTCCTTTTTGAAGTCTTACATTCGTAAGCGTGGAGGGGCGCATGGCCCGATGTAAGGTCGGTTTAGGGGTAACGGTGAATCTCGGTAACTACGAATTTTTTCGTGCAGACGTGGGGTTCGAGGAGGATGCCCCGGATAACTCGCAGGAGGAAAAGGATGCTTGTTTCGAGCGTCTTCGGGTTGAAGCCAGAACCCGACTTGAAGAGATCATTCTCAGTGAAGGTGAGAACATCCTGCGGTTACTGCCTGCGGTAAAGGAAGAATGGCAGAGCAGGGTCAAAGACTAAAGGAAGTGCTTTTAGATGAATGAAATGGAAGTCTCTAACGTGATGATAGGGCCGAAACGTGGGGCGCGCAGGCGGCGTCCTGTGAAGTTGCCGGTTCCGCTCAACGCCGTGCTTGAGCAGCCTTACGTGAGGATAACGAGAAACGGAGTGCAGATTACCTTGACTCGTGACGCACTGGCCGCGTTGGGCCGTCCGAGTCACATCATCTGGCTCTACGACAAGAATACCGGCTTCATCCGTCTGGTTTCCTCGGACGGCACTGCCGATACCTCATACAGGATTTCCTACAGCAAGTCTCGGCCTTCAGCGGTAGCGTCTGTCCCGAAATCTTACCTTGGAATTTTGAAACCCGGAAAATATATGGTAGTCTCTTGGTCCGAAGGAGAAAACGCCCCGAAGTGGATTCAATTTGGAACCGTAACGAACATCATGAATCTGGAAAGAAAAGGAGAGAAGTAATCATGAAAAAGATCCTGACCCCTATCGAAGCCGCCTCTAATGTCATCGCGCAGGCGATGGAGGCAAACCCTTACGCCTACCTCATGTTTTCGAACATCGCGCGTCGGATCTCTGGTGGAGTTCATCCACTGACGGCGGCGCAAACTGAGTTCATTTCGCTCCACAAGTACGCTCAGGGGCAGCAGACTCCCGCTGTTGCAGGTTCTTCTCCTGCGGCGGCTGTGTCTGCATTACCGGTCGTGGCTGGCGCCCCCGTCAAGCGCGGTCGTGGCCGTCCCCCGAAGCCTGTCGTGGCTGGCGCCCCCGTCAAGCGCGGTCGTGGCCGTCCCCCGAAGCCTGTCGTGGCTGGCGCCCCAGTCAAGCGCGGTCGTGGCCGTCCCCCGAAGCCTGTCACACTCGGGCCGGACGGTATTCCGATCAAGCGCGGTCGTGGCCGTCCCCCGAAGCCTGTCACACTCGGGTCGGACGGTATTCCGATCAAGCGCGGTCGGGGGCGCCCTCGGAAGATCACGTCGGAAACTGAAGCCGCTCGTGCGATCAAGGTGGCTACGGGGCTTCCGGTTGTCCCGGAGATTCCGGGGGACATTCCGGTTACTGACGCCGAAGTGCTGTCCCTCAAGCTTGGTGGTGAGGGCCTTCCTCCGGTGCTTGGCGCGGCTGCGATTCTCTAAGGTGCTTTCCCTTGCGGGAAGGGGGGGGTGAGGAGTATATTGCTCCACGCCCCTCTTTTTTCATAGTGGAGGTTGCCCGTGAGCGTGAATAGGTCCAGAGCGGTTTCAGTAGCTAGCACTCGGAACTTGACGTTATTTTACGCTCTTCAGGATTTACGAAAAGCTCCACGTTCAGTCAAACGTAGCGAGGTATGGATACACGCGGCTATCGACTTGACGAAAGCTGTCTTCGTTGTCCAGTTTGCAAGTATGCGGAATTCTCCTGATCGTGAGGATTTGGAGCAAGCGGCACTTCTTGAGTTTCATCGAAGCGCAAAAAAATTGGCTATCCTCACGGATACGCTTAGTCCTGATATACTTTTTCGTGTGCTTTACTCTGTGGCAAAATATTCTATGTTCCGCGAGCTTGCTCGGTTGAAAAAAGGTTCTCTTTTGTCTTATGGGACCGCACAAAGTGAAGATGATGAGGGTGACTTTCCGGAAGAAGAGCATTTGATGCGTGTGGCGCTTTCGCTTAGTGAAGAAGATGTCTCTGATGATGATGCGGTAGAGCCTCACGAAGTTAACAACTCCGATCCGATGATGCAGGAGATGTTTCTTGAGGAATCATTTCCGACAGCGGTCGTAAAAGCGGTGGATTCTTTGAATATTTACGCGTTGACTCCGTGGGGAGAGGCTGTTCGTTTTTCTGCTTTTCAACGTTTACGAGGTCGGTTTCCTTCCCCTACTCTTATTCGATCACAATGGAAACCTCCTGATCCATTTTTCATCATTCAATACGGAGAGCATCTTGCTCGTAATGCGATTCTTCAGGTTCCTGAACTTCTGAAAAATCGAGAAATGCCGTGACATTGAAGAGGGAGATCAGGGAATCTATTGAAATTCTTGCCACAGATTTCGCTCCACTTCCGAAAATTTCTGCAAGATATTTCACAAGCAAGATTAGTGAGAAGGATGCACTTCGACTTTTCATCGCGCTGGCGTCTCCTGCTTGCCCACAGCTTGTGGATTTTGCTGGTTTTGGGTTTACTCTTGAAACTTTTCGACAATTTCTTTCGTTGTATAGTGGCAAGACATTTGTTATTCCCCGCATGCGGGTCTGGAATCGAATCTGGACTGAGCTTCAACTTTATCTAGCTGTCGAAGCAGCCCGAGAGAAGACAGACACGGATTTAGAGACAATTTACAAGCAGGTGTCCGGGCATTACAAGTTCAGCACGAAATTTGTTCGGCACGTTCATGAACGTTTAATGTCGGGGTGTGCCATAGTGAATCGAACGAAAAAAAGGGCTTGACATTTTTAGTTTACAGGTGTAAGTTAAGAGTATGGGTGGCCCTTGGCGGCGGGACTACAGCTCAGGCTCTCGTCGGCATTATGGGGTGCTGGACCGTCGTAAAGAAGTTCTCATAGTCAAAAATATGGCAGATACGTCACCTATTATGGAGGAGCGTGCCGGGAGCAGGATAGGAAGTCTTGAAGAAGAAGCGCGCATAAGAGAAAGCGAAGAAGCGATAAAAGCGCTTCTTGAAGTCATATCTAAAGAAGAAGAAATGTATGTCGTGTCAGAGGAAACGAAAAAGCTCCGCGAATCTATTGCTGCACCAGCGGATATAGTAAATGGTAAATTTGTTCCGAAAAATTCCACACCATTTCCTGAAATAGAAATAGATGAAGAGGCGCTCAAAAAGCTTCGGGTAAAAATTTCAGTAGAAAGAGGTGGGGTGCCATGAAACGGTTTTTCATGATTGGGCCTGACGCAGCTATGTCATTTCGAACACAGGAGGGTTTTCAACCTTCTAATGAACCTGATTCTGAAAATAGCACAACTTTTATTGGCACAACCAAGGAAGGTTTACTTATTTACCGTAATCCTTATGTGTGCGTCGGGCATTGTGTATGGAGAAGAAAAGTGAACATATTTATTCGGGTATGGTGGAAGCTTTGGCGTTTTTTTGCGGCGAAGGAGAAAGCCTGATGGCTTATTTTGCGGATCTTACCCCTTATACTGACAAACCCTATCCTCCCTACGAGATTTACTGGCAGAAGGCCGTGTCGTGGGAGTGGCTCAAGGGTAAGACACCTATGAGTTTTCGCAGGGAGGAATTGAAGAAATTTCCGGCACTGAACATTGGCTGGCTGAATCCAGCAGAACACTCGATTCCTACAGCTACGCCGTCCAAAGAATTTCTGAACGCTCTCCATTTTCTTTGTGCTACGGGTGACGGTTGGAGGCTCGTTTCTTGCAATCACACGTTGGGCTGGCATCCTTGTCCGTTCATCGCACTGAAGCAGTGCATACGGAATCCGGTTCAGTGGGGGTATGAGGACGAAGGGGGCGCATCGGAAATTTACGTCGTGGGTGAGGGCGTGGTCTACATGGCGCCGGACATGATTTACCATTATGTCAAGGCTCACGGGTATGCTCCTCCGGAAGAGTTTGTGAAAGCTGTACTTCAAATTTCGCTACCGGAAAATCTAAAAGAGGATGTATGAACGACAAAAATATACTTGTCTGCGTACGGAAATCAAACGCTCTCGGGTCCGTTTCTGGTACTTCAATGGATATATGCAGCCAGTGCAAGGAGCCGGTTCTCATAGCTCCGACAGGAAGGTGTATCGTTGCGGAGAAGAATGCCGAAATCTTTTGTGGGCAATGTGCCGCGCCTTTGGCGTCTCGTAATGACGTGGAGATGCATATGCCTAACCGAGAACAAATCAAAGAAGTACTTCATGTTTTGTGGACCGAGTGGGCTCATGATCACTGGAATTGACTTTTGAAATGGACTATCTTGACAGGAGATGGTCATGACAATTTTCAGCGAACTCTTTAAGCAAATCAGGGAAAAAAATAATAATAGTCGTCAGTGCATAGGTTGCAAGTGCTGTAAAGTTCCGTGGAATCAAGGATCGGATTATTGTGACAAGTGCATTGAGGATGACAAGAGGCAGCTTGAACCGGGGTATAAACTTCATGCGGAACCTATAAATTATGCGCGTGGAGGTGGACCGAAAAAGGAATCCATCCGTGAGGAAGAGGAAGACGAATTTTATCAGGAAGGTGGAGATATTGCTAGTAGAGATGACGAGCATTGGTATCAGTACGGGAAGTTGTACTTTACTGGAGATCGGCTTGGACTGAAAGTAAAAATGGATAAAGACAAGTTTTGGCCTAATGTTTTCACTATCTCTGATCACGGTAACTCGATTCTTCTCAGTGGTACAAAAAACTGGTGGTGGAAATAGAATGCGGCGTATTTCGATTTTCGTGTTTTCTTCGATCTGCGCGAGCGGACTTCTCATGCTCGCCCTGCGAGCGTCTGTTCTTCGTCCTGCCATAACGCCTCACCATCAAATGCAGCGCTTCGTCCCCCCTTTGAAGCGTCCCGCTAGAATTTCCCACAGGCTATATGGCCCGGTTCGTGCAGAAGGAAACGGGGTAGTAACCTTCTAAAGTAAGCAGTTTCGTGGGTTATTACCCTTTTCTTTTTCCCTTGACTTTTTATTCTTACAGGTGTAAGTTATAAGGGTGATGAATCGCGTTGAGGTTATCCGCGAGCTTCAAAAAGCCGGATATACGGTCTGGCCGGATTCCGCCAAGCTTTTTTCCCCTATCTGTTTGATCTGGAAGGTCAGCCCTGAAGCTTCGGCTCTTCTGCATGTCCACGGAGAGCTACGTGACGCGAACGGCAAGTACCTGCCTTCCTACCCTCTCACGGCAACCTCCGAGCGTACAGCGGCGCTGAAGCTACTGCGTGGCCTGCTCATGGAGATGGAGGCGGAGTAATCATGACGAAGATATGGGGTCTTCGGGTGCTCTGGACTCTACTCGGTTTTTCCATCGGGTGTTTCGTAATGCGCTGGGTGCTGAAATGGTGGAAGTGGCATCAGGTTCGAAAGTGGAACAAGTGGCTTCATGACAAGCGCTATACCGTGAAGAGGCATGGCGATGGATAAATTTCACAGTAGCAGGCCGCTTCATCCTGAGTTTGTGAAATTCATGAACGAGCAGGATAAAGCTGCGGGAGTTCATCAAAAAAAATCAGACACGGAGATAGAAGCTGTAACTAAAGAATTGAAACTAGTTACGGCGGTCAATGGAGGCGTAGAAGATGATGACCGGGGGTATCTTCCTTTGATTTCTACGGAGTCTTCTTCTCTTGAAAAATCGCACCCAAAGCTGGGTGACTTTGCAAATGACTTTAACCCCCCTTCTGTTTCTGCTACAGAGAATCTCATCGAGCTTCGTAAAAAAATGATGGGGCTGTACGACATGCATCGGGGAGAGAAACCCCCGGAAGGCAAAATTCAGGAGATCAGTCTCGCCTATGTTCATGGGCTTGCGAAGCTTTTTTATTCCAGACATCCTGAAATAGAGAAGATACCTACGGAAGTTATAGCGGTGGAATGTGTCATCGCACTTTCAGAAGTTGAATTCTTTGCGAGTGATCTTGGGTTTTCAACCGTAGCACAGCTCCTAAAGCAGCGAATGGAATTTATCAACGGTACATCAATGTATCTTCCGGTTTGCGGTGCAGAGTTTGAGAAAAATCTCAAGATGGCGCGGAGCATACAACCAGCTATTTCTTCTTCATGGGTCACGTCCAGCCTTCGTCTCCCTACATTTCCGAGTATTGCCCGGTATGTTGCAGAAATCAAAGAACGTGAGGTTGAAGACTTACTCGCGGTGGCGCGTGAAAAGTTATTGGCGAGGAATGCGTGAAAAGAATTCATAGGAATTCCAGTAAACGGGCGTCTCGTGGAACGGTTTCATTGCCTTCCAAACGAGTTGTCGTGTTTACAGGGATTTTCTCGCTGGAGGGTTCACGTCCAATTTATCAAGTTACCAATGAGCATCCGATAGAGGCACACATTACGGCTTCAAGTGTCGCAAGTGATGGTCAGGTACATCTTTATCTGCGGAATACCATGCATAATATCAACACAGTAGAAATTCGGTGGATGGGCACTAAGCTTACATTTGGAGCAAAAGGTGGCTTGAAGCTTGCCGCTGAAAATGTTGTAATTCTGCCTACGCTTAAGGGATTGACTGTGCAGACAGATTTCGTCTCGCATTTATTGGTCAATTATACGACTTTGGCGGATCTGCGCCTTGAATGTGTAGGTGAATTACCACCTTTCAACAAGCAGGAAACGGAGGCTGTAGCTTTCGAAAAAGACTTCTCAGCCATTCGGGCGAAGATTCTCGCTGACAGGATGTAATTATGAGTAAGAAAAAGTTGCATGTGGATGAGCGCCGTGTTCTTCAACTGAATCAGAATTTTGTGGATTTACTCAATGGTCTAAAGGCTCCGCAAGGGGAGCGTATTACGTTTCGTGAATTGAAGGATGCTGAGCAGTTTCGTTCTTTTCTCGTTTGTTTGAAGCTCGATCTTATCTGGCTTTATCGTGAACGTGAAAGACTGGAAAGCGCGCTCAGCGAAGCCAAAAGTGCTACTGCAATTTTATCTACGAAATTTTCACTGCCTTCCAGTTTTACGGATGTAAGTGGAATCAAGACCAGAAGCAGTATGGTGGAAAAGGCGTTTTCTAGGGGTGTAGAAGTTTATACAGGCTTGTTTCATAAATTCGTGGAGTCAGCTTCTCCCGAGGGAATTCGGGCATATATTCATGGTAAGCTTTCTACGCAGATTGATAATACACGGTCGTTTCCCCCCGCGCATCTTGATGACAAGTTTGTGATGGAGTGGATGGAAGAGCAGAAGGAACTCGATCTTATGGCTGGCTTTGATTCCAAGGCAGGAGTATCAATAGCTGCCAAGAAAAAGATACAAGTAGAAAAGAAAAAGGAGGAGGAAAACGTAGAGGAGATTCTGGATGCTCTTCGTGGCAAGATTTTGTCTCGCCTAAATGAAGAACCGGATGACCCAAATCCAATAATTCATTTGAAACTTTAAGAGGAGAATTTTTATGGAACGTAGCTTACCTCTGTACGCAGCGAAGATAGATTTTCATTTTCTTCCTTTGCTTGTTTTCCTCGTGAGTCTCGTTGGAATCGCACTCATGCCTAGCGGCCTTGCGCGTATTCGGCAGGCATTTTTTAACTGCCTTTATGAGCCGGTTTCTGCTGAGCCTGTCCCCTATGGTACTTTCATAGACTCTTTTCCGGTTCCGACCATCAAGAAGATTTTCAAGAACAAATCTAAGAAAAAAGTAGAGAAAAAGCATGGCGTACTGCAAGGACGACCTTAAACTCACAACAAATTGTAGGGATATGCTCTGTATTGCGGATGGGAGCTTTTGTTCGCGTTTGAATGGGGAGCATTTTGTCGGGGACGCTAGGCGTAAGGATGATCTGAAGGATTCCTTACGTGTGGGCTTCTACGGGGCCTACCTGCCTCATTCCTGTCAGGAGTGGTTCATTGGTGGTCCAGACGAGATCAGAGCTTTGATCGCTGACTTGAATGAGGCGCTTGTTCAGTTGAAAGTTAAATCTATGGAGAAAAAGAAGGAATCTTAACGTGGATAAGGTTACAGGGGTAACGTAAGTACGTAAATATGGTGCACGCATGTTAATGACAATCGGGGAATTTTGTAGGGGGGCACCCTTTTGGGGTGTAAGGACATAGTTATAACAAGAACCTTTGTCAAAAAGGGGGTGTGAAGGGGGAAAGTATGGAAGAGCAAAAATCCGAGGAATTGCCGGTTGCATCTGTTGATGAAGGTGGAGCATCTTCAGGGGTAGAAGCTGTGAATGAGCAGCTTCGTGTTCTAGCAGAGAAGAGACAAGAGGAAGTATTTTCTGTTCCAGCACCACCTCCTGAAATCATGGAACAACTTCGTGCTATCGCTGAATTATCAGAGGAACAGGCGGCTGTGATTCCAGAGGGAACGAAAGTAAATTTCATTTCACCATCAACACCTAAAGTTGTAAAAGATCCGTTCAAGAATCTTCGTTTGAATTTCGTGAAAGATGATGTGAAGCCTTCAGAGGGAATTATCGAGCAGAATCCATGTGAACGGAGACTGACCGAGAAGCGCCTTATAAAAGCTTTGGAGAAACGTGAAAAACGCAAAGCGAAAATCTACGCACAGATTAGACGGTCCCAAGCCTGCGCTGAAAAAACAAAAACATGCGCAGCTACCTGCGCGGTGTCCGGTGAACCCGAATCATTGCCGGTGGAAATACTGCCTGTACAACCCGAATAGAAAAGTGTTGATATTAGGGCCGATAGCAAAAAAAATCGCACACGATATTATGACGGATATTTTTTCTGAGCTACAGCGTTTGAGTGAATTGATGAGTCTGGTAAAGACGAAGGGGAGAAAGAAATGAGCGCTGCCTCTTGACAGGAGCTTCTTACGGATGTAAGTTATAGATTGGAGGTGGAATCGGTGAAAAGGCGCTATACAGTGGCCTGCGACATGGATGGGGTACTTCATGAGTACAGCACGCCGTGGATCGCGCCGCATGTCATTCCGGACTCTCCGGTAGCCGGTGCTATCGAATGGCTTCATAAGACTCTTCAGGAGTTCGCTGTAGTGATCTTTACGACCCGAGGCCGAACATGGAGGGGGCGGCGCGCGGTGCGGCGTTGGCTGAAGAAATATGGCAACATCATGTGGGATACTTACGGTGATATTCATGGGTTCGAAGAAGTCAAGGTAACTGACAGAAAACCTGCCGCCCTTATTTACCTCGATGATCGCGCGTGGAGATTTGAAGGAAAGAATTTTCCTACGATGCAGGAAATTCATAATGCTCGTCCGTGGCATAAACTGCCTGATGGTGACTTCAAGTGAGGAATCCATGAGTCATAAAGATATGACTTCTTTTTCTTGTGAAATTCCTTTGGAGGATGAAAAGAAAATGCAGGAATTTCAGGAGATGATGGATCAACTCACACAGGAAACAGTTATTTATGAGCGTAAACTAGCCGAAGAGTTGGGGGTTCCGGTTGCACAGGTGGGAAATATCGTTTATCTTCGAACTAGAAGCCGTTGGTCTCAAGAGTTGGAAGACAGATTGGTGAAAGCTTATAAATCAGGAGCTACCGATATTTCTGTCTTGTCGGGAGAGGAGGAAGAAGACCTGCAAAGGTTGGGGTTCTGAAGGAAGAATCGTTGTGTTAAGCACAAATTTTCGTGAAATCACAATCCGTCTAGTAATTCTAATGGTTTTCTTTGGAGGCTTTTTCTTGGTTAAAAGGAGTGTACTGTCTTCACCCTGTTCTCTGCCACTGCAAGACTGCCTTGAAGCGCTTCGGAATTCAATGCCGGAAGGGATGGCATTAGTGAAAGTACCAAAAACAGGAGAACTCGTGTGGGTTGATCTGCGTTACTGTATTATTCCTCCTTCAGTTTTTTAGTCGAAGGGGTCTAAATGAAAAAAAGGTCGTCATGATGTTGAGTACCGACTTTCAAGAAATAACGGCACATGACATTTGCAAGGCGGTGAATGATTCTGTGCTATTGAGCCATTATACACTTATTCGACTTTACCAGAAAGGTGTTTCTATCAACGGCGAGAATTCTTCCTTCTCGCTCGTGTTGGGTTATGCCACGAACACCCGTGCGTTCAAGAAGGCCATTAGTAGCCGAGGAGGTGCAATGGTTGGGTTGCGCCTAGTCATCGACGAATCTAATGGCTGGTTTACAGTTGTGAAGGGCTTTGTCATTCACGGAATTCAGCGTCATTTGCTTCAACGCGCCTGCGAGCTTCACAAGGTTTCAGTGTGGGCGAATTTAATGCCGGACACACATAACCTTTTGGTTTATGCTAATGGTCTGCTATCGTCGTATGCATTTCCAAAGGGGTTGGACGACACATACCTTTTTGATCCGCAAGTTTTCCATGACGCCATCAGCTCGTCTTACGGCAAGCCAATTAGTTTTGTATACGTTCCGGTGGGGTATTTTGATTCGCTTGCATTACGTTCTTATCGTAAAGCTATTGTGAAAGTGATTCCGAATATCGAGATTGTGTAAAAAGGAAAAACATTTGATGCTATTTACACCTGAGAAACCTGAAGGGTTGAAGAAATTAGAAAAGCGTTTTGCTGAACTTGAAGAGCAGCTTAAGGCAACATCTTATAAAGAAGAAAGAGGGCGCTTGATTCGTGATGCTCTTGTGGATCTTCATGGGGAACAAGGTGGAGAAGTTTACGATGAATATGTAGAGAAACATAATGAGCTTAAGCGCAGGGTAAATGCTGGAGAAGACTGGAAAAAGGTTTATGATGAATTGTGGGGTTTAGCTAAAGAGGTCGAATGAACGCTAAATAAATTGATGAGTAAAAATGTTTTGTGTCAAGAATGAAGTGGAGGTAGTGAAAAAGTATGATGATTTAAGTACCAATATAAACGTCAAAATAATGAATGTTTAATGCTTTAATCACAAAGGGAGAGAAGTCATGGGAAACGCACGATTCGTAGATGTTGATTGGAACCGGCATGCTTATGCCACCAGCGCCAAGAGCCGGGATCAGATTTTCACACAGAGAGATATTCATCCGGATCTGGACCCGGCCAAGGTCAAGTTCCGGGAAGCTGTGGATTCGGATGCTAACCCTGAAGCGACACCGATCATCTTGGGCGCGGATGAGACGGGGTCGATGGGAATTCTCGCCGAGACGATTATCAAGGGAAGTCTCGGAACCATCATGAAGGAACTGTACGCGCGCAAGCCTGTCACTGACCCTCAGATCATGTGCATGGCGCTGGGGGATGCGAATTGCGATAGCGCTCCGCTACAGGTTACGCAATTCGAAGCCAGTGTCGAGCCGATGGTGGACCAGATCGCCAAGATGTACCTTGAAGGGCACGGCGGCGGCAACGGTGGAGAGTCTTATTCGCTGGCGTGGTTTTTCGCTGCTTACAAGACGAAGTGCGACGCCATCCGGAAGCGCCACCGTAAGGGCTACATTTTCACTATTGGTGACGAGTCCCCACACCCGACGCTTACGAAAGATCAGCTTACGCATTTCCTTGGAGTTTCAGCGGAAACTGACATGAACTCCAAAGTGCTTCTGGCTGACACGCAGAAGGACTGGCATGTTTTTCATCTCATCGTAAGTCCGGTGACAGACCAGCAGGTTGAGAAGAACTGGAAGGCTCTTTTACGAGAGAGGGCTATTCTTGTGCCGGATATCGAGCGGCTGGCAGAAGGCATCGTTGCCATCATTCAGCTCGTGGAGGGTGGAGATCCTCATGTCGTGATGAATGGCTGGAAGGGAGATTCTGCGCTGGCTGTTCGTACGGTGACGGCTCAGCTTGTGAGTGCAGGCGCAAAATAAAAGTCTTTCCAGATATGGAGTTTTGACGATGAGAGCAACAGCGGTTATAGGAGCTTGCTGGGGTGATGAAGGAAAAGGCTTAATTACTGATTTTTTCGCTGCCAAGGACGCAGAGCACACGCTTGTAATTCGGTATAATGGCGGAGCACAAGCTGGGCATACAGCGGTTACACCAGATCCGGAAAGACACCGCCATGCTTTTTCTCACATTGGTAGTGGCACTTTTGCGGGTGCTGCTACCTATCTTTCTTCCAAATTTATTGTGAATCCGTTGTTGTGGCAGAAGGAGTGCGAAGAGCTACGTAAGGTCATGGCTGTGATCCCTCCTGTGTTCGTAGATGGTAAAGCTATTTTCACTACGCCGTGGGACATGCTGTTGAATCAGGAGCTTGAGAAGCAGCGCCACAGTGCCCGGCATGGCTCCTGCGGTGTGGGGATTAACGAGACGGTGACACGTAGCGAAACCCTTCCGGGATATGTGTATCAGGCTTCATCCCGTGAGTGGTTGCGAGATTTTCTTGTAGTTTCCAGAGACTATTCGGCAGGTCGGGCAACGGCGCTAATGCCGAGGCTTTCGGCGAAATTTGAGACATCTTTACAGGATATGTTTGAGTCACGTTTTTGGTCGGAGCATCTGCTGACGAATTTCATGTGGGCAATGGAGCAATTTCTTGACGAGGCGGCGACTGTTAACGAGACGCCGAAAGGTTTTGGTCATCTGCTCTTCGAGGGCGCTCAAGGACTTCTTCTTGATGAGCAGCATAAGTTTTTTCCTCACGTCACACGAAGTCGCACTGGCTTGACCAACGTAATTCCCTACTTGCGACAGAACAAGATTTACGAACTGGATGTCGTGTACGTGCTCAGAGGTTACATGACTCGGCATGGCGCAGGACCGTTTCCCACGGAAGACCTTAGTATTTCTTACCCGGATGAAACGAATGCTCCGAATGATTTTCAGGGTACGTTACGCTTTGGGCATTTGGACATGCCTCTCATCAAGGCAGCCATTGACAAGGATTCTTCGGAAATTCCGAGGAGCATACTGGCACCACCTACGCTGGCTGTGACCTGTCTGGATCAATTACGCTCACCAATTATAACGGACAGTCTCATCCAGCAGTCTTTACTCAGGGAGATCCACTTGCCTATCAAATACAGGAGCTACGGACCTACTCGGGAGAACGTGGAGGAGCTTGCCCTATGAATTTCGAGCCGATCAAAGCATTCAATTTCGTATTCGCTATTCCGTGGGATGTGCCAAAATACATCAGCGAATATTTTGGCTTGACAGTGGAGAGCGCCTACATCGACCTTCTGCAAAAGAATGGTCGGATCTCTTTTCGAGAATTCATACATACGGAAGAAAATGGGTTGGCGTTGATCCGGATGTATCTGAGTGGTGTAATCAGGGAGTTCAAAGTTGAGCTACTGTCGGAAGCTGGAGATCCGGTGAGGTGCTATTGGTTCAAGGGAGTGAAAATATCTAGCTTTAATCTTTCATTGGGGAACACACAATTTAATGTGAATGATGTGACCGCTCCATACATCATAGAAGACGTGAGAAATGAACTGTATTTTAAGTTTGACGAGATTGAGGTAACTGCGAAAGACGAGCACGAATTGCCGAAGGGGGCTCGACTGTTGACGCTTGATTATCGAGCGCGTACTAGACAAGCTGAAATAATAACATGAAAATCGGAGCTTTGGTTGCCACGGAGAATTTCACACAAAATAAACGGCGCTTTGCATCGGAAGCTCTCGATGACATCGTGGGGCAGCTTCCCGGCAAGTTTATCTTTTGGGAGTTTAGTGCTCTCCCACAGAAATCCCATCTTTTAAGTGCTACATGTGGGCAGGTGATTAGCGCGCGGAGAACACCCGCAGGTGTAGAAATTGTCGCCGGAGTACTCAGTGATTTACGCCCCGGATATCTGGTGTTGTCCTGCGAGGGCACGCTAGAGAAAACTCCTGAAGGTGATGTCATCCCGAGGGTCCCTGTCGTTTCTGCGTTAGGTCGAACTGATGATCCAGCAGACCGGATGCTTCTGCCGTGGTGGCACATTGAGGAGGAGACATGAATGGCTTTATTCTCGTTGTTACTTTTGTCATTGCAAATCCTATTGTTTGGACAACCATAGCAACAATTCCTCCTCATTCGATGACATATTTACCAGCACAGCCTACGGATAAAGCTCGTGTCGTGACGTTTTTCGTTATATCACTTGAAGAGGCAAAGAAAGTTGCAGCGGCATCATCGCCTCCTTATGAAGGTTTATCAGGGACAGGAGGCTGGGTACATGGTCCGGCAGTTGTTATTGAACTTGCGACGGGGAAGATCACAAAACTTACCATTAAACCGAAATATGTGACATTCCAGAAAATAGTAACAGAACAGAAAATAGTAACAGAACAGGATGGTTTCGTGGCTGTTGAGGAGAAGCCTTGAATTACAAAAAGAAAAGGTGTAAGCGTCACCCCAAGCATGCTTGTGGCTGTGGAACGAAGGGATTTAAGCGGGATGGGAACCGAATAATTTCCGCAGAAGATGTCAAAAAAGTAGAAACGCTGCAAGAGGAAGTTCGTTCGTACCCTAGTCACAAAAAAGACACGAAGCGTTGGTGCCGGGGAAAAGTTGGGGTCGAACATATACCTGAATGGGTGAAAAATCCCTATATGTACGTGTATGCCTGTACTTCTTGTGGCAAGCATTTTGATTTCTGTTTCGAGTGGCTTACTGAAAAATGCAAGTGTGGGCATCACTCGGAGAAGAAAAGTGCGTGATGTAGCTGATATTACTGCGGAATTGGTAGAAAAAATCTGCATGACACTTCGGCAAAAGATAGAAGATTACCTTCTTGAACTCGGAGAAGAAAGAGTGCATCAGATGGTGGCCGAGGGTTGGTCAATTACTAAGTGGTCAACTATGGAAAATGGTATTATCACTTTTTACGCGCGACTGACTCCGCCGGATGAAAAAAATGTCTGAGTTTATTTTCAAACCGGGGGAGAAAGTCACTTTTCAAAATTGTGACGACGGCGAACCTTGCGAGCATATTCTTCTTAGTTTTTATACTGCTGTACCTAAATGCATGGAGTGGTTGACTGTTGGAATTGAGGGTGCAGAATGGTGGACCGTTCAAGACGTTATTACGAAAAAACCTTACTTGTGCTTGATTTATCGAAATCAAAAAGGTTGCGCTGCACTTTGGACGGGGAAGAATTTATAGCTTTCATGAATCATGGCGGCAAGTAGAACTATCTTTTCATGAAGTGGTTGCTTTTCGAGTCTGAACCTCTCTCGCGCGTCTATGCTCTTTGGAAGCAGGCTGGGGAGCGTCCTTTTGCCATCCTGACTGCATGGGAGCAGCAGCGTGAGCCAGTGGATACAACGCGGTCAGCGCATGACGCAGGCCGGTATATGAACAAACTGGACATGGAGGCGCTCGGGCACGACATTTCTTCACTTGGGTATGGCTTTTCCCATGCTCAGGGAAACTACACAGGCAGTGACGAGCCTTCCTATATTGTGCCGGGGTTATCGAAGGAAAAAGCTTTGGCGCTAGGGAAGAAATATAAGCAGGATTCAATTCTGTATGTTGGTCCTGAATACGAAGAAAAAGCTGTTTTGCTTTTTCCGAAAGGTGGCTCTCCTACTGTGCTTGGGGATTTTCATGCAGTAAATCGAGGCACTGATTATACGAAGGTTCGTCATGGCAAGAAATTCAGTTTCGAAGCTGTAGAGCGCATTGTCGAGCAGTTACTTCAAGAAAAGGAGTGAAGATGAAAGCAACTTCGCAGCTCGTAGAGAAGCTCATTGAGAAAAATGAGGGTGATGATTACGATATCGTTCATCTCGGAGATAAAGAGTACGGAAACGAACTAATGAGGAAGGTGGCGGAAGAGTGGTTCGCAGCGCATTCTTCCTGTAACTTTGTCGAAGTCTACGAGCACGCGGGGTGGTTTCTTGGCTTTCGTCGAGATGGCTCAATCTGGTCTACGGCAAACGATCAGGCACACATGGATAGCGGACCGAGGCCGAAGGATTTTTCTGGAACCTCTGTCCGTAGATAATCGACGTAACTTGATGCTGGTCTTCACTTTAGGGAGTTTCGCAGAAAGCCCTTGACTTTTTGACTTTACGAGTGTAAGTTTTCTACTAGAGAGAAAAAGCTATGACACTCAAGATTCACGAAGTCACCGATGCTGACATCGCTTTCGGGAACTGTGAAGATTTCTTGCCGCCGATGGCGAAAATTCCAGAGGAATTTCATATCAGAGGGGGCGCTGGGCATACTTCTCAGAATAAACTTTTCAACGACTGGTTCTTTTCTGGTATTTCCGGGCTCAAGGTCGTTCCTCGATCTGGCGTTGATGCGCTCAAGGCGCTCCGTATGATCCGTTGTATGATGGGTTCGTTTAACCCGAAGCACGAGCATAAAGAAGCGGCTGTGGCTTTTATGCTTCATGAGTTCTTCGAGAAGATTGAATATTTGAAAGCTGGGGCGGAAGCTCCTACTGTTATCGTGACTGAGCAGAAATGAGTTCAATACCAAGCACGTCTTCGATGGCGATAATTGAGGTGGATGAGCAGCGCTTCTACCTTGATCTTGACGTGACCGAGACGCTTGGTGTCGTCGCTACCTGCAAGGATTTTCCCGATTGCTGGGTGCGTACAGACAGCATCCCCGAAACAATCACGGCTATGAAGGAAATAATTCGTCTTGCTCTTCAAGAGAAAGGAGGTGATGGGCGATGAATTATAGAAATGTAGATCCGCCGTTTAGTTGAAGGTATACCCGGTAGGTCAAATAAATTTTGTTGTTTGATAATTCATTAGGGAGGGTAGCCAGCCCCTCGACACGGCGACGGTGGAAGCTAGGTCGTCGAGAACGCCCTCGAAGTGTGGAAGAAGATGTTTTCCTATTATATTGGGTTAAGATATCATTCTCTTTCACTCGATTTGTATTATTTAGTCAATATGAATCGGAGGCGTGGCAGCGGAGAGACGTATTTATTTGAAAGTTTACAATAATTTAGGAGAAAATCATGTATAGTAAATGGTACGACGATTCTTGAATGAGGGGAGCTTGTGGCTCCTCTTGTGTTTTTTAATTCGAAATGGAGGGAAATTATCTTGAAACTGTGGCTTGATAGTATGAGACCCATGCCTTCGAGTTTTGACTACCACGCGCGGTCGGCGGCTGAGGCAATTTCGATTTTGATGGATGGCTCTACGACGCATATTTCGCTAGCCTATGGTTTGGGGCTTCCAGAGGAAGATAGCACGCTTGTTGCTCGGTGGATCGAAACTGCTGCGTATTTCGGGCGGCTCCCTCGATTGACGTGGGAAATTCATTCGATGAATCTGGTTGGAGGTACTAATATCATGATTAACGCGATGGAGGGTGCTAATCGGTTTTGGGCAATACGAGAACAGAACGAGACAGAGTCGAAGGGCACCCACTGATTTTGAGGGGAGAGAGGACATGGCAAAGGAAAAAGATGATGGCATGGACCGCATTTTTCATTTCATAGAAAACTTGGTTTTTCCGGGTATATTTTGGTATGTTGTCTTTTTTGCAGGGTTCAAATCCACGGGTACACTGAATATTTCGTGGCGGTATATTGCGGTGCCTTTTGCGCTGCTACCTTTGCTCATGGTGCTCTCGTTCATGCTTGGTATTTATAAGGCGAATGCGCGGGTGTATAGAGAGAATCAACGTTCTATTGATGCACAGGCAGCACTTAATGATGCTATTTTCCATAAAGTCGAAGAGGCCAAGCGGGAAATTGAAGCTAAAGAAAAGGAAGCATTGTCTTCGTTTGTCAAGAAGCCTACGCACCCGTGGCCTTCATCTCGAACGGAGAATTGAATGAAACGGGTATTTGTCAAGGCTTCTGTGAAAGCGAGTGGGCATGTCAAGCAGAAAATACATATCGTGCGTGATGCGAAAGACTTTGAATATTCGCGTGGACTTTGCGGTTCACGTTCTAGAAGTTCGTGGGCGCTTGTAAATATTCCGGAAGTAGAGCAATGCGCTGTTATGATAAGTGATGATTTTTGTAGCGCTTGCCGTGCTGTAGTTGATGGTCAACCTTTCGTGAAGAAGACGAGTATTGCGTGAAAATAAAAGTTACCTCCGCATTTGCATTCCTGAATTGCGGGAGCTTGTGGCGGCGATAGTGGCGTTGCCAGCGGATTCAACAGCGGCTTTAGGTAAATGTACAGCACCACGTTGTTCGGTGTGTCAATTCTTGCGCGCTCGTATACGCTGGTTGAAAGTGAGGGAGAAGAAATGAAAAATAGAAATTGGGGGATAATCAAAAATGTCGAAAACGGAATCGTCATGGATCTTTACTTCGAAAAAGGGAAAAGCACGACGGCGGTTTATTCGGCATTTGACGCGTTAGCCGTTGATCGGCTACTACGTCATCTAGAGCCCCCTGAGTTGGTGGAGTCGTATTCTGAATCCGGCTTAAGTGTGCAGAGCGCTCTTGGTGGGACGGAAGGATTTCCGGGGGATTTGCCTGATGAAAAGGACAAAGAAGCATGAAGTCAAAGCCGAATAAACTTGTCACTCTAGCTGATTGGAAAAGAGATTCTCAGGCTGTTCATAAAGAGTTGGAAAAACAGGCTCAGCATATCGCTGAATTACTTGAGTTCCTCAACATGGAAAAGCGTGACCGACAGAGTGCTGAGAAATTGATGATGAAAAACGCAGAACGTGCTGGAATGTTACAGGCAATCATAATTGCGATGCTGGTGGAAAAGTATCGTGTGGAAAAAACGTTGTGACAAATAAGAAATCTGTTCCTATCACCCTTTCGATGGTCCGTGCCACAGCGCCGAAGGGTTGGACTGTTTACGAGCGATGGAGCCCAGCAAACGGCTATTACCGACTCGTTGAGGTGCTTGACGAGCACGATTTCGTCAGGATCTGGATTACGGCGAGAAGTGGCTTGGTTGCTCGTCGCGCGGCGCTTATGGCCTTGCAGGAGCTGGCGCGGTGAATATTCCAAAACTCGATGATCCTCGTGACCTTCGCCCCGGTGCTGGGTGGATTGCAATTTCCAGCACAGACGGACGGCCTCTCAAGCCTCTGATACGTTGCAACTGCGGGGCGCTCATCGGGATCTCCGCTCATTCCGTCGCAACTGATGGCACCGTGACTGCATCGTTCCTCTACGATAAGGGATGTGATCCGGTGCGTGGTTGCGGCTGGCATGAGTTCCTCGTCTTGGAAAGCTATAATGGGCCGAAATTTGGACCGGGAGAGGGCCGATGAAAGCTAAGAAATCCGCGTCGTTTACAGAATGGAGCGATTTGACTTGGCGTGAACGATGTCGAGCTGTGTTTTGGGTTAGTCTTATGTTGGTTGTTATATTTCACAACGCTTATATCAATGCTGGAGAGGAATGGAGCGTCAAGTGATCGGAGTAATGAAAAAAGACGGTCTTTACCGTGTCACAACACGTTATCTCTGTGCGGGGTTTGTCGTTGAGCACGGGCGCGTGACTTTTTGCGCACCAATTTTACGATCACGGTTGGCGTACTGGACGAGCGTTGCAGTGTGGATTGCGGTTTAAGAGGTTCAAATTAGGAAGGAAAATATGAGTAGGAAAGACGCGCCAACAGTAAATACGGGTGGTGAGCTGGGGCAGATTTTGGATCATCTTGTTTGTTCATCGGATCTCAAAGCACGGCGTTCCGCTGGAATGAAGATGTTTCGTCTTCATAAAAAAGCTTGCAATAAAGTGGAAGAACTGGAAGAGGCGCTTCGTTATATTCATACAGAAACGGTTCTTGTAAAGGAGCGTTCAGGTAGTGTTATGGCTATAAAAGACCGGGCAGAAGCGGCACTTGGCATTGGACCTTATAGTTCTATTTCTGCCACAAAAAAATGAAAACAACCCTGCTTCTGCTGATTAGTATGAAGGCAATGGTATGAAATGTCTCAAGGATACATTTATTTTCATGGTTGCTCTTGTCGTATTTTGGATTCTTATAGTCTGGATCGTGGATGATCCAAACAAAACTTTTTTGAATTTTTCTTTCGGGAGGTAGACAATGTCACCGATGCGAGTGTCTGATGATTATGACAAATCACCTGATAATGAAGCTACTAATAGTCGATTTATTGAAGCTGCTGCACGGTTATGCCACGAGGTTATTCGTACATACAATAAAGGACATGGCGACGATTCACTTGCTGTGTGGGATTTGACGGAAGAAAAAATGCGAGACAGCGTTCGTTCTGGAATACGCTATGCGTTGAGGCACCCTGATGCTTCTCCGAGAGAAATGCACGAGGAGTGGATGAAGTTTAAGACTGCACAGGGGTGGGCTTACGGATTCATCAAAGACCTAGCAAATAAAACACATCCAAATATGTGTCCTTACGAGGAACTTTCAGATCGGGAGAAGCTCAAGGATTTGCTTTTTCTCACTGTCATTGATACGCTTCGTCGAACGTGGCCGGATAATATCTATTTGGACTATTTGGATACGCTTGAATTACATAAAGAGTATGTGGCAAAATGAGTAGCGTTACTCGGCCTGCTTTTGTAGCCGCTTATGATTTTAAGGTTCGAGAAAAAGAAATCGGATTGATGCACGCGAAATTGAAGCTCGTGAGTTCACCAACTAAAGACGAAATCATTGCAGCTTCTATTACTATCGACTTGAAGGAAGCTGGTTTGTGCGCAGAAGATCACGTCTTTGCTTTGGTGCCCGGACGAAAGACATGCCCTTCATGCGGAACTATTTCGTGGATGAGATTACACGACATCGGAATACGTCCTATGGCTCAGGCGATTGAGGTAGCGCTTCCAGTGGAAAGTGTTGATGACTATTCGATTTAAGCCGGGGCAGATTTGTGTTCTTCGTGGTGAGAAGACACGCCGGGCTTATTTCTTGAAGAAATATGGTGTCGCGGAGCCAACAGTAATTGTAGAAGGTTCTCTCGATGAAGTCTATGGAGCTGACTGGAAATCTCGGTTTATGGTCATTCCGGAATGTTTTGAGTTCTTTGCTGCGGTTTCTTTTCCTATTGACCAGAATCTCGTCTGTGTGCGTATTCTTCGAAATCAGCAGAAAGCGCGTGTTAAAGAAATCGTCCATGTGACGGAATTAAAGAGGCACCGTGCTGTTGCATGAGAATAAAATCGCCCATGCTTTTGCCCGTAACGGAAGTGAATATCAGGAAAGAATTTTCGGCAAGGCCCCGCCAATTACGGCTACTTATGATGAACAACACGCGAGAAAACACGGCAGGGTACACCGACAACCACCGCGAACGAAGGAGTCTGCTGTTATTTTGGTAAGTCCTGACGATGAGCTTCGCTGTGTAAGCTGTCCGCACCTTCTCGAAGATCATTTGTTGGGAGGCGGCTGCTCACTCTGCCCCTGTCGTTCTTAGCTACTATCTTTCAGGAGGATGAGTTTTGCGAACCGACACGAGACGTGTGCGGAAAATAGTTGAGCATTTTCTCGCTGGACAAGTGACTTTTCCTTCTCAACCACAGCCCATAAAATCACCACTTCTCAAAGCTCCGCTCGGTGAATTCGGGCGGGCAATTTACGAAATGGAATTAGTTGAGGAAAAAACGCGAGCGCTCATGCATAAAGCTCAGAGAGACTATCTCTTTGAGAGGTAGGTGTCGTGAAAATCATGAGTAGCCTTTGCCGTTGTGGTTGTGGAAAAATGCCAAGCGGTAAAGGCTCGCAGTTTGTTCATGGGCATCATTTTCGTAAAGGAAGCTCTTTTCGTGTTTCTTCAAAAAAGCCGGATATAGTAAATATTTGTGCGCGGTGTAAGATTCCCTTTGTATCGAAGTCTTCTCACCGTAAAACTCAAATGTTCTGCTCACGAAGCTGTCGTGGCAAATTTTGTACTGTGCAGAAAACAGCTACGCTTGTCTGTGAATATTGCGCGCGCTCGTTTGTACTAGCTATCTCACGTCATGTTGGGGGTCAACGTGGACGTTTTTGCTCTATGTTTTGTCGCCGGGCATTTGAGACTAAACGGGCTCTTCGTGGAGAAGGTGAATGGTGTACGCTACGAAAGGTGATTCGAAAAGAACGTGGGAATAAATGTGAAGTCTGCGGATATGATATGTATCCGGAGATTCTTGTCGTACATCATTGTGACAGGGTTCGAGATCACAATACTCCTGAAAATCTCTGTATTCTTTGCCCTACACATCATGCGGAAGCACATTTACATCTTACTAAACGAGTGCGAATTCCAGACTATCGTTTAGAACGGAGGGCGTAAGGTGAAAGTTACTACTCAGTTCTTACGTCGAATATTAGAGGTTGATGATCCGAAATGGATGTCTAAAATCTCTCCAGAGTTGAAAAAGGGTCAGCTCCATCGTGATTTAGGAATTCCTGAAGATGAACCTATTTCAACATCGGCTTTGCGAGCGGCGGCTGAAAAAGGCGGAAAGATCGCTCAACGAGCAAATTTTGCGTTACGCGCAAGGGGGTTATAATGAAAGTCAAGAGTGAATTAGCTGAAAAACTTATCGAAAGTCCGACGGATTATTCAATGTCGCTTGAACCGGGGCGTTGTCGTTCTTGTGGACATCCGTTGAATATCCACACTTCCGAGGGTTGTCAGCTCGAAGGTTGTCCCTGTGGGCACCAGAAGCAGGCTGAGCCTCGTATGAGTACGTCTGATGAGCGCTATGATGTGGGAGAATCGAAAGGCCGTTGATGTGGCGCTAATAACTTTGCGGTTCGCAAAGTAAAAATGAGGTGGAAGCCGTGAAAATTACAAGTAAACTGGCTGAAACTCTCATTCGTCCGGGGTTGATAAATCCGGCGGAAGATGAGACTCCTGAAATCACAACTGGTGATGAAATTTCTGGTGAGGATGATGAAAGGTTTCGTTGCCCCGATTGTGGGGAGCGCGGTGAAATTAAAGGGCATATGACTTGTCAATACCCGAAAGACTAAAGGAGAAAACAATGCCTATTTTCCATGATCCTAGTAAAGCTCCGGAGCATGAAGTTCCAGTTACTCCAGTTCCTGAACCTGTGAGCGAGCCTCTGCTGGTTTCTAAACTTCCGGTGCTTGAACCCGCACCGGTTTACGTAAGTTTAGCGGAGAAGCAGGCCCGTGTAGAATACGAGAAGCGCTTCAAGAAATAGGACAAGATAATTATTATGATAGTTGTAATTGTTCTATTTGTACTTGCTGCCGTTGTAGGGGGTATTTTGTGGTTTGTACGGCGTGAGGATCTTGGGGTAGAACAATCTGTGCGTGAAGAATCCTATGTCAATTCATCAGTTGTATCGCTTCCAAAAAAATTAGAAAGCCCCCCGAAGCCCTCAGTTTCTGAGCCCTTACTTGTTGAGCAGCCTACAGACAAAGGCGATGAGCTTGATTTCATAAGACAAATTGGGCGTATTCCTGATTTGAAATGGAAGAAGCCTACTTTTTCTTCATTGCCAAACGAAAAGGTTATGAAAAAAAGAAGTTACCGTAAAAAGTCGAAAAAGATATGAAAGTTCGCTCTCGACTCCCCGAGGCGCTGATTCAGGTGACAGATAATCCACCTGTCATCATCCCGCCTGAAGACGAGGAAGATGGGATTACGAAAAAGAAGGCTGCATGGCTGGCTTCAAAAAATCCTGTGGGCGGGCATGGCGGGCCTTATGAGGGTATATCTTTTCGTTTTCCGACGATTCGGGAACATTTTCCGGAGCTTGCTCCAGCGTTTGAAGAGATGTTAGTTCATCTTGCAAAAGAGGAGTAGAAAGTGTCTATCAAGCATATCTTCAACTGTGTCAAATCGCCTCCGGACCCGAGGCATTTTTTGTTTACGGAGAAGCGTTACACAAGCGAGAAGAATACCCTTCCATCGTCCGTGGATCTGCGGGCGCAATGCTCGCCGGTTGTAGACCAGCTAGACTTAGGAAGTTGCACAGCTAACGCGCTGGCATCCGGGCTTCGTGAATTCTTGCTCCTGAAGGCAGGGAAGCCTCTAACGCGCCTTTCTCGGTTGTTCCTTTACTACGAAGAGCGCTCGGTAGAAGGCACCATCAAGGAGGATTCCGGGGCTTGTTTGAAGGACGGGTTGGATTGCATGCTTCATCTCGGGGTTTGTCGAGAAGACCTTGATCCTTACGATATCTCCACTTTTGAAAATCCGCCGTCTCCGGTTGCCGTAACAGAAGCGGTTGATTTCAAGATTTCGAAATACATGAGTGTCGTGAGTCTGAACGCGGCCAAGGCATGTTTGGCGCAAGGATATCCTGTAGTAATTGGAATGCAAGTCTTCGATCAAATGGAGTCCGATCAGGCAGCGCAGACAGGCATCGTTTCTGTTCCGCCTCTTGGAGCAGAGTCGCTCGGAGGCCACGCGGTTACTCTCGTTGGGTATACTGACACACCGAAATTTCAGCCCGGTTATTGGAAAGGTGGGGGTTGGCTGTGGCTGAAAAACTCGTGGGGCTCTGATTGGGGATTAAATGGTTTTTTCAAAATAGCGTATGCATATGCGAATCAGTACGTAGATGAATATTGGACCGCGCGATGATAGACGACAAAACTTTTAACACGGTTGCACAGTCTGCACATTTCTTCAGCGGGCTTGCGGTGATTCTCGTCGCAGCTTTGTTTACTCACGGTATGGGGCTGAAGCTGTTGTGGGTGACGCTTGCTGCAATCGCACTGGAACTTCTAAAGGAATTCTGGTACGACGCAAAATATGAGATTGATGAGGTCCGTGGGAATTCATGGGAAGATACACTGGTTACTTTCGGGGGGGTTGGCGTAGCATGGCTCCTCTTATTGGTTTCATCTCGCATCATAGGTTGAAATGAAAATTCGTTCCATTCTTCTGCCCCGGCTGATGGAAGACCAGCGTTTCAAGCTCGTGGCTTGTTACCGTGGAATGACGCATGGTAATGACACCATGATTTCGATTCATGCTGCCGGGTGTTCGGATATCGCGCGGGAAAAAGCCGAGAAGTCCCTGAATCACCTCGCGGAGCTTCCGGGAGAGATGACCGCTGAAGAGGCAAAGCGGTGGGTCATCAAGGATCTGGTGGACGGTGGACACGAGGAAGGCTCATGGACACCGAGCGATATCACGGCGTATCCGTGCTGCAAGAAGGGACCGAAAGAACAGAAGCCTGTTCCTGAAGGAAAATGCTCCGGTTCCGGGCAGGAATGGAAGGGTGAAATAGACAGGTCTTACGTTTATCCTCACGGTTTTTGCTCTGTCTGCGGGAGATCCCTTGGCGCTAAAGGCGGGCGTGTTCCGATGCATGGAGCGCGTTGATGGAATGGTACGAGCGGCCCGGTATGCGGGTTACGTTGATTTTTGCTGCCGGGTTCTGTATCGCCCTTCTTTTTTTCCTGATATCATTCCTTTAAGAAAATCTGTGAACGTGGCCGAAAGGCACACGTTCGCGTTACCCGGCAGGCTCAACGATTTCCGGTCTGCCGGGAAATTTTTTTGTGAGGGGCTTGACTTTTCGATCTTACGGGTGTAAGTTACCCGTATGGACTCACGCGCAGCACGGCCAGATGACGCGCCGAGTATGAGACCAGAGGGAGCGTGCGCAGTCCCGGTGGTCATAAATCTAACCTCGCTGCACACTGAAGCCGGGGCAGGACCGGTCGCGTGAGTCTTTTTTTAACGTGAAGAAGTGAAAGTCAATGAAGAAGCGGTTAAGCTGGACCCCTCATCGTAAAGGTGACATTTACTGTTCGTCTGCGTGTGGTTATGGGTGCTTGTGGAAAGATTATCAGGCAACGAAGGAAGCCGCGCAGAGCCTCGTCAACTTCTTAACGGTTTCGTTATCGACGAAACTTGGAGCAGGGTGGAAACCTCGTGTATGGGAAGATCTTGGCTGGCATTACGAGGTTCGTTGTCGTGGGTTGAAGATTTCCGTACGTCGTAATTCCTATACTGTTTATATCGGTCAATGGTGGGTTGAAGATGGAAAGACTCCGAAGGCAGCCCTGCGAAGGGCGTTAGAAACAGCCACGCAAGAACTCGCCCCGAAGCTGTCCGCTGTTGCTGCTGCGCAGGCAATACTGAAAGAATGGGCTTGACTTTCTGTAATAAGTAACCTATCCTACCTGTATGTCGATTACGATTCGAGCCGCCTTTCCAGATCATCGTGGATGGAAAAACATGCTTCGAGAGCGTGCGACCTGTCCGAGCACGAACGGTCATGATCTCGAAACGTGGGAGCGCATGCAGCAGACGGTGCGCTCGCATAGCCGTTTCACTCCTAGAGCCCGTGCCTTCCTCGAAGCCATCGCCTCCTACGTCGTGGTCGTCGGTTCCGTCGCGCGAGGTAAGAAGAACGCGAAGGACATCGACTTGATCGTGAATGAACGGCACGAGGAAAAGATCCGTCGCATCATCAGCGAAAATTCGATTCCATTCGAGTCTGTTTTTCCCGGTAACTGGACGATTCCGGCAGGGTGGGCGGGTTGGCAGATCGAGCTTCTTCCTTTCCATGCAGGTCCGGATTTCAAGGCGACGAGGAAGCGAGCACATCTCGAAAATATCGAGGGTGTCATTCTTCTCGTCGCTCTTCCGATGGATGCTCCAAAACAAAAAGGAGGTTCCTGATGCAAACTGAAGAGCCCTCAACAGAACCAGTTTACATAACGAAATGGGGTCTGACGAAAGGCATCCTGAAAGTTTCAGGTGGTGCTTTCGTGCATACGGAGCGTGGTGAAGTTTATTTTTCGAAAGAAGGTTCATTCGGTACAAGCCTTTTTATTCCGAAAGCTGAATGGTGGCACACTCTTTCAGAAGCTATTGAGCGAGTGAAAAAACAGGCACACAGGAAAATCGTGTCATGTCAGCAGTCCATTCATCAATATGAGATGCTGCTGAGAGACGAAAAGAAAATCAAGGTGATTGAGACCGGGGAGCCTGAAGACGAGCAGGTTTAACTCATTGAAAATAAACAAGTTAAAATTCTCCTTGACTTTCTGTAATAAATAACCTATATTGAGGATGGCCGCAGAAAGCGGTAGAAAGAGAATGCGATGGCGGTAAAGTGTCCGAACAGAACCAGAACGAAACGGATTTCAAAAGCTGGGGGTACTCCCGGCTGTCAGGGCAGGCTTGAAGTCATCCTGACCGTTCCCATCGTCGTCCCCTGCAAGTCGCTTCAGAGGCCGTACAGCGCAGAGGCGACGCTCACAAGGCGGGCACTCAAGGGCGCTCGGGTGAAGCCGGACGCGATTCTCGAAGCGTTCGCTTCGAAAGCAACCAGTGACATCAGGTGCTCGCTTTGCGGTTGGAGCTACCGCAGGCTCATGGCCGGGCTCAACCTCAAGGCGAAAAAGAGGTAGCGCATGTCGTACGAAGGCATGGAATATTTCCTCTGCGAGAAAGGCCACTTGATTGCAATCGACGCAGCTCTCTTTCTTTATCCGGTTGGGGGCGAAGATTTCAAGAACATTTGTGTGCATTGCGGCACGCGGTTCATCTGGCAGCAGTCCGTGGACGAGACGAATGGATTTCGTGAAGGTGACGTATGGACCTACTTTCGTAAACTGGAGCTGGATCATTACGAGGATGTTCCTCATGCGGATCATTACGGCAACAAGTATTTCACGCGACTGGAATGTTGGAAGATTCCTACCGATCAGCCGGGGCGCATGCTGAAGGATGATGAAAAATGAAAATTGTAAATGCGACGACCTACGATACGAAGCACCTGAAGGCAATTATTCGACGTGTGGCCGATGATGAACTGAACTCAGCTCAGCGGAAGGCGCTCGCAGTCAGGGTGGATTATACTCGTGGGCGTTGGCCTCAGTGTCGCGGAGGCAGGACTGGCATGGGGGCGTATCTCCGACTGCGTCTTCCAAGAACATTCAACCGTTCTATTCATATGGCTCCATTTGGCGTGGTGCTCGCGTGGGCGATGGCGCGGATGATTTGTGGAGTTGGGCGTGATGTTACGAAAGGCTGTCCGCGATATTCCTACTCTGGAAATTGGAATATGTATTACGCCTACTTGAACACATTTCCACTGGACCAGTGCGTGCCTGTCATCAAGAAAATCACACCCGCTATTCGGGTTAGTACACGGCTTCAGCACGCGCGCGCTCAGGTCGCGCGATGGACCACGAAGCTCAAGCTCACCGAGACGAAGCTCAAGACGTGGGAGGCAACGGTGAAATACCATGAACGTCGAGTCCGGATGCTGGAGATTGCTCCGTTGAAGGTGAAGGTAAAGGCCGCGCGGAAGCCGAAGGTGGAGGATCTGCTGAAAAAAGCGCGGGAAAGTCTTCTTCGGAAAGGTCATGGAACCTCGCCTGAAAATACTCCTTGACTTTTTGATCTTACGAGTGTAAGTTAAGGCTGTCAGGAGGAAGCTGAATGTGTCGAATCAGGGGCTTCATCGTATTAAGGCTGCGGCGGCTGAAATCGTACGTGGTTGGCTCAAAGATCGGGATGGCATCTTCGTGTGGGGCTCTGCTGACCTGTGTGACCCGAGCAAGTCGTGGACGACCCCGGCCCAAGGACAAGGACGGGAACGTGGTGCAAAAGCCTTCGTGGCAGGCGCAGAGCATTCCCACGAGGCATATCACGGACCCTGCCGAAGTCGAAGTAGTCGTTCCGAAGGAAATCAAGCGCTTTCGGGTGGCGGTTCGGGTAGGCGCTTCTGGCACTCGAATGAAGCTTACGGATGCTTCAGGCGAGAAGCTTCAGAAAGCGCTTGACAAAGCTGGGCCGGATTCGTGGCACGAATTCTCGTATGCTACTCAAGAAGCGATAATTTTTGTGCCGGAAAAAGTCGTTCCATTACTTGAGTTTGTGAAATGTTAAAGGGGCCTATTCCTAAGCCTCCGCTTGATCGGTTTTTTCGGATGGTAGAAATGAAATCAAGTTTCGGGTGTTGGCTTTGGCGCGGGGCTTTGCTTCGAAGTGGATATGGGTATTTTCGTGTGGGGTCTAGAACAGATGGGTCTTATCGTGCTGTGTTGACTCATCGGTTCGCTTACGAAAATTTGAAAGGGTCAATTCCGAAAGGAAAAGAACTTGATCATTTTCGTTTGAATCCCGGTCTTCGTCAAGCCCTTTGTTCAAAGGCGTGTGTGAATCCTGCTCACCTTGAATTAGTAACACGACGGGAAAATCTCCTGCGTGGGGATACGGTCTCAGCAAGGAATGCGAGAAAAACGCATTGTCCGCGTGGGCATTTGCTTAATGAAAAACGTCGTTGTCGTCCATGTCATGCAATGGAAGCACGGGCAAGCTATCAACGTTGTAGAGCGGAGGTGAGAAGTGAGCGATCCGACTGAAAATGTTCGCCGTGTAATGGTGAATAGTATCAACAGCAATCCCGAGACGCCGGAAGGGATTTCGACCGAAGAATTGACCCGTGATTATGATGTTGAGGGATTTATGGCCCCCTTTGTCGTTGTCATTCGAAAGTCTGACGGAAAGAAGGGGACGTTCATATTCAAGCACGCGCCCCGCGTCTATTTCAATTTTCAGGAGAATTGACGTGGGTGAATGTGAAGAAGAAATCGCATGGCTTCGTGCTGTTATCGCACATGCACGGGAAAAGCTCGTAAAAAGGCAAATCGAAATGCGCGACTTGAAGGAAGAGATTGCACTGGCAAAGTGGAAACTCTGGCGGATGGGTATTTCCCCTCCGCCGTCGGAAAACGTAGAATAGGAGGAGGAAAATAAAATGGCACGCTGTGGTGATTGCAATAAGTTTGTCGGGTTTGAAGAGCAGGAACCCGAAATCAATTCTATCGACATTGACGAAGACGGGCATGTGACCGTTGAAGTGTGTATCGTCAATGCTTGCGACCAGTGCGGCACGGAATTGACGGAAGCGAACTTCAATCCTGAGAATGATCATGCCGAAGACTGCAAGGGGCACACAGTGGGCACGTATCCGGAGGGTGAGGAGCACAAGCTTTCGGTCGAGGAGACCGATTCTGAACGCACGTCGCGCAGTGACGGCAAGCCCGGAACGCCTTCTCGATATCGCCGGTCGTTCTATGGTTTCGTGCTCCACTACGTCATTACCTGTTCCTGTGGAAAGCTCGGAAAGATGATTTCCGCGCCGAAGGTTGAGGGGCAGACTTCGGAATCGGCAGAGGTCTTCGTTGAAGGTATTTCCGGTGAGGTTGAAGACGAAGAGCAGGCATCGGGCATGGATGAGCTTTCATGAAAAAAGAAAATTTGGTTCCCGGTAAAGGCCGACCGTTGACCGTGGAAGAGAAGCGAGAACGTGTTCGGATTATCGTGGATCTGGTTCGGATGAAAGATCGCCTTGCTCGTGTCGGGCTTTATGCAACTATGCAGGTTTTGGATGCGGCTGTGAATAGGGTCGGTTATGAAGATGCTGAAGATATACTTCGGTGGACGAAAGGAAAAGCTGCTCTAAAACGTTTGGCGGAAGAGGGTCGTCGTGGGGCTCATTGGGTTGAAGCAAACAAGGCTTTTATAGCAAACGGGCCGTTTTATGATGCCGAGGCGGATTGAAGTGAAAAAAGCAGGTGAACGTATCGGTGCGATTCTTGGTGCTGGCGGTGAGCAAAAAATCGTGCGTTTTCTTGGGTATGGAGTTTATGAAGGTGATGAAATTCCCCTAACAGCTTGTGGTTGGATGGCGAAGCTTTTGGTAGAAAGTTCTGTCTCGAACCCTAAACTTCGGCTTGACAATGGAGATGTTGTGTGGGGGTGTGAATGTTGGTGGGGGAGAGAACATGAAGTGGCTGAGGCAGTGGAAGAATATCGGCGCGATGGGTATATAGTCGTAAACGTGCGTATTGAAGAAATTCGGGCAGCTTGTGCGAGGATTGAGAAATGAGATTTCGTCGTTACGCTGCTGCCACGATTGTTTCTTCTGACCGCTCTCGCGCTGAAATCGAAGGGCTTCTGACAAAATATGGTGCAACCGCTTTTGTCTATGGTTGGAAAAATGACGCAGCGGTTATTCAGTTTGAGCTTCAAAATCGACGAATCAAGTTCATCTTGCCTCTTCCGGTAAAGGAAGATCAATGCTTCAAAAAGACACCTACGGGTCGTACGAAACGAAATCCGGGAGATTGGCAGAAGGCATGGGAGCAGGAGAGCCGCTCACGCTGGCGTGGGCTTGCGCTGGCGATCAAAGCGAAATTACAGAGCGCTGCTGACAATATTGAGACTTTTGACGAAGCATTTTTTGCACAAATTATGCTCCCCGACGGCTCCACAGTTGGAGAATCTGTCGGGCATCATATTGTTGAGGCATATAAAACCGGGAAGGTGCCCCCGTTGCTTGGTCCGGCTACTACGTTGAAAAAGGAAAAATTATGACTCATTTTTTTGAGGTAATAGATAACGCTACGCCGTTCATAGTCATCGTGTGGATTGGTTCTTCTGTTTTCCTTGGTGGTTTGATTTCATTGCTGGTAATGCATCGTTACAAGGCAAACATGGAGTGTGAGTGGGATACGACGCGCGTTGAACTAGTGACGGCGCGTAAGGTGCTACTCATTATCGCGGGGGCGCGGCATGATCCGGTTCCTGAAGATCATACAGCGCTTGACGTGATTAACGATGTAAATGCGTTGGTTACGCAGGCGAATGAGGCGTACAGATTACGTGAAGAACAGAAAGAGATAAATCAGCTTTGTCAGGTTTATTTTGAAATTGCAGCGGATGCTACGAGTGAAGAGCATGTTCGTGAAGAGCGGGATACGCGGCTATATATACTCGCTCATCCTCAGTAGGAGATGATGATGGAAGAGGAAGTACCGAATGCGCTCGTTTATGTGGGGCTTGTGGATAAAGCTCCGAAATTGGTGCGGTTCGCGCGGGTGGCTGGAGATGGTAAAGAATTTCGTTTGTCGTGGATTTTCAATATTCACGCACTTAAAACCCGGATATCGAATCGAAAGAAATTGAAACTTCCCATTATCGAAGAGGAGATGGCTCTTGCGGATTTGAAAGGGGTGAGTGTAACGTGACTACGGAGCAGACTCGTCAAAAGGGCATCAAAGAGCTGGTTTGTCAGATGCGGTTGATACATCAACATAATCATCAGCTTGTTCCGCTAGTTGAAGGAAAATGTCCGGAACCGTCGTGTCGATTTGCGGATGCTCTTGAAGCGCGAGATACGACTTATGTGTATTGTCCGCGATGCACAGCGACAATAATTTTGTCTGGTGTGGAGCCGCCAGCTTATTTCGTGTGTCCGCGTTGCGGGTTGAAGATTGTGAGGAATTAGCGGTGATGGACGAAAAAAGAATGACGAATGAAGAGTGGGAACAATTACTTCTGGATCTTGCTCTACATGGTTTTGCTGATATGTGTGTTCCGAAGCTTCGGGATGAAGCTGTTCGTGCGCGGAAATTCGAGAAGCAGCACGCAGACAAGTTACATGGAGTGCATCTTCTTCTGAAAGACATCATGATGGCAGCATGTGCATGGGAGCTTTATACGAAAGGTCTCAAGCATTTTTCAGTTAAATTACCTGTGCAACAGCCGAAATCTCCAGAAGAGCTTCTCCTTCTCATCAAGAATTCAGTGCTTAGCTACGAGAAGGACGCGATGCCGGAATATATCTTAGGTATGGAGCGTTTTCTTGAGAACGCGATGCTTTGCTTGAGCGTGATTGCTTCTCCCGAGGAATTCAATTGCTTCTCCCGAGGAATTCAAAGCTCAGGCTGAAGCTGAAAAGAAATCTGTAAGTGATTGAAAACAAAGGACTAAAAAATTCCCTTGACTTTCTGGCATAAGTAACTTATCTTATAGGTGGCCGCAGAGAGCGGCAGAAGGAAATCGAAAATGACGAGTCAGCTTCTCACTCTTCCTCCGATTCCAGCCAGTCCGGTCGTCGATTCCAAGAGTTACTGTCTTGCGGGTCGCGCCAAGTTCACGATCCTGAACACTGAAACGAAGAATCGCTTCACGTATCGGATCTCTGTTCCGAAAGAGCAGAAAGGCCCGACGAACCTGATCTTTTTCGTGGCGGTCTTGACTGGTTGCGACAACGACTATCACTACGAATTTCTTGGGATGCTCTTCGAGGGTGGCGCGAAATTCCAGCGGTCTTTCAAGTCGCGGATCACCGAGAAGGCTCCTTCTTGTATCGCCTTCGCGTGGTTCTGGAAGCACCTGATTGACGGCAACCTGCCTGTACAGGTCAAGGTCTACCATGCTGGTCACTGTGGCCGCTGCGGGAAAACCCTGACGGTTCCCGCCAGTCTTGATCGGGCCAATGGAATTGGTCCCGAGTGTGTTAAGATTCTTGGAATCGCGTGAGAACTAGATACTGCTTAGCCTGTTGCACTGAAAAGCCTCTTAATGCTTTTCCTTTCTTTCGACGCAGGAATGGAAAAAAGGCTCGACGGTATCGTTGTCGTGTCTGCCAGAGTCTTCAGCGTAGTCAGCGCGATGAAGCTTCGGGTAAGCATGTGCGCAGAATTCATGGGTCAAAAGTACGTGATATTCAGCGTAAGCTAAAGCGGTGTTCCCGGTGTAAGAAATGGTTTCCTTTTGTGGAGTTTTCCCCTCGTAGTGGGGAGAGGGTACACAGTCTTCGTTCTTGGTGTCGGAAATGTGATTCTGTGATGAATCGCTCTTACTGGCAAAAACTCCCCCTCGAAGAGCGCAAAGCCCGAAAACAGCAATATCGTAAGAATGAAAACCCAAAGAAGGTTTATGCGCAAAGGCTGCGCCGTGCTTGTAAAAAGCTTGGCTTTTCTGCTGAGGATTTAGCCCTAGCACTAGAGAAGTTAAAGGCGTGTTCCGCCTGTGAGATTTGCGGTCAACCAGAAACAGCTAAAAGATTCACTCGTTTAACCTTTGATCATAATCATATAACTATGCGATTTCGCGGATTACTATGCACTCGTTGTAATTCAGCTATCGGTCTTTTTAATGAGGACGTTTCACGCCTTCTTGCGGCAGTTTTATATCTTCAAAAAAGCTCTTGACTTTTTGTAATAAGTAACCTATCTTGTGACCGTGGCTGCGAGATGTGACAGAAGGGAAAAAAAATGGGGCGAAAAAAGGGCACTGTTCATACGCATCGGCTAGTCTTGGGAGACTTGCTGCATGTGATTGGTGTAGACGCCAAAGGGGTGCCGACGTATCAGCATCCCGGTTGGCTTAAGTTCGAGATTTTTCGCACGAGCACAGGATGGAAAGCCACGGCTCCCGGTAGAAAGCTTCATGAAATTACTCTCAAGCAGCTAGTCCGGGAAATTCAGCGTGTCTCTGCCGTGGGGACGCCTGAGCCACCGAAGCCTGAGCCACCGAAGCCTGAGCCACCGAAGCCTGAGCCACCGAAGCCTGAGCCACCGAAGCCTGAGCCACCAGTTAATGTTCCGGTTGAAGTGGAAAAGGCTGAGGTCGTGTCAATGGTGATTGTTCATCCTACGGAAATTCCTGTGGAGATTACCCGCACCCTTGAACAGCAGGTATCGAAGGCTGTTTTGGATGTCATGGATACTTCCATGAAATTGCTTGATAAGGTGAAGGCTCAGGAGGAAGTGCTTAAGCTCATCGTTGAAAATATTGTGGCGTGGAGAAAAGAACAGGAAGAGGTTGGGGCTTCGGTTATTCTTGGAATTCAGGTTGCTAGGTGGCGTGTTATCGAAGGTATGGCTAAGAAAGTTTTGGAAAACAAGTGGACGGCGCAGCCGTCAGAAGGGGAAACGTCATGAATTATCCGTATCCCGACGATACCTTGATCGCAGAGTGTCTCAAAGAACTTCGTGAAGCGCGGGAAAAAAAAGAAGCAAAAATCCCTGATTTCATCGTGCAGAACGAGGGAACGGTGTTTATCCTTTGGCCGAAGACAGAGAACGCTCTGGAATGGTGTGTCGAGCATCTTCCGGAAGACGCAACGCGCTGGGGGGATAGCTACGTGGTTGAGCATCGGTATATCGAAGATATCGTCAAAGGGATCAGGGCTGACGGTTTCATCGTCGCGTGAAAAATAAATCCTGTTGTTTACAGGAAGAAGGAAAGGAATATGAGCGAAAAGGGGCGCATCGTTAATACAGGGGCAGGGGGATTTCTTAATCCACCGGGGCATCCAGAGCACAAGTATTCAATCGAGACGGATCTTCGACAGCGCCCTGAGAATCGAGGAAGCATGTCGCTTTCGGGTGCTGTCGATTGTGAATGGCTCGATGCTGCTACGCGAGCTGCCGCGAAAGCAAAGCTCGATTCGTGGGTGCCTCTTCCACTCGATGCACCAGAAGTGCAGGATTGGATTCGACAGGTGATCGGATATTTTTGGGGTTGCTATCGGAACACAACGCTTCACGAGCCCGAGTGTTGGTTCGTAGACAAACTCTACATTTTGAAATCCGGTGATGCTGCACGACCGAATGAGGAACATGCGGGTGTCCATCTGATCCGCAAGTATTACCCGGAATATTCTCCGGTAGCGGTACATTTTTCGGAAGCCTATTGGGGCAAGAAACGGGTATGAAGGAAGTTGGCATGAAATTCGCCTTGTCTCCTCATATCTTACGGCTTGAAGGTCGGGCTAAACATCTACTTGAAAAGATCGAAGCACGCGAAAAGATCAAGGAGCCTGTCAGTTATGAACGTGCTGAGTGTTCGGCCATCCTTGCAGTGTTGTCGGAACTTCGGGATCTTCGAGGGCAGGTGTCGGTGAAGCTTCATCCACAGGATTCATCTGATAGATCCGCTGTTTCGTTTGAATGGCCTGCGAAAAGCAGCCTAGAGCTGCTGTTATCTGAGGCTAAAGTCCGTCAAGTGATCGCCCTGTAAGGACTTAAATTTTCCTTGACTTTCTGTAATAAGTAACCTATATTGAAGGTGGTTACAGGAGGAAAATAGTATGACGAAAACCGAAAGACTCGAAGCTCTCGAAGCTCTTGCCTTGTGGGCGAATCTCGTCCGCACCCGCACGCCCATCCCCGCGAACCGCCCGCGATACGCCGGCATCCGGCTGCAAGAGGCCGCCGTGGCTGTGGAGCACGGCGCGAACGCCGTCCGGGCAATCCGGGATTCTATCGCCCGCGAGTATCACGCCGAGGTCGCGCAGTATCACGCGATCAATGGCGTCAAACATCCGCTTGAGGTCTACGCTGTTACCGAAGCTCGCCGGGCTTTCTCCTGCGCTCTTGCCGCCGTCGGCCTCGGGCGGGAGCTGTAGAATGTTTAAGTCAATCAACAAACCACAGGGGGTTTTTCGGGGCGTGAATTTTATGACTCCGGAAATTATCGGGTACTACAAGCTTCGTCGCGGATTTGGATACGTTGAGTTTTCTGAAGGGACAGGGTTTTTGCATGAACCAATTTTCGGTGTAGCGATTCGCCCGCTTGATCGTAACGGAAAAGACAGGGGTTCGAAAATGTTCTTCAGCAAGCGTGAGGCACTGAACTACATTGAGAAAAAGTCATGAACGAAGATGCTTTCTTGTCTGAGTTCGAGAAAATGTTGAAGAGGCTCGCCAAGGAGCACCCGGAATCTACTATGCCAGATCCCGAGAAAATGAAGATCATCGTGCTCAATGACAAGGGAAAGCCAACGAAGCTCGCGTATCCGAAGAGAGTCAAAAAATGAATTTCTGGTAGAAGTTGCGTCGTTTTTGGCACTACCCGCATATGGTTCGTGATACGGCATATGAACACTTATGGTTGGCGCCAGCGAAACCACCTTTTGAATTTAACCTGTTGGACAAAGCTGATCGTCATATTTTTTGGATTAGCCTACGCCATGATCTCAAGCTTATTCCGGTTCGGACTTGGCGGCGGTTTGTTATTTTGTGGTCTTACGGGTTTGCCTGCCAAGGTGGTAGAGGCTGGCGAACGAACTTTTGCGAGTGGCTTGAAATTCGTGCTAGTAACTATGATGAAAAACTTGAAAAAGGATAAGGAAATGCAGACCAAGGAAGAAAAAAGAAAGAACGCGCTTCGTCAGCACGAGAAAGTTCTCGCTCTGCTGGAAAATACCTCTACCAGCGTAACGGTAAACCCGATTTACCGCGCGGCACGTATCGAGCACATCAAGACTGATATCAGGAATCTGCGGAAAAGGCTCGGGCTTGATCCGAAAACCGGGAAAATCGCATAAATGGAATTCCTGCAATAAGATACGTTCCTCTTGACTTTCTGTAATAAATAACCTATATTTAAGGGGTCAGGAGAAACCAGTATGACGACTCAGCCGACCCTTCCCGCTACTTTCCGTGTCCTAGCTGATGCGCTCCCTGTCATCGAGGCGAAGCTGGTACAAGCCGGGAAAAAGGCCGTGAAGCTCGGTTTCCCGGCTCCTACGCTGAACATTCTTCAGTGGGTCAACGTCAAGGAGGAGCGGGGTAAGGTCACTCGGTACGCTGAGATCAGCGTCGAGGGTGATGCCCCCAAGCTGAACGGCTGGACCTTCGTGGCATCCCTTCAGATTCTCGGCGAGGAGTCGGTTATCCGGACAGCTCCGGGCCAGACGCTTCCGAAGGAATACCGGGAGGCCGATCCGACCCGGTGGGAGCACTGCAACCTCTCTCGGAAGCGGAACGACACGTTCGTTCTGACTCATGAGGATGGCAAGAGCAAGCAGGTCGGACGGACCTGCCTCAAGGATTTTCTCGGGCATTCGAGTCCTGAGTCCGTCGCCAAGTACGCTGATCTTCTCTTCAGAATTCGTGAAGAGGTGGAGGCTGCTGAAACGAAAGACTGGTATACCAGTATCGGCAGCAGGGCGGAAACCTACAGCATTGATCTCGCCGAGTTCCTTGCTGCTACGGCAGAGGAAATTCGGGAGAATGGATGGGTTTCCGGGAAAGTGGCGCATGAGGAGGAAAGGGTTTCTACGGCGCATATCGTATGGAACAAATATTTCCCTGCTACTCATGTGCCGGGAGAGCGTCCGAATCCGAATGCAGCGGATCGCATCATTGCGGAAAAGGCGCAGGAGTGGGCTGAGAATCTTCCGGAAGAGGCTGAGAGCGACTACCTCCACAACGTCCGTGTAATCGCTGGATTCGGCTCTGTAGAGTACAGGCCGGCTGGATACGCGGGAAGTATCATCGTGGCCTACAAACGGGCGCAAGATGATGTTGCGAGAGCTTCTCGGTCGTCTGGTTGGTTCGGTACAGTCGGGAAGCGGGAGGAGTTCAAACTCAAGGTTCTCATCATCACGGTTAAGGGTACTTATTACCTCGTGCGCTTCGAGAACGAAGACGGCTACGAAGCTGTGTGGTTTTCTAATGATGACCCCAAGCTGGTCGAGCATCGGGTTTATACGGTGACGGCGAAGGTCAAGGGTCACGATGAATTTCGTGGTATCAAGAATACGAAGCTCGGCTACGTGAGCGTTGAGACCGCACAGGTCGAAGCAGCGGTCGTCGAGAATGATGAGTGCCCCTTTTGAGGAGAAAACCATGAACTGCACGAAGCTACGTCGGATGAGGATTAGACATTTCGAGCTGAATATCACCACAGGAAAAAGTGAGGATGCTGAAGCGACATGGGAAACACGGCCATGTGGAGTGCCACTTTTTTCTGACGAGGAGCGCAAGCTCAGCTTGTGCAAGTCGTGTCAGTCTGGTTGGACTCATCCTGAAAATTATCCTGTGGAAAAAGCATGACTGAAAATACACGCGAACGCTTGATAGACCTGTATCAGCAGATGTCCAATTTGACGGCGCCTGTTTGTGGTATTGACTGTGGTAAATTTTCTGAATTTCGCTGCTGTTCACCAGAATATTGCGAAATGGCGATGGAGCACGCCTCTAAATCGTGGGGAATGATATTGGCTTCTACCGGGCATTCGAAGCTTGCACTTATGGGGCCGTTGGGGTGCGTTGCTGCTCCTCACTTGCGCCCCATGTGTACGTTACATACCTGCGACGTGAACAGCATCGGATGTCGCAAAAATGATTCGATGTGGACACGGAAGTATTTCAAGCTTCGAGGCCAGATCGAAAGATTGGAATTTCGGAGAGAAAAGAAAGGAAAAATGTTATGACGAGTCAATGCTCCACCGATCCCGGAGAATTCGGGAAATTTCCTGCTGTTCATCCGACGGTTTCTCCTCCTCCTGTTTCAACAGGCTGGTTCTTTGTGAAGAACGGAGTGCGGGAAGGCCCGATGCAAGAGTCGGCGGTGACTGTGTTGATTCAGCAGGGAGATATTCTTCGTGAAACGCTGGTCTGGACGTTTGGAATGCAGGGTTGGATTCCTGCGGCGGAAACGAAGCTGGCTGGGTTCTTTTTTGTACCTCCGCCGTTAACAGGTAAGTCAGCAGTTGATGGCTGGCTTATGTGGATCATTGCGCTTCTGCCGATTTTCATAGCCTTTCCAGCGGGGTCTATCTCAGAGTGGATAGCGTTTCATTTCAAGTTTCTCTCCCCTTACCGGTGGGGGATTTATGCTCTCGTGAGCTGTGTTTTATGTTTGGTTGATGCAATGAAGATTCGTAAAGCCGGGCATGACATCACTTTGCTAGAGCGATGGTTCTGGATTCTTCCGATTTATATGTACCAGCGTGCGAAGAAGCTTCAGCAAGTGGGAGTGTACCTTGTGGTCTGGATCATCGTATTCAGCATCTGTAGCTTTTTCGGTTGACTTTCTTATGGCAGTAATCTACGCTGAAGCTGGGCGTGAATCATGATCAAATCTAGAAAACACGTTTCAGAGAGTGGCCGACCACGAGAAATCGTGAATGGGTACAGGGCAATGCATCTTATGCCTAGGGCGTGGATTCCTGTGTGGAATGCTCTTATTGAACAGGGTAAGGGAATTTCTGAGGCTGATTTGATTCGGCAGGCATGCATGAAAGCGTATCCTGAACTGCCAGATCCGAGAACACCAGAATTTCGAAAGAAGCAGGAAGATGCCAAAAAACCGCGTTCCATTGACTGAACGGTTTTGGCTGAAGGTAGATCGTCGAAGTTCGGATGATTGCTGGATGTGGCTCGCATCGAAAGACAGCAAAGGGTATGGTCAAATTCAGTCTGGAAAGCGCGGGGGTAAGCTGTTGCGAGCACATCGGGTGGCGTATGAATTACTGATTGGTCTAATTCCAGAGGGGTTCACCTTAGATCATTTTCGTTTGAATCCCGGTTTTCGTCATGCACCTTGTTTAAGAGCATGTGTAAATCCAGCGCATCTTGAGCCTGTGACATGTCGTGAAAATATTCTTCGTGGTAATGATCTTTCTGCTATACAGGCACGACAAACCCACTGCTCTAAAGGTCATCTCTTGGATCTATTTTTTTATAATCATCGTCAATGTAGACGGTGTAAGGTAGAGAACGTGAAGATATGGAGAAAGAAGAATACGGAAAAAATTAGAGTTTGGCAGCGGGCCTATGATAAAAATAGGATAGGTCACAAAATAGGAGACGAGCGATGAGCATTGACGTACTCGCGCGGGCGCAGTCTGCTGAGGAGACGGCGCGGAAGGAGTTTTTGCACCGGAAGCTTCACGAGATTCAGAACGCTCATGCTTCATGGGTTTCTCATAATTTCGGGGAACAGAACGAGCAGCACCCCTTCTATGGCATGGTCGAGGAGACAGGAGAACTTTTCCATGCACTGTTAAAGTTGTCTCAAGGAATTCGTGTGAATGAACATCACGGAGAAAAGATTCCGGACGCCATCGGGGACATACTGATTTACATGATGAACGTATGCTCGCTTCAGAAACTTCGGATGAGCGACCTTTGGCCGGGCTTGCATGTGGAGCCTGTTTTCGTTGGTCGGCGTCCGCTCCTGAGAATGGTTTTCTACCTCGGGCAGATTGCGGGGTATTTTGCTTCTGGAGGCCGTGATACGGCACAGCCGGGTGATAGGGCCATGCTGGTTCATGCCTTGCGTGCATTTCTTGCCACGCTGGAGGCTTTCTGCGTCGAGAATGACATGGATATGCTTGCGGTACTTTGTGAGACGTGGGCTGTGGTTAAAAAAAGGGATTGGACGAAAAACCGAGAAACCGGTAAGGCTCCAGCATGAGACTTCCAGTCGAGAAAGATCCTTCTGGTTATGGAAAACCGAGCGCACCTGCATTGCCTGAAACGCTTGCTTTTTATGTATGGGGTGTTTTTAGAGACGGAACCAATTTTTACATAGAGAAATATTTTCATGAAATGACTTATCCTACAATGGTTCAAGGGAATCTAAGTAGGGAAGAAGCTGAAAAATTGGCAGAGTCCATGCGCGGGACGAGTTAAAGCACAATCAAGTAAAAAAGAAACTGGAGAAATCCTCGCAAGAGGATTTTTTCTTTTGAAGAGGACTATCTTGTGAGGTGCAGACATGTCGGTTTGCAGTCAAGCTTTTTACGCAGGATCTGCTGGACTTCAACTTTCTGATTTTACACTCCTCTACAATGCTCGTGACGTTGCACCGATTACTCCAATTTCTTCCCCGAGTCTCGCGCTTGAATCTTTGAGCACGCAGTTGGGGGTGGGGTGGTACAGGCTTACCGGGCTTTTGAATCCTCCTAATAACCTGCCGGTTGAGCTTGTTGTGCTGAGTGCTTCTGATCCGTCAGTGGTATATCTTCGTCAGGAATGGCCGGATTTGACGGATGTGAAAGCGCTTGAAGCAACGTTAGCTCCGGTGCTTGGAAATATTCCTGTTACGCTTCGTCTTTATGATGCTTTATCCGCGCTTCCGATTTCAGGAGTTACGGTTTCAATTTGGAATCCTTCTACCGGGCAGGCTGTCATTCCGGGGCTTCTCACGAATGTTTCTGGAAGAGTTGTCATGTCGCTTCCGGTTGGTAATTATCAGGCGTATTTCTTCAAAGCGTTTGCAATATTTCCTAATCTTCCTGCTACTTTCACTGTTGTCAGTGGTCCGGCAGTGACATTTAATTTTTCTGGAACTGATGCTGTTGTGCCGGTTGTACCCACGATTTTACAAGTGACAATTTATGGATGGGTGTTGTATCCGAATGGTGTTGCTGCGCAGGGTGTCGAAGTCAAAATGCGTTTGAAGGATACACCTCAAATGAAGCAGTCTGTTGGATTTTCGAGAGCTTTTGTTGCGGCGATTACGGATGCAGATGGACATTTTGAGATTTCTTGCGCAGGAGGTCTTTATATTACACTTGAATGTGAAACGGTTGGATATTCTCGTAAAGGAAAACTTCCGAATGATGGCTCGATCAACTGGAGTGCATTTGCAGTGGCGTCAGTATGAAGAAAAGTTATTTGGCGCTCATATTTTTTATGGTGACACTCTTGGGGTTGTTTACTGAAAAAGTTTTGCTTCGAAAGCCTCGTGTTAGTACAGCGCTGTTTGAAAAATATAGTTATCATGTAGCACCTACGTTGCTGCCTCCATTTTCAGCAGCAATCAATCTTGAGAAAATAAAACCTGAAGCAAAAGGTGGCATCAGATATTCGGTTGCTCCAACTCCTATTCCTGCACCTGTTTCCAGTACTTTTGTGGATGACTCGAAGCATACACCAGTTTTGGTATTTTCTGGAGTCATGCTTCTCGCTTCTCTATGGGTGATTTTGTCCAAGCGGTATCCGGAAGAAACTCTAAAGTGGAGTTACGGAACGCTTGGTGCGCTTTCGGGGTACTGGTTAGGAAAGTAATGAACGCGGCTGAGGTTATTGTTGAACGTCTGTTGACTCTTCCGAGGGCAGGGGACATGCTTCCCGGTGGATTGACGATTTCTCGGGTAGAAGATTTACGTAAGAAAATAGCTGGAGCTGTGTGGGATTACTTGGTTGTCGCAAAAGGGGGCTCTGCTGGTCGTTACGTGGTGTTCATGAGGGCATCTGGCGAGCATAGTGGGGTCATTCCTGTTCCGTCAAACGTTCAACTTTGAATCTTACAGTTATAACAATTCTCTTTTTTAAGGAAGTTGTTCTTCTGAAGAGGGTAAAAATTACCTGAATGTTGAGGTTATACGAAAAATTTTGAAAGTAAGGGGTAACTACCTTCATGAAGGACTACCGCGAGGTAGTCGAGACTTTAACAGGACTAAAGAAGGAGGACTTCAAGATGGCTCAGCCCGCAATCGACATTCAGGTTCTTACTCGAAACCTTGACACTCTCGACTCACCGGGACCTGTCGCTCGAAATCTTCAACAGGCTTACATGCTCACGCAGATGATTCTTGCCGCGATTGACTCTGTCAATGGCGACGGGGCTACGGCGAGTACGTACATACTGGCAGAAGATTGGTTGGAAGCGAACCGCGCTGCTTATAAGACTGACGTAGATGCGGCACTTGCAGGGGCAAAAACAGTTTTGGCAAATCTGAAAGCGCTCGTTCACGGCTAAGTTTCGAAAGAGTAGTGACATGGGGGCTTTTGCTCATCTCTTCGGCATGCTCCAGAACCGGATTTCCGGGTCTGGAAAATTCTGGCGTGATCGCTCTGAGCGGGCGATTGCTGAAAATGCCGCGCAGTATGACATCCCTCTGACCGTTGACCCCCCGCCTCCGGGGTTTACGCCAGATGATCTTGGGGGCCTTCTTCTTGTTTTTTTTGAGGATGAGGATGCCACTCTTCTTAATGTTCGTTCCGCCATGCCGGGAAATGACATGAAATGGCGAGGGTTGCCTCTTCTTCACTCCCCGATGATCCAGAAGTTCGGATTTGACAATGAATTGGATCTGCAAAGATTTTTGAACTACGTCTATAATTTCAAGAATATTTTGTTCAGCACACGAACTGGAAAGTGTTGGCCTGCGCATCCTAATGACGTAGATCGAATTATTTATGGGGAGATGCCTCTTCCTGATATGTCACTACTTAAAGAAGCGCTTGGCAGCAGGTAATGCCTATGGATCTTCTTACTTCGCCGTCTATCAAGCCACCCCCGTTCATGGGGGCATGGAGTACTCGCGGAAAGAAGAAGCCTCTCTGCGAAGTCATCGAGAATTTTAAATACGAAATCGTAGAAGGTACAGGGTTAGAAGGCAAGCCGCTTCGTGTTCGGGGTCTTGTTCAGCGTTCAGATACTGTTAACGAGAATAACCGAATATATCCTCGTAAGGTATGGGAAAAACAGATCCGCCCTGACTCTCCCGCTCAGACCAAGATTACAGAGCGTGGATTTTATGGGGAATTGGATCATCCGGACGATGGACAAACCCGGCTTTCGCGTACGTCTCATATTGTCACTGCATTAAACATGAACGAGGCAGGTGAAATATGGGCCGAATTTGAAATTTTGCCAACGATTTATGGTAGGGAAGCGGAAGCTCTTTTCCGTGCTCGAACTAAGGTTGGAGCTTCCTCACGGGGTTCTGGCGAAGTGCTTAAAGAAGGTGGGCGCGATATCGTACAAGATGATTTCGTGCTTGAAGCTTTCGATTTTGTCCACAATCCTTCGACACATGGCGCTTACCCGACTCCTGTGCAAGAGCATGCAAATGGAAAAAAGGAGGAGAAATACATGGCGAATTCCCTCGATACTTACAGACTTCTGGAACGCTCTGCACAGGATATGCTGCGTGTTGACGTGCGGAAGGCAACTTCGGAAGTTCGGTCTATCACGGAAAATGCCGTGACGGATCTTATTTACAGACTAAATGTTTTGGCAGAGGAAGCTCCGGATGTGAAGCCTCTTGTTTTTGGTTTGCTTCCTGAGCTTCAGGCTATGAAAAAGCTCTTTTTCACTTCTATTATTGAGACTGGTGAAGGTGCATCGAACAATATGCCACCTGAGCTTTTGAAGAAACTTGGCGCTTCCGGATTCAAAGATAATACACAGCTTCCCAAGGATGAAGTTCCCCCCGTCGTAAAAGGGGCGGGCGCTCTCGAAAAAGTAACTAAAAAGGAGGAGACGACTATGGCGGAAATGCAGGAAGCCGGAGCAGCTTCCTCGAAGCGCCTCGAAAAGCTGCTTCGGGAGATGGATGCCGAGGTTAACGCTGACGACGACCCCGAGGCAACGAAGGAAAAGACCGTCAAAGATTCCGTGAAGAAGTGTGAGTCACGCCTTCTTCGGAGCACGCGGAGCTACCTGCGGGGATTCAAGGAAGACGCTGATTTTGGCGGGAAGAAGGCTCCTCCTTTCAAGAAAGGTGGTGAGAATGACGACGAGGATGAGGATGAGACGCTCGAAGCCGCTCCTCCGGAATCTGAAATTCCGAAGCCTGAAGATGGAGAAGAGGAAAAGGATTTCATGAAATCACCGGGTGGTGGCACACCTTCGTTTGAATCTATTTTCCGTGAAGAGGGTGGAGAATTTGAGGTTCCTGATCCGCCCGAGGATCTTGCTGACGCTGACGAAGAGCCTGAAGATGAGAAGGATCTTCCTCCGCTTGAGGCAAAGCTCGCCAAGATGCTTCGGAGGCTCGTAGCTGAGAATAAGAAACTCCGTTACCAGCGCAAAGTCACGGAGGCCGTTGCCGGGCATGCTCTCGCCACCATGACGAAAGTTGTCAAACGGTACGAATCTGCGGTTCGGAATATTCGGCGTGGCGTTGTGTCCTTCAAGATTCGTGGTCAGCGGATTCCGTCGGGGCTTATTCCGTCTGTCATCGAGTCTCTTATTCGGAAATATAAAGTGGCTGTCTCCAAGCGGGCTGTTACTGAAGCTGCGGATAGATCAGCATCTTCTGCGGTTGATTTTGCCAATGGTGCCCTTCCGGGTGTTCGTGTAGCTTCCCCCGGTGCGCTTCGTTCGCTCACCGAAGATAGCGATTTTGGCTCACGCGGTCCGGCTAAGAAGAGTGGCGAAACAATCTTGGATCATCAGCTTGCACTTTCTGAAGCGGTTTACAAGCGCATGGCGCCTAAATCTATTCTTAATGTCCCTTCGGCTAAGTAATTGGCTTGAAAAAAATTCCAGAGAAAAGGAGTGAATGACAATGGCTGAACTCAACGAAGCGGCTCTGGCTCTTTCAAGCCAGAATCAGACGGCGGCGGCTCTTGCACGAGGTCCGTGGAGGAAATTCGTCGCGGGCCTTCCGGAAGATAAGAAACCCCTCGTAGCGTTCCTCATGGAAAATCAGCGAAAATGGCTTGAGGGACTTGACGAGGAAACGCGCGTTGCTAATATCGGGTCATTTGAGAAATTCATTTTCCCGATGATTAAAGGCGTTTACCCGAACCTTGTTAGCACGGAGCTTGTATCGGTCCAACCGATGCAGTCTCCTACCAGCCTGATTTTCTTCCGTGACTCGCGCTTTGGCACGAGTAAGGGCGCAGTGAAGGCGGGCGATTCACTCTTCTCTGCTCGGACGGGCTGGAACGATGCTTCTGGTTTCAATTATTCGTCTGAGATCGTGCAGGGTGAGACGCTTGGTGTTGGCGCGGGTTCTGCTGCTCTTACACCTCTCGGTACAACTCCCGGTACGAAGGCAGCTTTTACTATTATCCGTCCCGGTTCTCTTGTGATTTCTTACACGGCATCCGATCATGCTGTCAAAACACTTACGGACGATGGTGTCGGTGGAGTCATTGGTGCGGCTGGTGAACTCGAAAGTTCTGGTAACAGCGTCAATTATTCGACTGGTTATATCCTTCTCACTTTTGCTACGGGTAAGGGACCGGATGCACAGCCGATTACGGGAACGTACGATTACAACTCGGAAGGCGCTGGCGATCTTGTTCCGCAGGTCGATATCATGCTTACGAGCATCCCGGTTATTTCGCGGCCTCGTAAGCTGCGCGCTCGGTGGAGCATTGAAGCAGCGGCTCAGTTGAAGTCTGTTCGTGGCATGGAAGCTGAGACTGAGATCGTCACGGATATGGCGAACGAAATGCGGATCGAGGTTGATCGTGAGATCATCAACGATCTTTTGATGATGGCAAACGCGAATAACACGTCACAGGTAATTCCGGAGACAACGTTTACCAAGTCTGCGCCTTCGAACGTTGCGCTTTATCTTCATCGTCAGTCTTTCATTTACTCACTGATTGAAGCATCGAACAAGATTTTCCATGCTACTCGTCGGCATCGGGCAAACTGGATTCTCTGCGGTATCACTGTTGCCAACATCATCATGGGGCAGGAAGGTGCGCAGTTCCAGTCTGCTGGTACGATACAGGGCTCGGGCGTTCAGTATATTGGAACGATTCAGAATATGTTCAAGGTCTTCATGGACCCCTACCTTGACATGGATACTGCCATTGTTGGGTACAAGGGTGACTCTTTCCTTGATGCGGGGTACGTGTATGCCCCGTGGATTCCTTTCTACGCTACACCGACGATTTACCTCGATGACTTCATGGGGCGGAAGGGACTTCTGACCCACTACGCTAAAAAACCCGTCAACGGATTGTTTTACGGTAAGATTCGCCTTACCTAAGCAGCACTAACAACTTAGCATAAGAGAAGCCCCCCACTCGGGGGGCTTTTCCTTTTACGGGCTTCTTGGCGTTATGACTCATTACTTGACATGAAGGGCACACGGGTCTATGTTTCCAGTAGGAGGCCACGTATGCCTTACAAAGACCCAAAGAAAAAAGCTGCTGCGTATAAGGCGTGGCGAGAGAAGAATCAGGATGTGCTCCGGATCAAAAACAAAGAAGCGATGCAGCGCTGGCGTGTGGATAATCGAGAGCGTTCTCGTGAAATCAACCGTGAGTCGATGCAGCGTTGGCGTGAGGAGCATCGGGAGGAATACAACCAGCGCATGCGCGAGTATCGGGCTGCTCATCCAGAAAAGATTAGCGCGATGAACAAGAAACGCTATGCAAATAAAAAATACGCAGAGATTACGAAACAGGCAGCTAAAGCGGCATACGCAGCAGATCCAGAACGTCGTAAAAAGGTTATTGTGGCTTGGCGTAAGAATAACCGCGATAAGGTAAATCAGATCCAACAAAATCGCATTGCTAGACTTAAAGGTGCGGTTGGTTTTCACACTGCAAAAGAGTGGTGGCAACTTCTTGCGGTTACAGGATACCGGTGTGCGTATTGTCGGCGTCATTTAACAGATAAGACCGCGACTAGAGATCATATCGTTCCACTTTCAAAGGGCGGGTCGAACGACATAGGAAATATTATTCCTTCTTGTCAGCTCTGCAATAGCAAGAAGGGTTCTTCTCTACCTGTTTAACCCTTTTTCATTCTGGTCTTAAGTGCCGCTTTCGGGCGGCTTTTCGTTTTGGGGAACTATCTGTATGGAGGGTATACGTGGTTCTTCTAAGATCAGTTTTGCTGAAAATTATGACGTTTCATTTCATGAAAGCGCTACTTTATGGGCGCAGTGAATTTGGGGAATTCATTTCATCTATTACCTTTTTTTGTGGGGGGTTATTCTCACTTCTCCTTTTATTCCCCAAATTTTGTGGTATAACCCCTCCTACAAATATTTTCTTCAATTTGCTTCGGAACGTGTTTGGGGTATCTGTTTTTTGCTTGTTGGAAGTGTAGGACTTTACGCTATCTGGTCTGGAAATGTTTCTTTGCGAAAAATCGTCGTCATGTTGAGTATTGTGTTATGGGCGATGATTACTTTTTTAAGAGTAATGGCTTTGTGGCCGGGGGCTGTGCTCACGATAATTATGAATGCTGTTTTTTGTGCTGTTTCCATTGTCAATTATTTTCGTCTCGTCTTTGAAGCAGAAAAATCAAGTGCGGTACTTTAATCGCTTTTTCTGGCAAAATTTGGAGCGTTTCATAAAAACGCTTCTTTATGCGCGAAGTGAAGTTGGGATATTTTTTATTTCGCTCATTATTTTTCTATGGGGTGTGGTGCTCATCATTCCCGGTACACCAGCTATTTTGAGCGTTAATCCTGCGCATAGAAATCTGCTTGTCTTTGCTCCTGAATGGGCTTGGGGATTCTGGTTTTTTCTTGTTGGTAGCGCAGGATTTTGCACGATTTGGCATGGGAATTTTCTTACACGGAAGATCGTTTGTCTACTGGATGTAATGACACTGGCAATTATTTCGTTTTTAATGTTCATAGCTGGTTGGCGGGGTGCAGCTTTGGCTATGATTACATATTCCGTTCTCACTTTAGCCAGCATTGTTAATTGCTTTTGTCTTACCTTAGAAGAAAATGAACTATCTCATAAGGAAGAGAACGTATGAAGATGAACGAGCTTCTGGAAGAGGTGGAGAAAGCTAATTCCGCTGTAACGGGGCCGATTCTGGTCAACATGAATCAATATGCTGTGCTCATTCGCACGCCGGAAGGGAATTTTATTAACCTCGCAGGAAACTGTCGTGCTGCTGTTCGGGGACCGGGGTTCGAGCAATACATTGAAAATCGTATTTTGATGCAAGCTGGGGCTGATTATTCGGGACCAATTCTTTACACGTCCGGAAAGACGGTGCCACAAGTATTTTCATTTTCATCAAGAGAGGTTGTTCAGAAACCCGTTGAGGAAATGGTCAAAATCACAGAACTTCTTCGCCCGATTACCGAAATGGAGGCTGTAGCCTATGGCGTTGTCCGGCCCACTGCCCCTATCTTTGCCCCTTCGAAAACCCTTCCTGTCTTTGAAGAGGTCATGGACTTTGGCCCGGCTACGGCAGATGGTAGTCCGCTCCCGGCGGCGGAAGCTTCCTCGAAGTTCCTTGCCGAGGTTAAGGCAGCGGAATCTCATCACGGTATTCCGGTAGGGGCTCCAACATTACCTTCCAAGAGGCATCTTCAGGCTATGAAATATAAGGATCTTGTGCAGGTATTTGAACGCCTTAAACTTCCTACTACAGGGCTTTCTAGACAGCAAATGCTTAACAAGCTTCTGCCGCTGGCGAAAGACTGAAAATGAGCGCTGTTTATCCGGTTGATTCACAGCAAGAGAAACTCGACGAAGGGAATTATATTTCATGGGTAAAGCGTCAACTTGGCTGGCCGACTATTGACGTTGAATTGACAGATGACCAGATTAAAGATGCTCTTGTGGACGCGCTTGGATTTTATTCAAAAGTGAAACCGCGTAGAATTACGGAATCGTTTGAAATTCCACCGGGTATTGTTCATCATGTTTGGACTACACCGGGGGTGCGGGGTATTTACGAATGTCAAATTAAGCCTTCGCAGGAAGGGCTTCAATCTCCAAATATTGAAGGACAAATGCTTTCGGGGGCTTTTGCTTATTACGGTGTTCGCTCACCGATGTATGACATCCGCTATTATGAATATTTGCGCCAGTGGGCAAAAATAGCATCACGCGAACTTTCATCTGAGCCAGATTATCACGAAGACGATGATCATTCCGGGGTTTGGATTTATGCGCCGGGAACGGATGCAAAGGTTATGATGGTAGTGACTGTGGCTCATTTGAATCCGGATACCGTGCCTTCGTGGGATCAGCCGTGGTTAAGAAAATATACGTTGGCAAGAGCAAAGCTGACACTCGGATATGTTCGGCGAAAATTTGCTATGGTTCTTGGTGCAAATAAGGATATTCAACTTGATGGTGTCGCAATGGTTACGGAGGCAGAAGCTGCTGTAGAAAAACTTGAAACAGAGCTTCATGCTTCACGAACTGATTTAGCCCCGAGTTGGGGGGTTGTAATTCTTCCTTTCGTTTTACCTGTGCTACTTTATGTGCTTCCATTTCTCACTGCGTAGGATGCGACTAACTTGAGATTGTCCTATATTTCTTAATCCATCAATCAACCAAAGAAAAGGAGAGATTATGCCTACTACCCCTGATCCGCTTGCTCAGATTCTTGCTCTTCTCACAGATCCAAAAACAGGTCTTGCATATATTGCTTCGAAGGTTACACCTGCTGTTTCAGTACCAATTCCGATACCTGTACCTGCTCCTACTCAGGAGCAGCTTGATGAGTTGGACGCTCAGGCATTTATCAAGAAATATACGACATCGCCTGCCGAATTTCAAACAAAGTACGGAGTGTCTTACGGGCAGAAACTTCCTGAACTCCCAAAGCCGCTTAACCCGGATAAGGTTAGCGAGTATGCTTCGCAGGGATATGATTTTCAGGGCGAGCTTACGGGTAATGGCCCCATGTGTTTAGTTTCCGAAGGTAAGCCGGAAGACCTGATGGTTAAAATTCTTGATGATATTGCTCATGGACGGAAAACTTGGGAAACCGGTAATGGGCTGGTAGACGCAGATATTCTGGCGGTTGGTTATAAGACAGGTTTCCTTCATACTAAGGGGCTTTATCAGTCTTCGTTTGGTGCAGATTCTCAATATGTCGCAGCATGGTATATTGGTTGGGATTTTCCGCGCTTTGTTAGTACATTGTGGGCTGGCGGTGGACAGCCGAGCGGCGGGGAGTAGAGAGCATTATGCGGTGGGAGAAAAAGGTTGCGACTTTTTTTGGAGGATTATGTCTGATTTTCGGGATGATGATTTCGTGTGTAGACGTGCCACAAAAGAAGGCGTTTCTGCGAGGAGGGCCAGTAAAGATCCCCACGCAAACGCCCACGCCTTACCGGACGCCGACCCCGACCCTACCGCCTACGGCGACGGCAGCTACCACTCCTACGCCGACACCTACGCCTTCCTTGACTCCCACCGTAACGCCTACGGCCCCCACGTCTCTCACACCGTCCCCGCCCCCGGCTGTCCCCTCTGTCACGCCGACGCCGTTTCCTCCGACACGAAGCTACACCATAACGTTTGATTGTGATCCGCCTCGGACTACGTGTAAACCGCTTATTTTACAACTTGATACAAATTCTCCAGTTATTCAAATAAGAATTGAACCAAAACCAACGATAACGAGTGCTGCTAATCCTGTCCCTCTTGAAGGAGTTGAAGCATTACAAACACGTATTGAGGGGCTTGAAGCATTACGAGCACATATTGAAAAACAGGAACGAAAAGAGGAACGTAATTTTGCTACTCTTGTTGAACGAGTTAGAGCTATTTTAAGGAAATAATGAATTCTGATGCGAATGTTTTGGTTTTCTCTTTTCTGCCTTTACCTGTTGAGGTGAAGGAGAAAGAGATTGCTTTGATTTTTTCTGTGCTACCTCTGCCTGCTCTTGTGGAAGACACGGAACAGGCACCCGTTTTTTCTATGCGGGCTTTATTGGAGGTAGATTCGTGAGTGATTTGACGTATTGGAAACGCATAAATAGGGAACTTTATGCTCGGTTCATGAAAATTGTGGATGTGTATATTTATGATAAGCAGACAGGCGATCAACTTTATGGAGAGAATCTTGACAAGACTTTTGGAAACATGAAGCCAACGAACATACCAACATATCAGATAGCTGCATATTTTCCTGAGCTTCCTGAGTGGAAAGCGAAGCTGACAAAATTCGGGCTTGATGAAAAGCGGAACTTCAAAGCATTTTTCTTCTATGATTCTTTTGCAGAAGCGGGGGTTGTCCGCCCCAGCATTGGCGATCATATCGTCGTCGAGCAGGAATGCTACAAGATCGTGCAGGATAACCCTCGTGACTATTTTTTTAATAGTCAAATTCCGATGACTTTTGAAGTAGAACTTATTCGTGTGCGTCCTGAGTCAATTACGACGAAGCCGCGCACAGTGCAGGAAGATGCCATTTATCCGGTATCACAGCTTAGAAGGGGTGGAGAATGAGTTTACATGGAAAATATTTTACGCAGTTATTTGAGGAAGTGAAAGAAGCTGAGACCAAGCCGAATAATAAAGATTTAGAGCTTTATGCTTCTATGAAGAAGCTTGGTGTAAAGTGGGCAAAGAGAAAAGCTATTCCTACATATCCTGCTTCCATGTCAAGTGAAGACAAGCAGAAAGCAGATGATTTATACGACCAGTTGAGTCCCGGTTTTTTGGCTATTTTTGGTATGCAATATGGGGAGTCAGGGTGTCCGGCAGGGGAGAAGCTGACGGAGTCAGCGAGCAACCGGTTCGTTAATGCTTATATTGAATGCGCGCTTTGGTCATCTACGGATGAATCTACACCCAGCGGGGGTGAACCGCTCGACAAAAATTATGGACCGGAGGATCTTGATTCGGCTACACGTTCTGAAATGAAAAATGATTGCAATTCGTTCGTACAGAAAAATGAAAAGGATCTCGCAGAATCAGGGCTCAAAGATGACCGCGCGGGACACGATTTCTGGTTGAACCGGAATGGTCATGGCGCGGGTTTTTGGGATGAGGGTGATGACCCGGTATTCAAGAAGCTTTCTGATGCTTGTAAATCTTTTGGAACTTACGATCTTTATGTAGGGGATGACGGAAAAATCCACGGTGGCAATAACTAGCTTTGAGAATCTGCGCGCAGGTCATCGCGCCCAAAGTTCGGCCTACGTATATTGTGGCGCAGGCATTTGGGACACCGGGTAATCCGGGGCCGCTCGTTCTTCGAGTGAGGGGGCGAGTTTACGATTCTGCGAAGAAAATGGCGCAGGGGCTTCGTAATGACATTTACAGTCAACGTCTCCACCACATGCCGCTTTCTCCGGCATATTTGCGGTGGAAAATTCGTAAGGGGTTGGACCCGCGTATTTTGATTGCCACGACGAAATATATCCGGGCTATTGGGGTAGAAAAAACCAAATTCGGGGCAATAATCGGGTTGACTCGGAAGACGCGCTATGATGTCATCAAGACGAAGCAGGGTTTCAAAATTCGTACACTTTCTTATGCTTTGCTTGCTAAGTGGCTTGAATATGGTACTCGACAGCGTAAAGTTGTCATACGTGGCCCGAGAGGTGGAAAGTATAAAGGTACTGTTACGTTAAAAGGTGGAATGCCTCCACGTCCACATTGGAGACCTGCGATTAAGCGTTGGAAAATTGAAATGAAAACGCTTCGGCGTGAAATTGTCAAAGATATTCGGGAAGATATTCGAAAACGTTTGAAGCAAGCTCGTGGTTAACTATCCTAGTGAGGAGATACATATGGACCCCGAAATTGCTTTGGCTCGCGCGGAAACTGCTCTTAACGCTGAAGACCCGAATACAACTCTTGAACTTTTGAAGGGTTATTGGGATTGGCGGAGCAAGGGTGGGTTTGAGCCGAAGGATGGAGATAAACGAGCTACAAAAATCGGTAAGGACGTATGGGCTGGAACTAATGAAGCGCGTGTGCGAGATATTGTAAATAGTTTGTTGGAAGATGCCGCAGCACAGACGCAGCGTTTTGTAGTGGAATTTCGTACTTCAAGTGGAAATCGCGGTTCAGAGCCGTGGTCAAATTATGGTACTGCCAATGAGGATACTCTTGAGAAATTTGTGCAGGAAAAACTCGCTACGGTGTGGACCACAGGGCATATTCGCGCAGTTTTGAGTGATCCTCACACTGGTAATATTTTTGCTCGTTACGAAGGGGATAAGTAGGAGTAGGTCATGCCTTCAGTCTCAAAAAAGCAAGCTAGAACAATGGCCGGTGTTGCCCATTCTGCTTCGTTTGCAAAGAAGATGGGAATTCCTCAGTCTGTGGGAAAGGAATTCAATCAGGCAGATAAAGGTACTGGTATTTTGAAAAAGGAAAGGGAAGATGTGGACGAGGCAGAAGGTATCCTTAAGTGTCTTAATTGTGGTCACGCTGCGGTAATACATGGACAGAATGATTGGGATGGGTCAACAGGAATAGGTGATTCTTGTCGTGCTTTACCGAAATGTGATTGCCCCGGTTTGAAGCTTCCGGGTCAACGGATGCCTGTTCCGGTTGATTGGCAGAAAAAAGAAGCTACTGAACGTATCGTGTCTCGACTTCTGGCTGAAGCTCAAAAGTTGTCATTTGAGGAATGGCTGAAGCAGGTGGATGACGCTGTATGGAAGCGTGGGGGGATGTCTATTCACGATTTACCAGATGTTCCTTTGCGGGACTGGTATGACAGTGGAACGTCTCCTGTTGGAGCAGCGAATCGGGCATTAAGGGCTGCGAAATCAGGCGAGTAATCTGTGCTTCGAAAATATGATTTTGCCGTCTTTAATTTTCTTCGGCTCACGTTGGAAAAGGACTTCGTGCCGATTGGCTTTGCTACGCCCCGCAGGGAATATGGTAAACAATCAGAAATGTTTCCAGAGAACAAATCTGAGGTGCCTTTTCGCGGGGATCAAACTGTACGTTTGCCAGCGATGGTTGTAACTCGATTGAATTGGATTCGATCCGAGGAGCGGTATAATCCGGTTGTTCACAGAAAATTGGCGTGGTCTGATGATCTGAATTTTGTCAAACAATCTCAACACCCTATGGCTTACGATATTGGATACCAGCTTGATATTTGGGCAAAATTCAGGGACGATGCGAATATTCTGACGGCTTTGACGCTTCAGAAATTTCCTCGCAGGCGCCGGTATTTGACGGTTGATCTTGGGGAGGGATGGGGGAAAAAGCGTGTTGCCCTTTTTGAAAAGGGTGTACAGGATCTTACTGAACTTGAGCCAGATATGGAATCGGACCGTGAAATTCGTATGACCATCACATTTGAATTAGAAGCTTGGTTGCCTCTTCCTATTGTCGATGTGCGCACTGTGCGGAAGGTTATCGAGCGCGTAGATGTTGTTTGGTACGACGAATCGCGTGGTTTTGATGCAACGGCGTTTGAAAAAATCATAGAGGAGGGCTGAAACTCATGACTCTTTCAGACTGGCAGAAAAAATCACCTATTGCGGGTAAATTTAATACGCTTCGTGGGGCGTTTTCTGTTCCAGATCAGCTCCCTGATGATCTTCGTATTGTTTTTCGTCTTCTTGAAACGACTATCTAAGAGAAGGTGTAGTAATGGCAACCATACCTACTGTTAATTTGAATGGCACATCTCGTAGTTCATTGCTAAATAACGTGCGAGATGTTTATGAGGTGCTTCAAGAAGCCAAAAAACTTATGTCGGAAGTTTCTCCGCATGGTCGTGATTATCAATTAAAACCTGAGAGTTACCAGCAAGCGATAGCAGAATACCACAAAAACGACGCAGCAATTACAGCGTTGATACAATATTACGCAGAAATCTATCACGGTATTGAAGATCAGTCTCAAGGGTCTTCTCGTGATGAGGGAAAAGTTCCGCATATTGTGAACAGACTTCTACGTGAATTCGATTACGTGAAGGCTGATCTTTACAACTTGTTTATTGAAGGACACGAGCGGGGCCACAAGGATTCGGATGGGCGTCTGGATGATGAAGAACAGGATGCTTGTCCTTTCTGTAAAGGGGCGCTGACGGTTGGCGTCGATCCGAACGAAGGAGAATAACAGATGGACGCTTATATGTATCAGGCCGCGCTTCTGTGTGGCCCTTGTGGAGAAAAGGTCAAAAAAGAACTAACCCGTGCTGGAAAAGCTCCCGATGATCCGAATGACGAAAATACTTATGATTCTGACGATTTTCCGAAGGGGCCGTATTCGGATGGTGGAGGCGAAGCAGATTCTCCTCAGCATTGTGATTCTTGCAATAAATTTCTAGAAAACCCGTTAACAGGTGATGGTCAGCGTTATGTCGAAGACGCTGTCAAGGAAGACCTGCGTGCTGGAAGACGAAATAGTGTGGCTGTCAAGGAATGGGCACCCTTTTATGACATCGACACGGCTGGAAAGGATGAATCCATTTGTGAAGAAGATAAGGGGCATATTGCCGGGACAGAAGACTGGAGTCCGAAGGACCAAAAAGATGCCTATGACGCTTATGTTGGCGGAGGTAAGTACGCTGATATGTCCCGCGAGGAACGATCAGCCGCTATTGAAACACTCCGTAAGAAGAACGAGTCCATCAGAGAAGATGCTGAGCCGCTCTGTGGGCATCCTGACTGCCTTCGGTGGGCCAAGGAAGGCGCGCTGTGCCCTGCTCGGAGTGTTGGAAGGCCGACGGACCCTCCCCACGGAGCTTCTCCCTGCTTGGAAAAGAACACGTTCATCTGTGGTGCGTGTTCTCGTGGTGGGCGTGTAGATAGAAGTCTTGGGGGAGTTCCGGAAGCTGTCAGTCGGATCGTAGGATATCTGGTAGAAGGTGGTCCGGGGTCTGGAATTAAAGGTCATAAAGAAATATCTGGTACTTCCACTGTTGATGCTAATCTTCAGAAATATGCAACTCCCGATCAAAAGAAAAGAGCCGCAGTTGACAGATGGATAAAGCTTAAGAAGAAGGTTGCTGGAGAGAATGAATCTGTTAAGAGAATTATAAATAGTCTTCTAGAGTAACTATCTAAATGGGGAGACTGAAAATGTCAGATGTCCTACGTCATTTGCCCGGTAGAGTCGCTGAAGAAGAGCGCCCGGTTGAGAATTTTTTTAATCGAAAATCTACGCTTGTGAGAAACCCTTGCATTACGAAATCTTTGATGGAGGGCGAATTCGGGCCTGATGATGATGAAGGTACACCGACTGGTGAAGCTCCTCTTTGTAGCGCTTGTGGGGAGAGCCCTCGTAAAGCTGGTAGTGATCTTTGTCAGACTTGTATGACTTTAATGGGTGATGATGAAAAAGAAGAATCTGCCGAAGACGGTGCAGCGAGGCGGAAAGCTGCGTTAGACAGGTTGCATCGCCCCGGTATTGGTGGTAAGGAGCGGGAATATAAGGCAGGAAATGACTCTCCTACTTGGGATGACACTTTTAACAAGGAATCTGCTGAAGATTTCATGGACAAGAAATTCAAGGATTGCACCGAAGACACGACGAGCGGAGATATTGCCACCGTTCCGATGGGCTTCAAGGGGCTATGCCCGCAGTGTAAGGGTGCAGGGTGCTCGTCTTGCGGAGGGTTTGGTCGAACAAAAAGCGAAGCTGTGAACCGGAGCAGCCGTAAGCTGTTTTACGAAGTAGGGTATCAGCCAAAGACCGGAGAGCGGTGTTCCTGCAAGCCCGGTATTGAGCGGGATAATTGCCCGTCATGTGAAGGTACGGGTCAGAAGATTGACTTTAATAAGATTCGGCAGCAGAATAGGCCAAAGCCGGATGAACGCATACCGGTTAAGATTGTGTGGAATAAGGAATCTGTACGAAAAATTGTTAATCAATTATTGAATGAGGGCGTTGAATGGAGTACTGACAAAGCGGATTCTTATGGTGCAGAATGTCCGAAGTGTGGTGGAACAATCATGACATTAAAGAAACGGGGAATGGAAGGTGATCTTTTTTGTCATGGATGTCATGCCGTAACTCCTGTAATTTTTGCTGTTTCACCTTCACCGAATGATTCTACTCCTACAATGGCTTTCACGAGTATTGATCTGAAGAGGTCAAAACTGGAAAATAAGCATTCTGCTTCTAAGCCATTGACAGAAGAAATTGACCAATCGCTTCTTGATCGGCTTTCACATTATAAAGATGACATCCCGCATTTGATCGGGACCATTGAAGGAATTGCTTCGTCGAATAGCCCAGCAGATTCTGAGGAGCTTTACGACGAAATTGCCGAGGTCGTTAATTTGCTCGCTAAAGCTGATCATCTACTCGCTACGTTGGTCACGTCGAAGAATCTCCGGACTCCAAAGCAGGAACTCGATGATGATGACGAAAAAGATGACGAGAAGGACACGCTTGAAAAGAAACCTAATGCTGGATATCCGATGGACCAGCCTGACGAGACGAAAGCATGAAACAGTATTTTTTTGAGAAAGGGGAAGGGTACACATGGGGAGTCTTTAAGGCACTTCATGGAGAAACTCCTAAGTTTTATGCTTCCACTTATCAAGCTGAACAGCATTATTCTGCTTTGATTAAAGGTAATTTGAGCAAAGAGGATGCTGAAAGGGTTGCGGCAGCCATGAATGATGACCATCAAGAAGTTTGTAGAGTACGCGCGAACAAGATCGTTGAGGCGTTGCTCGGGGAAACAGAATATTACAAGGACACAGGTGAGCCCATGTCAAAAGCACACATAGAATTTCGCAGTCATTTTAGAGGTTCGGCGACGCCATTCATCTGCAATAACTGCGGGGCTCATTGTAAAACCAAGATGAATTGTCCGGCATGTGATAGCACAGATATCGTATGTGATAACGAATACAAAAACTAAAGGAGAAAAGTCATGAAGTATCTGCTTAAGAATAAAACTCGTCAGGGAATCAACCTGACCCTAAAGACCACATCTGGAAAGCATGTCAGCGCGCTTCTTCCAGCTTTAGCTGAACGTGAAATTTCGGCTGAAGAAATGTCTCAGGACGTACTCGATAAGTCTGTGAAGGGCTATGTCGAGTTCACAGAAATTCACGAGTTTGTAGTACCCGTTGTTCCTGTTATTTCTGCTCCGAGTAAGTAACGACAAAAAAAGTCGATAACAACTATCTAGATAGAAGAGGTACAAAAACATGCCCACGTACATAAGTCCGGGAGTTTATACAACTATTCTAGACCTGAGCCTTTATATCCCGAATCTTTCGACGACGATTCTCGGGATTGTTGGGGCCGCATCTAAAGGCCCGCTCAACGAGGCTACTTATATTTCTAACGTGTTGTCGTTCGTTTCTTCGTTTGGAAACCCGAATCCGAACTACATGGCTCCTTATGCGGCGCTTCAGTTCCTCCGCTATGGCAGTCAGATGTTCTTCGTTCGGGTCGCAGGAGCCAGCGCAGCGCAGGCAGCGGTGGCGCTCAAGGAGAAGACTACGACAGCGAGCGTGTCTTCCGGCGTAGCTGGACCCTACACGATTCGGTCAACTGCAAATGAAGTTCTTCGTGTCAAAATTGACGCAGGTTCATTCATCGCAGTTACACTGACAAAGGGTGTGCGCACGGCGACTCAGGTGGCGTCAGAGATTGCGAATGCTGTCTCTGGATGCGTCGTAGCGGTAAATCCGGATCAGACTATTACCATTACTACAAATACTGTCGGTAGCGGTGGTGCTGTGACCATCGACACCATTGGAAATGGTTCAACGGCGAACACAACGCTTGGTTTTACGGCAGGTGCGGTAAATGGCCTTGCGGCTACGGCTGGCAAGATTCAGGGTGTAGCGGTTAATGAACCTTACACGATCGTTCAGAATTCAAATGATGTATTGGATATTGCTATTGATGGAACGATCTATAATGTTACGCTGACCGCTGGAGATGAAGCGGCAACGGATATTGCGACCAGCATCAATGGCGTTATTACTTCTCACGGTACGGCTTCGGCACAGGTTGACGGTGGGAATCACGTTGTTCGTGTCATTTCTGCTACAACTGGTACGTCTTCGACTGTTCAGGTTCTTGGTTCTTCAACCGCAACGAGTATTCTCGGCTTCGATCTGAGTGTTCATATTGGAACGGTAGCGACGAAGGCCGTTTCGGCGGGTGCTGTGGCGGGTCCGTTCAGTCTCGGGGCTAATAATTCTCTGCATCTTCGTTTTAATGGTGGAAACGTTCGTGTTGTTGCATTTTCGAATGGAGCTATTGGCGCGCAGGCGGCGGTTGACGCAATCAATGTCGTCATCGGTTCAACGGGGTATAACGAAGGTATCGCCTCTGTCAATACAGCAGGGGGTGTTACCATCGCCACTCTGGTAGCTGGATCGTCAGGTTCCGTGCAGGTTGACTCGGGTGGCACAGGTCAGTACGCCTTCAATTTTTCGACGGCATCTGTTTCCGGTGCTGGGAATACCGCTACTACGTCAATTACGGTTACTGCGGCTACGAAGGGCACTCACGGCAATAATTTGCGAGTTATTGCAACAGTATCGGCTGACGGTGCAGGTACATCCTTCAAGCTTCTCGTTTATGATGGAGATGCTTACGTCGAATCGTTTGATAACTTGAATAAGAATTCAGCGAGTACAAGCTTCTGCGAGACACAGATCAACGAAATTTCGGCGTATATCACTGTGACAAATAACGGGTCTTCTTCTGTAGTTCCGGCGTTTATTGCTTCGACTCTTGCTGGTGGCAATGATGGTATTTCTGATATTTCGGATAGTGAGTATATTGGCGAGCTTTCCCCGGTTAAGACGGGGCTTCAGCTTTTCGCCAATGCTGAAGACTTTGATCTGAACCTCCTTGCAGTACCGGGTATTTCAAGTGCGGCGGTTATTAACGAGATGTTGTTGATTTGCTCGACCCGTGGGGATTGCATGGCTATCATTGATCCGCCGCTTGGGTTGACCGTTCAACAGGTCACGGATTGGCATAACGGTGCGAATGCTTATAACGATCATCAGGCGTTTAACACTTTCTACGGTGCTCTTTACTGGTCGTGGCTCCAGATTTATGATGCTGTGAATAAGCAGAAAGTATGGGTGCCGCCTTCTGGTCTCGCCGCAGGTGTGTACGCTTTTACGGATTACACGACAGAGACGTGGTACGCTCCTGCTGGTCTTAATCGAGGCCACCTGCTTCAGCCCCTCAAGTTGGAGTATAACCCTGATAAGGGTGAGCGGGATCTCCTTTACGGCAACCAGAACTCTGTCAACCCCATCGTGAATTTCCGTAAGGACGGTATTACGATTTTTGGTCAGCGGTCACTTCAGCGGAAGCCTTCTGCTCTTGATCGGGTCAACGTTGTTCGACTCATTCTTTATCTTCGCAAGGTTATAGCGACAGCGGTGCGTTATCTCGTTTTCGAGCCGAATGACCCGATCACTTGGCACACGTTCGTCAATCTTGTGCAGCCTTATATGGAGATGGTCAAGCAGAAGCGGGGTGTTTACGATTACATGGTTATTTGTGACAAGAATACGAACCCGCCAGATGCTATCGACCGGAGCGAAATGCACGGAGTAGTTGCTCTTAAGCCGACAAAGGCGGCTGAGTTTATCGAGGTCAAGTTCGCTGTGACGAACACGGGCACGAATTTCGCGGATATGACCTTTTAATTAGCTGATCTGTGAAGCAGGCTCTCTTGAAAGAGGGGGCCTGCTCTTTTGCATGAAGGAGTATGAAGTGAAAATCAAGAGCGGGCTCACTAAAGCACTCGTCATCCCGCGCCGCAGGCTCGCCGAGGGCAAGGCCAGCGACCAGCTTGCGAAGGATATCCTCAGCGTGGCGGCGGAGGGCGGGATCAATTATTGGGCCGACTCGATGAAAGGGACGCAGTTTCCGACCAAGATCCATGATTCGGAAGAAGACAAGTGGTACGACCTGACCCGTGAAAAGTTCGACACGGGGCTGGCGCTGTTCTTACAGAAGGGTCAGCCTTCTTCCGGAAGTAGCAGGTTCTCGGCGAACATGCTCGGCTCGGAGGAGAGCGAGGAAGAAATCGACTTCGATGCTGGGGACGCGGATGCCATCATTCAGTACGCCCTGTTTGGAGACGTTATTTATGGCTAACACGCTGGTCAAAAAAATCGTCGGCAGGTTGTTGGAGCGGGACTACTCGAAGAGCGCGAATTTCGCGTGTGAATGCGGCGATCCCGGTTGTCCGGTTCATAAGGGCAGTGAAAAGTGTTCAGCCAAGCCCACACAGAGACTTTATCGTATAGACATGGAAGATGAGACTGGTACGGATATGTGTGATGGTTGCGCCGAAGATGCGATGGACTCGGGAGTTTTCAGTGATGAGCATAGTTGAGCGGATTGTTGAAAACCTTCTCGGAGAAGTCGGGGAGGGAATGCGAACTCCGTGGGGCAAAGCCGATAGCATAGAGCAAATAGCTCCGGGAATTGTTTTTGTTGGTACGTCAACTCACGGCGGATATAAGCTGGAACCTTCGATGAATCAGAAAGTCAATTCGGTATGGAGGAAACAGGGTGGATGGTATGAAGAAGATGTGGACTATAATATTGTCCATTTAACCTTCCCGAATATTTTTGACTCCAGCAAGGTTGACTCAGCCAAGAAAGCCCTTAAACATTATTACCCTGATGAGTATGAAAAAGTAACAGGGGAAAGTGTCAAACCAGAAGATTCTCATGTTCTTCGGCAGCGGGCTTTCTACAAGCAGCACGCAAATGATTGGATTTCGTATGCGGCATGGGGTGATTGGCACGATAAGGTTCCGAAGGGCATGGTTGGTGTTGTTGCTAAGAAGGGTGGGCGTGAAGGTAGTGGGCCAGAAAAGTATTTTCTGGTGCCGGAGAAAGATTATGCTACGCGTGGTGAAAATTTCGTGGTTGATCCTTCTCGCCACAAAGAATTTAATGGAGAATTCTAATGTCTGAACGTGTGAACATGCACCAGAAACTTTTTGCCGAGTTGACGGCGGTTCCGTTAAAGGAAATAGGTTCTTCTGGAAAGCAGATTACGATTTTGATCGAAACAGATAATGAGGCTTTTACAGATGACCCGTGGGAAGAGTGTCGGCGTATTCTGCACGAACTTGCTGCCAAGGACTTAGCCCCCGGTGATTCAATTAACCTCAGGGATGTTAACGGAAACAAAGTTGGTAGCATGAGATGGTCATGCGACAAGTATGAATCAAATTGAAATTATTATCAGAAAACTTCTATATGAAGACGTGGCTGACACGATTCTTCAGCAACTTCGTGTCGCGAGCGGCTTCGGCGGGTTAAGTGGGCTATCTCGGTGGGGTGCGCGAGACTTCATCAAGTCTTCGGATTCGCTAATGTTTCGTGTCGGCAAGCGTGGGAAAATCACCATTAAATATGACGCTGGGACAGATACTTATACGGTTGCTCTTTATAAGCTAGGTAATGTAGGGAGCGTTAATAAGCTTAAGGAAGTGGATGACATTTATTTTGATCAGCTTGCCGAAATCATCAGCAGTTGGATCAGCGAGTTTAATCCGTGAACGCTGAAGCCATCGTCAAGAATCTCTTGCGAGAGAGTGTTGAGGATGGTGTTGCTGCGTTCATTGAGCATCTGAAAAAAGTAACAGGTGACAATTTTGGGTCTAACTGGTCAGGACGAACTCCTCCGGAGCATATAAAACCACCGACATTTAGTACGGATATTGGGCCTAAATATATTAGAATTGTCAAATCAGATGGTTCTAGCAGGAGCGTTTATTGTTTCGTCGAGCGGGCAACAGGAGATATTTGGTATCCTGCGAGTTGGAAAGGTCCGGCGAAGAATTTCACTCGTGGCAATGTCAATGATTCGTCTTCGTGGGGGGCGCATTTTGGGCCTCATGGAATGATTGGAACTCGATAAAGGAGATATACCATGTTACTAGAAGCTGTCATTGCTCTTTTGCTTTCAGTTCTTTTCCTCGCTGTTTTCACTGCTCCTGCGTGGCTTCTTAAGTTAGGGTCATTTGGTGGGCTTGCTTTCGTCATTTATGTTATGATTTTAGGTGTTGAATGGTTGTTTAATACCTTAAAGAAACCTAAGACACCATAATAGGCAGATGCTAATGAGATCAAATTCAACCGAAAAAATTGTTGAGGCTCTTATTGGTGAAGCACAAGGAAAGACTCTTGGGCCGAACCAATTTGTTCATACGATGCCGAATGGAGATGAAACTTTCTTTTCATACGATACGCCTGTTGCAGCGCGCATTGGTGGAAAGTATTATCGTACTGACAAGAAATGGTCTAATACGACTTCGAAGCATATCAGTAATTATCTTGGTGGAGAAGAAGCAGAGGAGAAACCACAGGAATTTTTCGACAATTTATGACTTTATTTGGCCTTCTCGTAGCAGTTGTCTTTTTTCTGGCTGGATTTTTGATAGGACAACGAAATCAGAAGTTACCAGAAACGCCAAATATCACAATGAAGTGGAAAATAGGGCCTGTGGAATTTCGTAAGGGGGTGAAATGAAATTTGTTGAAGATAACGAAGAGCACCCCTCTCCGAAAACGTACGACTATCTCGTATATTTGTTTGGTTTAGGCGTGCTCACTCTTATGTTCAAAGTTCTTCTCGATATGACAACAGAATCAAAAAAAAGGAGTATAAAGGCAAAATTTACTGTCGGACCTGTTAGTAAGCGCTAAATTTCAACCTCACATAAAAAGGAGAATATCATGGCAGATTTCATTCTTACCGACGAACAGAAGGTTTCTGTTGCAGTCTCTTTTGTTGATGCGGCGGGTAATCCTGCTGTTGTGGAAGGCGCTCCGGTATGGGCTTCTTCTGACCCGGCAATTCTCACCGTAGTGCCTGCTGCTGATGGGCTTTCTGCCGTCGTTTCGACGGTTGGCCCGCTCGGTACGGCTCAGATTTCTGTAAAGGCTGATGCTGATCTCAGCCCCGGTATTACGGAGATCGTTGGCGTGCAGGGTTTTCAGGTTGTCGCTTCGCAGGCCGTTGCCGCGAATTTCGCGGTTGGTACTCCCGAGCAGCGATAATTTTTCTGACAGGTCAACGGGAGCAAAGGCCAGAGGAAACTCTGGCCTTTTTCTTAGAGAACTATCATCTTGAGAGAAGGTTGGGAGTAAATGCCGACTAGAGCCCCCGATCCTAGCGTTCCCGTTTCTTACATACCCTTATATCCTTCGGTGTCTGGTGGGGACCGTGTAGGAGCCTTGTCTAGAATTGACGGGGCACTTATTCCAGTCATCGCTGAGAATATCGAATATCTGTATCGAGCAATCAACCCCGCGCTTGTTCAAAAAATGCGGGATGACATCTCTGGACTTTTGGCTCGGGTTGCAGCACTTGAATTGGTTGCTCCAACATCAGATCAAAAAGCAGCGTTGCTAGGCTATCCGGGAGGTTCAGCTCCGAATCTGTCTAACAAGTATCTGACGGAAGCTTTTATCCCTCTCATTTCAAGTAGCTGGTCAATTCCTACTCCTCTTTACATCAGCCCGCAAGGAGTAGATGCAGGTGAAGGAGGGGAATTCGGAGCACGAGAACTCGCAATTAACGGGATGAACTTCACGAGTTTCTTGGCTCCAGACAGTCTTGTGGCTGATCTCCGCTACATCCTTCCTTCTACAGCCCCCGCTACCGGGGCAGCGCTGGTCTATGACCCGACGATCTCCGGTTATCCGGGAAAGTATCCTCTTCGCTGGTCGAATCCTTCAGCCGGGCTCCTGACGCCGCTGATCGTGCCTCCACAGGGTACGCTCGCAGGAGCTGGGGGACAGGTTGAATTAAAAGAGCTTGCGGCCAACGGAACGAGTGTTTTAGGGTTGGTGGCTCCTGATTCCCTTCCCGCTGATGTACACCTTGTTTTTCCTCCTACTCCTCCTTCCGCTGGAATGGTTCTTGGGTTTGATCCCTACAATATTAGTTATCCGACGGGGTATTACCCGCTGGCGTGGACATCGGGAGGTAGTGGAGGCACAAAAGAAGTTCTGGCTGGTAATGGAACAACTACGTATATGATGGTAATGGGATTAGGGGCAAATGATCTTGTTTTTCTAGACGGAATTCTTGACCCCGGTGCAACAGCCTATAATTTAACACTTACGGTTTCTTACATACCGAATTCCAGTGTTATCATAATTCATGGGTTGACTATTTCCTCAACTCCTCCTGTGTTCGGAGCTTCTGGTCCTTCTCATTCGATTGGTTCTGTTCCAGACCCCGGTGCAGTTGCCGGAATATTGAGATTTCTTCGTGAAGACGCTACTTTTGTTGAACCTCCTGCTTCTTCTGTATTTGTTGGTTCTGGTGCTTCACACGCAATAGGTTTAGTACCAGATCCGGGTGTAACTCCCGGTACAACAAAATATCTTCGTGAAGATTCTAGTTTTCAAGTGCCCCCGGTAACGCCTCCGTGGACACCTACATTGGCAGTACTTCATGAGACTGTTTTTTCTGCGTTGTCACATGGATATCTTGATGGTGATGATTACGCTAATTACAACGCGCTTGGCGATGGAATTTCTTATGAGATTTATAGGAGTAATGCGGGTGGAACACATACCATTAACATTGATGGCTCGGGTTTGACCCTTACGGGTAACGCAAGCTCGACCCGTCAATGGCTACGAATCAATCCCGGTGGTGCGGCGAGTGGTAGTATTTTCGATCTCGTCACACCTACCCGATTTCGGCGCGGCGCGTGGGGAATCTGGCAGTACCGATCATCTTATGATTTTACATATGCAACGTCATTTGCTGAATGCCATCTCGCTGTGGGTGTACGCGGCGGGACATATGGCGGTCTCTACAGTTCTGCCCCGTATCTTTTCGGGGCGGTCCGAGCGAAAAATCTGTGGGCTGCTCCGAATAATGCAGCGGGGGGGCTCTCGTTTGGAAGACAATTCGGCAACGGGACGGTTTCGTATCAGACCATCGGCGCGTCGGCACTTAACGTCACACTCCTTTACGTGAGGAACCCGTATCGAATCGACGTTTATTACGGGACGTGGGCAAGCGGCTGGCCGGTAATGGAAGACATGCTGTGGGCCGGAACGATTGACATGGCTGGTGGCTTTTATGCGATGGAGGCAACTTCGGGAAACTATATCGCCGATCTTTCGGCGTGGGCCGTGTATTTTGAACTCAATGCTGCCATTACGGGGGGTCAGACGATCAATACTGTCCTCGACCGATGGAGATTGACTACGTGGGAGTAGTTTAATGAGAGAATTGTTTTTGGCTCTCGCTTTTCTGTGTGCTTTTCCTGCATTGGCACAACCATTTTCGCTTTTTGATCGTGCGGTACTTAAAGGAGGCGGGATAGCTTGTGTCAAGGGGGGTCTTGTTGTATCAAATGATGCACTTGGAACGCCTGTCTGTTTAATCGCAGGTTCGATAGCTGGATATGTTTTGAAAAGTAATGGCGCAAGCGCGCTTCCTTCATGGCAAGCGGCAACTACTCTTTCTGTCACAACAAAGGGTGATATTCAAACATATGATACGGCACCTCAACGCCTCGGGGTTGGAACGAATGGGTATCTTTTAACAGCAGATTCCACACAAGCGACAGGAATTAAATGGGCTGCTGCTCCAACAAGTGTGAGTGTTACGACGAAGGGTGATCTTCAGGGATACGACACGGCGGCGAACCGTATCCCGGTCGGGACGAACGCTTACGTTCTCACAGCCGATTCGACTCAGGCGCTCGGTTTGAAGTGGGCTCTTCCAGCAGCGGC